TTGTTGAAGAACCAGTTGTAGTTGAAGTTGAAGAAACTCCTGTTGTTGTAGAGGACCCGGTTACTGAACCTGTTGTTGAAGAATCAATTGTTGTTGAAGAAACTCCTCTTGTTGAAGAACCGGTACCAGTTGCAGAGGAACCAATTGTAGAGGAACCATCACCAGTTGTAGAGGAACCATCACCAGTTGTAGAGGAAACTCCTGTTGTTGTAGAGGACCCGGTTACTGAACCAGTTGTTGAAGAACCAGTTGTCGTAGAGGAACCAGTGCCATTTGTAGAAGAAACCCCAATTGTTGTTGCACAGGAAGAGGATTCACCTGAAAATATTAAGATTGAAATAATAGAAGATGTACCAGAAACATTATTCACTGTACCTAAATTAGTATTTGTTGTACCATATAGAGACCGTGAAGAAAACAAAAAAGTGTTTTTGGAAAATATGAAAACAATATTGGAAGATTATCCACCAAATTCTTATAAAATAATTTTCGCTCATCAAGCCGACAATCGTCAATTCAATCGAGGTGCTATGAAAAACATCGGATTTTTATATATAAAACATAAATATCCAAATGATTATAAAAACATGACCTTTGTTTTCAATGATGTAGATACCATGCCTATTCAAAAAGGGCTATTAAATTATGAAACAACTACTGGAAATATCAAACATTTCTATGGATTTGACTACGCATTAGGAGGTATTGTTTCTATAACAGGTTCCGATTTTGAAACATTAAATGGATTTCCAAATTTCTGGGCATGGGGATTTGAAGATAATCTATTGTATAAAAGATCACAACGTGCCAAAATCAACGTCGACCGCACAACTTTCTATCCATATAAAGACTCAAACATTTTGCAAATATTTGATGGATTTGAAAAAATTGTCAATAAGAATGAATTTAATAGATATATGCAATTTACAACCGAAGGTCTAAACACCATATACAGTATTACATGTGACCATGATGAAAATACTGGATTTTTAAATATTACAAATTTTGTTACCAATTTTGCAGAAATCCCAAGTGCAAATACTATCCATGATTTAAGAAATGGACCAAAACCATTTGATACTGCTATTGGGATATTATTTAATAAACCATATCGTAGAGTACCAAAACGTTCCATGCAATTATTTTAGATATTTGCGCGTAAAAATATGAAAACATTTGCAATGTAAAATATGCAAATGTTTTTTCTATAAACAATCATACATTTCCAATAATTTAAATGTAATACCAATTTCGTTTTTTGTTTCCCATATACCAGATATTTTCAATACATATTTGACAATTCCATTTTTTTTATCACTATTTTGCTCTTTGTACAATTTGAAAAACCCACTATGTAATTGTCGAGTTAATACCATCGAATTTTCTTTGTTGACATTATAAAAATATTTGTAATAATTGATAATATTATCTTCAATAGCAGACAATTCTTTTATATGATTACTATTGACTTTGGATTGTGAATAAAAATGAATGTTTTTATTATTATAATTATTTTGATTGGAAGTTATTTCTAACGGAAAATTAAAATATATTCCATTCATTGAAAGTAGTTTGTCTGAATATATCATTTTAGTAAAAATTCCGTCAATTACTATATTTTTCTTTTTTTCAAACAAATGTAAATATTCTATTTGAAAATCATTTATTTTAAGTACAAAGTTCATATTACTCATAATTATACAATTGTTTTTATTTACTTTTAGATAGATTGTTATAGATATTTAGCATAGTAATAATACATTTATTTAGATTTGTAAATAAATATATATTATAATATATACGTATAATGTCAGCAAGATTGAATATGAATGAAGTTAGATATTATTCTTGGAAAGGAAAAACGTTCAATCAAATTACATCTGCATTTCAAAAGAATAAAATTGTTTTACCGACTACAAAAGGGAATGTTTTATTTAATGCACGCCCTTTACCAATATATAGAAGAGAATCACGTTCTAAATCCGCACCTGCAACTGGTAACGAAAGAACTTCTGCAAGCATTGACCAATTAAACATGCCCAATGGTTATTCATTAACAGCCAATAATGTTAATTGTACATTCGGTGTTTTAAATGTTTTAGATGGAAAAGAAGCAAACGAGACTACAAATAAATATCAAAATGGCTCTTGTGTAACTACAAATCCATGTATGTCACAAGAGTACAATGCAAGACGTCGCGTAAGAAGTGGTGGTATGATTAAAAAAAATAGTGCAGCAACTGGCGCTACATATGACCCATACTATACTTCAACAAAACAGTTACTCATGAGTAGAAACAAAACATTTGAACAAAATCAATACAATTATATACGTCAAGGAGACTCAACTGCTAAACCGGGTTCAAATTCTGCCGCAGGTAATGTATATTCTGCACATGGAATGTCAACATGTGCGAAATATCATATAACTAGCGCATTGGGTAATAATACATTTAAATATCAATGGTTTGATGGTATAGAATACCCAGTTACATTTGACGATGGGTATTATGATTTGGACGATTTAAACCAACAATTTAAACTTGCCATGATTAAATATAAACATTATCTAATATTGAAATCTACAATCAGTAAAATATTTTTAATGAATATAGGATATAATAGTGTTACTAAAAGAATAGAATTACAATCCTATGCATATAATACAACCACATATAGCACAAGTATGTATGATTATGCTGATAATTGGAAAACATATGTTGAAACATTTTCAATCAATGCTGCAACATCAGTGGTTCCAGTTTTCAAAATTCTCAATAATGGATTTCAAGATGTGATTGGATTTGCAGCTGGAAATTATCCAAGTGTTGTAATAAGTATATCTGGTGGAAAGGCATATCAGCATCCAACGACAACTTCATTTACATACACCGGAAATCAAACATCTATATCAGCAACAACTGCTGCATTATTACCTAAATATAGTCTTGTCTATTATAAACCTAGCAATTCACAATTTGCACACCAAGGTGCTGTATCGGCTAGTTCTCTAATTACTCGTTTAAAATACAATACGGTAACAGATAATTCATATAAATATCAAAAAGCATACGGAATGGCAATGGCAAACGCTCTTGCATATGGTGTTCCAGAAGGAGGTTATACAATTAAAGACAAAATTGGTTATCCAGTTAAACAAACCCCCACTTTTTCAAAATACAGCGATGGATTTACAAGATGTCCAGTAAAATCATTTGCCAATAAAATATAATTATTAGTTGTTGTCATTTTATATATATAAAATGATCTATATATATATATAAATAAAAACATACCAAATGTGTGGTATATTGGGAATTATCAACGAAAATAAAAAACAAGTGAATCAATCATTAGTAGATGGGCTAACTGTTTTACAACACCGTGGCCAAGATTCCGCAGGGATTGCTACAATACACGATAATCGTTTTCATATGTATAAAAACAAGGGTCTTGTATCCGAAGTATTCAATCAAAATAATATAACACAATTAACAGGAAATATGGGAATTGGGCACGTTCGTTATTCAACTTCGGGGTCGACCTCAATTTTTGAATGTCAACCATTATACACAAATACGCCATTCGGAATCGCATTAGTTCACAATGGAAATTTGACAAATACGGATGAATTAGCCGAGTATATGATATCAAAAAAACGAAATATAAATACAAACTCGGACAGTGAACTATTACTCAACGTATTTGCAGAAGAATTGTATAGTAAAAATGTATCAAAATTAAATCAATTTGATATATTTGAAGCTGTAAAAAACGTCATGCAAATATGCAAAGGTGGGTACTCTGTTATATTATTAATCAATCGCATCGGTATGGTTGTATTTCGCGACCCATATGGAATAAGACCTCTATGTTTTGGTAAAAATAATGAGAATAGTTATGCATTTGCTTCTGAAAGTGTTGCAATCGATGCATTAGATAATCATTTTTCATTAATACGTGATCTTCATCCAGGAGAATGTGTTTTTATAAACCACAATAGTGAATTACATGCACAAATTGTTTATGAAAAGGCTTCATTAAATACTTGTTTATTTGAATATATATATTTTGCAAGACCGGATTCAGTAATTGATGGTATTTCTGTATATGACGCACGGTTAGAAATGGGGAATAAATTGGCTGATAAAATAATAAGCATATATCCAGATATAACTTCTATTATAGATGTTATCATTCCAGTTCCAGAAACATCAAGAATAACTGCGTTGCAAATATCACAAAAATTGAATATACCATATAGAGAAGGGTTTGTTAAAAATAGATATATTCCAAGGACATTTATATTACCGGGACAGGAAATACGAAATAAATCTGTGAAATTGAAATTAAATACTATCAAAACTATTTTTAATGAAAAAAATATACTAATAGTAGATGATTCAATAGTAAGAGGAACAACTTGTATGCAATTAATACAAATCGCAAAAAATGCGGGTGCAAAACAAATATTTTTTTCAAGTGCAGCACCAATGGTTAAATATCCGAATGTATATGGTATTGATATTCCAAATAGTTCTGAACTTATTGCAAATTCTAAAAATGAAAATGAAATTGCGTTAGAAATCGGTGCGGATAGAGTCATTTTCAATGATTTAATCGATGTTATAGATGCATGCTGTTTACATTCAATCAAACAACCAGTAAAATTTGAAACGTCGTGTTTCGACGGATATTATATTACAGGAAACATTGACGATGAATATTTCAAAAATTTAGAAAAAAAACGCATTTCTCTAATTTGATAAAGTTTCAAATTGATAAATCGACGGAATTGTTTGTATTTCGGAGTAATTGTATACATCATGATATGGAATATTATGTTTTATACACCATTGAATACATTTTTGTGAATTCATTTTTATAATATTTTCTATTTTTTCACTTTTCTCATTTTTATTTTTATTTTCGATAAGTGTTAATGTGTAATATATGTTCTCGATTTGCTGTTGACCAAAAATCGAATTGCATTCTTCCAATTTCGTTGTAAAAAATTGAGATATATCAATAGATAAAAATCGACTTATATTATTCTTTGAATTTAACATATTGTTTAAAGCATTGTGTAAATATTCATAAAAACTGGTTGAACTATCAAATAAAAATCCTTTACATACTACGTATTTTTCAGAATTAGCATACCGACTTGTTTGAGGTTTTGTAATATATACTTTTTTATAAAAAGAACTTAATATATATATTATGTCTATTGTTGATGATAAAAATGAATCAAATATTTTCAATACAAATGAACCGTCTCGTTTCTGCATACATAACGCAAAACAAAGTTGTGCAAATAATAATTTTGTCATATCTTGTTCTTGATTATTAAAATTTGTTGAAAAATCGAATCCACCGTCTCCTGTTATTAAATCCATGGACGAACCATATTTATTTACACAATATTCAAAGTTTTCTATTTTTAAAATATCGCCGGTTTTATCAAATGCAGTTTCAATGCATACATTCTTATTTTCATTTAAAAAATTTTCACTTTTTTTCCAAGATGGAACATTAATATCATTATTATCTATAATTGTCATACCAACATATTCATCATCTTTATTGTTTCTTAATTTACAAATCGCCTCAATAAATCCACCAGGGCCCTCTGCAAGATGAAACGTTTTTATATTTTGATGATTAATATGTAATCCGAATAATTGAGATATTTCTAACATTTTGAAATACGAACGTGATAATGGTTTATATTTCGATATGCATTTTTTTTTATACGGAACAATTGTGTGTATATATTCATATGGATTTGTATATTTTTTATAATTATCCCATTCCTTTTCATATATATTTATTTTTTCTTTTATATCACATAAGTAATATGATAATGAATTTGATATATAGGGAAATTGTATCATATTGGAAGTCTGGCATTCTATTTTATTAAATATATTGAAATGTATCTTTGGTAATAAAAAATAAATCATTGTGGTTGTTGAATATACATACAAATATGTGTTTATATTCATTCAATTCTATATCTTATTTTTTTGGTCTCATTATTTTGACAGTTTCGCCTAATACAATCTTTGGCAAAGGAACCGCCTGTGGTAAAGGAACAGCCTGTGGTAAAGGAACAACCTGTGGTAAAGGAACAGCCTGTGGCAAAGGTGGTAAAGGAGCAACCTCAACATCTTCTTCTTCAATCGGTGAATATTTATCCAAAACAATTTTTTTATTCAATTTTCGTATTTTTATTGTCGGTTTTTCGTTTTCTTTCTTTTCGTCTTCTTTCAATTTCAACAAATCATCAATTTCTTCGTTTTCTTCCATTTTTCCGTTTTTTTTCAAAAACTGATTGTATATTTTTTCGCTATCTACACTTCGAACCTTTTTGAATACAAAATAACGATTCATAAATGAAATCCATTTTTCATCGGTTGTCATTTGGTTAGCACTTCCATAATCATATGCTTTATTTGGATTTCGTTCAATTTCTCGTGTCATATGCGAATATAGTTCATCAAATAACCCAGTTCCATTCGGCAAATCCATTTTTTCAGCTTCTTCTTTTGTTGCTAATACAAATCCATAATTTTCCATCATTCTAATAAAATAATTGAAATTCACTAAATATTCAGCAAATGTTTTATTAATCGATTCTTGATATACATTAATAGTATATCCAATACTCAACTCATCATCTGGAAATCCGGTTTCGTCATACATTTTGGTAATTTCATACATTTTTTTATCATCGCGCATGATTGAAACACTTTCCCCTTTGTTTTTATTTTTCAGTTTTTCAAATACCGACTTTCCATCATAACATGTTCCAATAAAATACCCCCCCATTTTTGTACATTCAGCTAAATTTCGTAAGAAGGAATGGAATGTAGTATTATTTTCAAAGAAATAGTGTAATGCAAATTGACATGAACTTACATTGAATCCATCATGTCCAACTCCATAGTTTTTATAAACACCTTCTTTTAATTCTTTTCTGTCTTTTGGGCCACTTCCAAATAATGCCCGTGCTATCATTTTCTCTTTTTCTGTCATAAATGCTTTACCATTACGTATATTTACTCCACTATTTCCTTGAAGAAATATTGCACCAGGTAATTCATTTCGATTATTCTTTTTGAATGATTTAAGATATCGAGCACATGCGCCATCCAAACTATTTTGAATATTATCTCGCGAAACATCAATTCCCAATACAAACGATAAATGTGCACGTATCCACTTTGGTAAATCACCGCCTTTACCAACCGCATAATCAATAAGTGTATCTTTACGATTTGAAACGCCTAATATCAATTTCTTTTTAACATATAAATTATGAAAATCGCGAAGTGATTGGGTTGAAGTATCTTTTGAAGAGCGATTGTAATATACGTCACTATCTTCTGCTTCTTCTGGTATTCCATTTCCAGTCATCATCATCTCTTCTGTAATAGGATTATGGATAGAATGCCAATTACTGTTTGCAACATGATATGCATTTCCATAGTTTTTTAAACCAGCGCGCAATTCAGCGGTTTTATCATAACGCATGCGCAGTGGAACCCATTTCCATGCACCTTCCAATGAAATATCATATCTGAACTCCACAATACTATCTTCTTCAAAATATTCACCTTCTTCTGTTTTCATGTACAAATCACCATTTCCATCTTTGTTTAATAATACGTTACAATAACAAGCATTTGGGTCATATGGGTCGGTTGGTTGAAATGGAACAGGTTTGTATCTTTCTTCGTTATCCACTTCCTGATTCGGTAAATTGTCATTGATAACGTCTTCGAATGGATTCAGGAAACGATGATTATTTGCATCAAATCCACATCTCAATACAAGTGTTTTATATTGAACAATATCTTGTATAGCTCCTACATTTTTGCCTTCTTGAAATACATTATGAATTTCATCCTTTCCATTTTTATCTTTTTTGACAGATACCAAGAAATCAATTGTATTGAAATTAGCCGGTTTCCATTTGAATGATTGTTCCCATGTAGATTTGTACAACGGTCCCGCCATACCGATTGTATCACTTCCTACTCCGGTATTTGCGGGTGTGAATATCAATCCATCTGTATTATATGGGTACAATCCTTGATTAATATTCGATAAAATAGACCCACATGCTTCGAAGATACTACTGTCTTCTGATGATTGACCGAATTCTTTGCATTTGATACTGAATTCACATGGATTTATGGTATCTTTTTTCCCACTATCAAGAATAGACCGTGGTTCCAATAATGTAATACCTTTTTTCAACAAATTCAATCGAAACAAATTTTCCGCCAATTCTTCGTCCATTTTGGTACTTTTTTTAAATGCAAGTTCGCGCACACTTTTTTTATGGATATAATATACATCAAATGCTGCATACAAGTTGATATATTTATTGTATTTATCATATTTTATATGTTCTCCGTCCATTAAACTATCATATAGCGTTTTTTCATTTGTATATGCACCAGTGAAAATAACATTCATATTAGTATCTATCATGTAAATTCTTCCATTTTCGCCTATATAAAGTAATTTACGTTCTCCGTCTGCCTTGTCAGTAACTGTATAATTATTCAATATTTTTGGAGCAGCGCTTTGACTATTTTTTGATATGTTTTCAAGTTGTAATGTATAAGACGAAGGTCCAATGAAATCTTTTGAGGTGACACGACGTTCTTGATATGTATCACCATGAATCAATTTCATATATGATTGTAATATACGGTTACGTTCACTATATGCAATTGGATAATTTGTTCCTTGTAATGCCGATAAAACGATTCGAATACATTTACGAATTGCTTCCAATAATTTTTGAGTAGTATCATATTTAGTTCCAACACCGACTTTTGAATTATCAATTTCCAATTCAACTTCATAGGATTCTATATTTTCAAATACACCTGCTTCTTGAATGGTATATTCAGGAACAGGAACCCTGCCAATTTTCTTTGAACCTTTTACTATACTAATATCCGCAAATACTGGATATTCATCATGTGAAAATCGAACACGGTTGATATGACGAAATAGTTTCTTTGAATCGGACCATTTATTAATAATATTTCGCGCAATATTGGATTGAACAGTGTAATCTTGTTCCATTTGATAAGATGCACGGAAATTAAAATCTGTAAAATCGACTGCACGTAATGGTTTCTCACTATTAATCATTGGTGGTGATTTTTGTGTAAATTTTATTTTAGGTCCTAATGCCGAAACAGTAGAAGGCATATCTAATAATTTTTGAATACTATTTGACTTACAATATTCCTGTATCATATCAACACCTACTATTTCAGCGCGAATATTGGATATTTTTGTAATTTCTTTGCGAACATCATAATATTCATTTTGAATACGTAATATGTGTAATCCTTTCGAATCATTCGTCGTAAACCCACTTGAATATAATTGTTTCACTACATTTTCATAGTCAATTTTTGAAATAGGTTTAGCCACTTTTGAATTCGTACCAAACCGAATTTCTAACTCGCTCATTTTTCTATTTTGTGAAACTATTGGATTACTTGCTAAATAAAATTCCACCATATTTTCAAAATCGGCTTTACTATTCTTGATAGAAGAGTCTGGTTTATCATTTCGTAATTCTGATGTTCCACGTATTTCACCTTCTTCCAAACTATCTTTTTTTGATTCCATAATATAGGTTATATATAGTATTTTCATATATTATTTCTATTATATTTTCAATTTTCTTTTACTATTGTCGTGGTTTTATTCTATTATCACTGTATTCATATATCCTATTTCATCCTATTACGTTATTTGTTATATGCAGTTTGTAATTGATTCCAAATTTTACCATATAAATCAGGTTTTTTCAGTTGGTCATGATGAATACCACATCTATCTGCAATTTCAATCAATTCGGGCATTTTATAACTGGAAATACCCTTTAATGGTTTTTCAATATCTTCTAAACATACCCCATTCAATATTTGATTTATTTTTTCTGTTGATATATCATTATATACACCATAATCATTATCACGCGTTTTTACAATGACCATAGGTAATTCAGTTTCTTCATTCACACCAGATGAAAAGTTTAAATGTGTATTATTAATTTCATTATAAATTATGATATTTTTATTATAATATACACTAAATACTTGCAGTAATGATACTGATAATTTAGTAGCTGATAATAATTCGGACATCCATTCTTGAACCAATGCTTTCGTAACCTTGCTATTGACTTGTTTTAATTTTGCATAATTTTTCTTCAAAAATTCAATGATTTTCCGTTTTTCTTCTAATTCAGCATTTCCATATTTGTTTGATATTTGCATATATTTTTCATAACCGTAAACATTTATATAAACCGACCAGAATAATGGATTTTTTTTATTAGAAAAATAAATATCCATATCAGATTTACTTTCATTATTTTGTATTTGAGGTTTTGTGTCGTTTACCGGTTTATCGGCTTCGTTAAATGAATCAATTATGATTTGTTTATGCTTGTTAGTAAGCACATATTCATTCAATATTGATAAACTTGTTTCATTATCAAATTTATTATAATTATAAAAAATTTGATGTAAATATGTAGACATTATTTTGATATACTACTATAACATAACGTGTCTTCTTTAACTTCTTTTTCAATAAAGAATGTGTTTTTAAATTCTTCTTTTTGGTTTTCAAGTGTTATTAATGAAATTTCTTGGTCTTCTATATAATTCAAATAATTTTCTAATTCAGAAAGTGTTTCATTCGGTAAAAAAGAAAGATTTACATATACACCACTTTTGTTTTCATTCAATTTTACATTACCATTTTTTTTTAATATTTTTAAAATTTCTATGTGATGATTTTTTGACATTTTTTCTATTTTTGTTTTCAATATTTCTAAATCCATATTCACGTATTTATGTTAAAATAATATATTAAAATAGAATATATCTATATATCATTTTTACAAATTATATATTTTCATCGAATTCTTCAACTTCATCTAATATTGAAAGTTCACCGCCTTTTCTAAATTCGTCACGATTTTGAAGTAATTTTGCTATAACACAAATAAATGGGTCATTTAATTCAAATCGAACGCCGATTACACGTATGGTTATTTTCATATTTTCTTTTATTGTTGCAAAATAAGCATCATTATAGTTATGATCTCTAGCAACAAATACGGTTACTGGTACAACGCCATCATCCGTATTTACGACAGCGTGAATACCTGCTTTTGTTACCGTTCTTACATCACATTCAATTAACATTCCCTCCACTGGGTGACAAACCATACATTCAAATACTACTTCAAAATCAATATAAGAGAGGTTGACTAATCCACTTGAATAACTAATAACCCTCACTGAATTTGGTTTTATAAACCCTTCTTTTATACATCTACCTTCAATTTTCGATGTTATTTTTTTTTCTAAATTTTGCTTGACATTTTTCCCAACTTCATTCATTGATATTATTACTTTTTGTGTGAGCAACGATTTTATATATACACCATAAACTTTTGATTTTTCTACATTACGCATTTTTGTTGTTTGTTCCATTATTAATAATATAATAAATATAGATTTTATATTATTAAGAATATATATTTTTATAATCAATTTTGTATATTTTTTATAGAAATGCAGTAACGTTAAATATATATCTAATAACGAACATATTTTAAATTAGATAGTAATGAAATTATTTTTTCTTCAAATTTGTTATAACTTATGCGGTCATAACCTATAATTTCATTTGTTTTTGATCTACGAGATTTAAATGTATAATAATCAATATCCGATTCGTCGTAAATATTTGGAAAGTTGTAAAGAGTATAGTTGATTTTATTTTCATCATCAACAATCGACAATATATAATTTGCAACTTGTTTTACTGTTTTACAATAGAATTTGAACTGATTGAATTCTATCAGTTTTGGGCAATTTCGTACTCCCGTAATATAAAATTCTTCTTCATTCTTATCAAATAATACGAATATTTGCATATCAACGATTGATTTATCATCAACTTCTTCAATATACAAAATTAAATTATCATTTTGAAATTCGATTGACATTATATTATAAAATAATGTGTTATACTTTATAATATAAATATTGTTTAAATCAATTTATAAAATATTATTGTACATTTTTCTCTAAAATGAGAACTTTACAATTTGAGTAATTGCAGTCTGCTCTGGATTCAAGAAAAATACTTTCCCTTTATTATTTACTAAATTCAAACGGCGCATAATAAATTCCAATATTGCACATAGTCCAATTTGCGTGATTTTTTCCGTGTTCTCATCATTATATTTATTTTCTTCTAATATTATGTTCAAAAATTTTATGATTTTTTCTTTTCCTGCATCATCCGCTCTTGCGCCTGTATTATTTCGTTTCTGTGTTAAATCTTTGATTTTAAAGACCATTTCCTTTTGATTTGATTTTTTTGATGTAAATAAATTCACGAACCCAACCAAGTTATTAAGTGTATTTTTTTTCACATCAAATCTTACCAAATCTTTTACAAATAATTGGTAGTCATCCGCATCAACTTCTACTAATTCATTGTTTTCCGATTTTGTAAAAATCTTTAATATATCATCTTTCATGAGAACAATCCCCCGATAATTACCAGAACGAACTATTCTTTTATCCAAATATTGTTGTATTAATTTCTCATTTAATCCGTTTGGTTCTACGTTGTCAATATAAAAATGTTGAATCAAAATCATCTTATCCGAGAACAATAACATATCCAATATATGTTCTATCATATATTCGCGAACATTGTCATTTGTAAATCCAAAATCATTGATCAATATATCAATTATAAATGCTGCGTGTTTATACCAATTCTTTTCGCCTTTTGTCAACTTTTTTGTATTGTATACAAAATCTAATAGCTCTTCTATTTCATTAATCAATATAGAAAATATTTTTTGAGAACCTTTTGGTCCTTCCTCTTTTTCCTCTTTTTCTTCCTCTTTTTCAACATTTTGTGCAGGTTCTCGTTGAATCGTTTTTAATTTTGTTTTTTTACTTTCTTCTGGAATATATGTTTGTAAATTGGTCGAATATTCTAACATGAATGATTTACGTTTATAATCAATTGGAGCTGTTCTCTCGTACATAGATGCATTTTCATCTGTAATTTCAATCGGCTGAAATAAATAATACATATCTTTGTTGACCAAATTACCTAATCTACCATATTTATCAACCAAATATTCATTCTTGTTCTCAATTAAATATGTCAATGCACTGAAAATTTGCTCAATTGGATATTGTTTTACAATATTAATTGAATTTATCAACTGATTTCTTGAATATACATTATGTTCTCGATATAATTGCATAATTCTCGATATTATACGGTCTTGATTCATCTTAACAAATGAATCAGTATATGTATCTCGAATGATATCTTTTTCTCCAATCTCTGTATTTGGACTACATACATAAGAACAATTATCCATATAATCACATATATCAGTAAATGGTTTATCACCAATATTATATTGAATTGTTTTGTTGCTTGACAGATTAATTTCTATGTTCTGATTTTGTGGTATTTCCAGCATTTTTTCGACGGTATAATTATTTTGTCCGATATTCAGTATACAATCCACGGAAATTTCTTTCAACATGCGCGTCACTTTTCCAATTTGAAGTGCTTTCTTTTCAGCCAGACGATATACATATAAATCGGCGGCTTCATCTTCGGTATCAAGGATTGTACCATGTAAATATATTTCTACATTACGTTCTTCAAATGGTAATCTACAATGACTTAAATTACGAACACCTCTACCAATAATTTGTTCAATACGATTCATATTATACCATGGTTCCAATATATGAATTTGTCGAATACATTTGAAATCTAAACCTTCTGCACCTGCCTTTGAAATCAATATTACTTTTACTTTTTCACCATTTATATTATCATTATTTGTAACGTATTTTATATCAGCGGCATTGTTTGGAGAGAATGCTTTTTCACCAGTTATCATAACATATTTCGCAGGGTTGAAATTTGACGCATCTCCGTCAAACATCGATTTTGGTTTCATTGTAATTGCATCAATCTGCTCTGTTCTCGGCGTTTTGAATAAATTTTTTGTATTTTGAGAACTACTATAACGTGAAAATCCCATCTCTTCTAATGCCAATGCCAATGGAACAACGCCTCCATCAATGTATTGTGAATATATGAGAACAATACCTTTTGATTTACTAATAATATCACAAATATTAGCGATTTTTGCACTATATTTGTGTAAATGTTCTCGTTTGAAGATTGGACCATATTTTTTGAGAACATCAGGCTTATATTCAAAATTATACCTAATTTTTTGATATTGCTGTGTTTCTTCTACTGAATTCATTATTTTCGATAAACCGTTTTTACCTACAATATCTACTATTATTTGTTCTGCATTTACATCAGTAATATCCTTCATTTTATCCATATCTGTATTTGGATATACAATATTGAGAGCTTCTAACGGAGTTTGTAACAACGTGTATCCAAATGATTCCATATTCTCGAATGAAGGCATTTCACGTATTTCACCATATTTATTATACGTATCATATGAACGTTGTTTCATATAATCAATAATAAATTTATATCCATTTGATTGATATTCTCCTATTTTATTTGTATATATATTAATGTATCTTAATGAAGCGTCTATTTCCGAATCATTCATTTGTTTCTTTGGATATGCGTTTTCTAAAAACGTATGGTCTTTTGCAAAATCACTTGGATAAATACGATATGGAAACGAATATGGGTTCTCACCGCGAACATAGGAAACATATCCGGTTAGTTTTCTTTGTAATAGTTCTCTACCGCCTTCTTCTCCTTTTGAACTTTGTTTAAAATTGCCATCTTTATCAAAAATATCAGACATTTCAATGGTTGCTCGTTTATCATTGATATTCATCAAATTAGTCAGCCATACAATTTCTTTGTATGAATTGAACATGGGCGTTGCCGACAATAACAACAATCGCATATTTTCTGCATATTTAGCAACTTTCATCAAAAGAACTGCGGTTTTCTTCTTTTCACTATTATTATCGTCTGCTAAACGAATATTGTGAACTTCGTCTATTATGATAAGTCTATTGTTGAAAATCTTTTTAATTTTTCTGATTTCCATTTTTCGGAGTGCGTCACCAGTAAGGTCCCCCCCTTCATTTTTAATTGAATTGGAAATATAGTTCGCTAATTGTCCATATCCCATAAATAAATAATAATTGTTTATAATTCTTTTAATATGACTGATTACTTTATCGCGGGGTAAACCTTTCAATTGTGTTGGATTTACTTCATGAATAAGAGCATTGCCTATACATGATTCTATATTCCATAACCCAGTATCTATATTTGAATTGCGAATCAATTCCAATTTACGTTCATCAAACAATTGTAAACGAAAATTGGATTGAACGTTTGGTGATGCAACTACTATAATACGTTGTTTAATACCGATTTGTTTCATATATGACCGCATTTCTTCTGCAATACCAATTGCACTGCATGTTTTGCCACTACCCAGTGCGTTGAATAATAATAAACTATTGTAGGGTGTTTGAAACGACATGAAATTTTTCACGAACAATTGATGAGGCATGAGTTCGAACTTTGCATTGCACATAATATTTGCCTGTTTTTTAATATCATGGATTGTGCCGTCATATTTAGTGTCATTGAATTCTTTACGTTTAGCGATTTTAATATTGAAATTAGGGTCATTCAATTCTGGATATAAAAAATCATAATCAGTATTGGTTGCATTATAATCATATTCTAATTTCTCTTTTTTCAATAAATAATTATTTGACTCTTTGTCTAAACCACTGATTGACGAATCAATATTAATTAATGTATCCGCTTTCTCGGTAGGTTCATTGGAATCAATTTCCGTGTTTTCAATAACAGCCGAAGATTTTTTGAATGATGTTCTAACCGGTGGTTCAGGTAATTCGGATTCTCGTGGGTTTGTAATAGTGATTGGATTAATTGGCTCACAAATACCCGTTTTTTGATTTCGTCGTGTACCATTTGGACATCTTTTATCGTTTGATTTTATTGTTTTATTATTTTTATTCTTTTTTTTATTTACACTTTCAATAACGGGTAAAGTCGCTACGGTTTCAATATTCGTTTCGACGGGTTCTGATTCATCATTGAATACAGCAGCCGTGGCAACATTTTTTATATTCGTTTCGACTGGTTCTGATTCATCATTGAATACAGCAGCCGTGGCTACATTTTCAATATTCGTTTCGACTGGTTCTGATTCAGCGTTGAATACAGGAGCCGTGGCTACATTTTTTATATTCGTTTCAGATACAACGTCTAGTGTAGTAATTGGGTCACAATTACCCGTTCTTTTATTTTTCCTGGTACCATTTGGACATCTTTTTTCTCTCGGTTTTTTAGATTTTGTATCTTTTGTATCTAAATTCATAATATATACTCTTAATATAACAGTATATATTTTATACAGTACAAATAACCTATTTATCCATTATAAATCTTATATTTTTTAATAGCATTGTGTATATTTGTAATCAATCTAATTTTTTCTAAATTATATGTTCGCATAGACGAAGCACATTCATCATAATTTTTCCACGTCATTTGACTTACTTCATCAATTTGATAATTTGTTACTGCTTCGGTATCTTCATAATTCATGTACATCAAATAATATTTATGTTTATAAGATTTGTAATTCGACCCTGTGAATATTTCTTCAAACGGTAATATATTATGAATATTTTTTAATTTATTCGATTGATATCCAGTTTCCTCTGAAAACTCACGTAATGCACATTCATAATCACTTTCTTGATAATTACGACGTCCTTTTGGGAATCCCCATTCTGGTTCAACCCATGAATGAGATTCATTACTTTCGTCTATCAATTTACTCATACTATAAAATCCTAATTTGCTATATACGCCTTCTTTCAATAAATTGAATTTTTCTTTGGAACTAGCTTCTTCCGATTTATATTGGTTCAATACAGAAGAACTCGTGCCCCACAATTCTAACCATAAACTATCAAAGTTTTTTTCCAATAATTTGGTTTTTTCTTCGATAGTCATTTGTACCAACATATTCATTATATAATATCGATTATACACCGAATACTTACCCCTCATAAAATCGATATAGCCCAATGTATCTTTCCTACGTATCATTAAATATTGAGGTACATCTTCTTTTATACGAAAAACGATTATCCCAATACTGGTAATAGGTGTCTTACATTGATGATATAAATGTCCATACTTTCCACAATTATTACAATAATTATCTATATTCATTATTCGTGGTTTCTCTATGATTATATTCGAATGTTTCTATATAGTTTTTGAATCCCAATATGTTATTCGATCCAAATGTATGGGGACCACATTATTGGTTTTTTTTACATACAATTGCACATTCTTATCCATTAACTCCAAATAAAGTAACAAAACGAAAATATTATGATTTTATTCAAAATTTACCCTTATTTATACCCAATCCAGAAATTGGAAATAAATTTAGTAGTTTGTTGGATAAATATCCAGTTTCTCCATATTTAGATAATCGCGATTCTTTTGTTCGTTGGATGTTTTTTATACATAATAAAGTAAATGCTATATTGGGCAAAGAACAATTATTATTTGAAGAAGCATATGATAAATATTATTCTGAATACAAACCAAAACAAATATCTTTAGCTGAAAAATTTCATATTCACAAACATTATATCCACCTTGCTATTATATTAATGTGTTTATTTCTGATATATATGTATTATGAATGATATAGATAAATTCTTAACCTAATATATAACGTATACAAAAATATATAAAACATGAGAATAGAAATAATATTATTATTAATAACCGGATTTATTGTTGCAAATATATACACGGATGGAAAATATTTGAAAATGGCATTATCATGGAAAAAATATTATCAAATGGCAGGCGTCGTTTTTGCCGCTTTTGTATTATACATATTAATCAAAAAAAATCCATTACATGCAAAGAATATTTTGATGACATCCAATGAGTATTTGAAATATATGCCAGTTGATAGGAATGCTACCAAATTTATATCTCCTATATTGGATTTTACTACGAAACAGACATTTGCAAACGACCAATATAATGATTATGCACATCCATTTATGGAAATGCCTGCTCGTGCTAATTATCAAGAATCAAAGGTAATGAATTCTGGTGGTAAATCTACAAAACGTTCTGTAAGTGAAACGAAAAAGAAATTTGTAGCCGCTCGACAAAATTGGCGATGTGGTAAATGCACAAAACAATTACCTGCTTGGTTTGAAGTTGATCACAAAACCCGTTTAGAACATGGTGGAAGTAATCATGTAGATAATTTAGAAGCTTTATGTAGAGATTGTCATGGAGAAAAAACTGCCATTGAAAATTTATAATATTATTGTATATTATATAACTATATTATAAATGAGAAAACCGATGAGCCAAACGGAAATAACGGCCGCTGTCGTTGTACCGATATTCTCAATTATATTAATTCTAATCGTTATTGGAATATTAAACATTGATAATATATACAGATTTTTATTAAAATTTGCTTTTATAATCGAATATTTTAAAACATTCATAACATGTATTAATAAATGGATGATTCCAGCCATTATATCATTTATATTTATTTTTTTAATAGGATTCAACGTAGTAGAACGCCGTGTTGGTATACCAATAATTGTAACATTTGGATTAATAGCAATGATTCCATTTTTTATCTTCATTATCAATAAATTTATGAATACTTCTACATCGACCGGCAGTAATACTGATACTAATACAAACATTATATCATACATTATAGAAGGGGTAAGTAATTTTTTTAAAAACAACATCATTGTTCAAGTAATTTATGAAATTTATAAAAGTATTTTAAATAATATTGATACTATCAAAAATATACTTGAAGAAGATTATATGAATACATTGCCTATGTTTATTTTTATAATATTTATATCTGTAATAATTTATTATGCAAATAATGACCCCGGTGCACTTACTCAAAATGCATATAAATATGCAATGCTCATATTCGTACCATTTTTACTACTAATAGCATATAATATAACAAATAAATCATCCGAATATGCATTCATTGGATTGTTTGCTTTATGTATAATTGCAATAGTTGGTTCATATATTTGGTTGTCTATGAATAAAACTTCTATTTACATATTTTCGTATTTTTCAAAATATTTATTAATACCGATAATCGTATTGGTTGGTTTTGCCATTTTTTATAAAATGATAATGAATTATTTAAATACTCTAACTGGTGTAAGTGGATTCATTGCCGATATAATATTTTTTATACCTTGTATGTTAGTTGATTTATTAGAATATATGAAACAACAATTCAAAATAACACCAAGTATAGTTTATATATTATTTATAATCGAAATATTGTTGATTTTGTTGTATATTTATTTACCTAGTATTGTTTCGAAATCATTAAAAACAAAAAGTACTGTATTGCTGAATAATCCGGTATATTTAAGTAGCGAAAAATTACTAGCGACAAGTAAAGTGGGTGAATTAGATAATACTAATTCAAACAATCAGACAACGACTAATTTAAATTACAGAACAAATTACAGTATTTCATTTTGGACAATAATAAATACACATTCTAATTCAAACATTTCTTATGTAAATGAAAATACCATATTCAAATATGGTCACATAGATTCGAATAATAATAAAAATTACAAACCATATGTATCATATAAAATTGATGAAACTGGCGATAATTATACATTTCATTTCTCAAATTCAAAAGATTCCGTTTACAAAGTATCATTACCTACGCAAAAATGGCATAATTTTGTATTCAATTATAACAATTCTCGTGTTGACCTTTTTATTAATGGTAAATTGGAAAGAACATATGAATTTAGTGATGATTTACCTGTATATTCATCGTCGGATGAAATTATAGTAGGAAATGAAAATGGTTTAGACGGTGCTGTTTGTAATGTACAATATTTTACAGTTCCTCTTACAAATACAGATATAGCAAACATGTACAATTTGTATATGTTGAAAAATCCACCGGTTGATTAGAAACAATAGAAACAATTATATCAAATAATAAAATATACTAATAAAATATATCAACAAAAATGAATACTACTGCAATCATTTTAGGAATTGTCATCATCATTTTAATATATGTTTTATATAGATATTTCACAAATACTACTACTACATTAGGGTCATTAACAGATCTTTCAAGTAGATCAACTACAACCCCTTTTACTATAAAAGGCGATATTGCAAGTTCTACATCTCCAAGGTACTCATTTGGATTATGGTTATATATTGATACTTGGGATTCAAATCAAACAAAAAATATTTTTTATAGACAAAATAGTGATACTTCGAAATATGATATCCGATTATATTTAGAACCATATTCTCCTATTTTAAAATGTGATTTTTATACAAAGGGTTCTTCATCTACTCAAACTGAAACAATCACTATTACAAATAACTTTTCAGTCCAAAAATGGGTATACATAATTATAAGCGCTGACAATAAAATAATTGATTGCTACATTGACGGTAAATTAGTAACATCGCAACAACTACAAAATCAGCCTACTTTTAGTGATACAGATATTTATGTAGGAAGTTTTAATGCACATTTAGCTAAATTTCAAAGAATTACTTCACCAATGGACCCACAAACCGCTTGGTCAAATTATATGTCAGGAAATGGAGGCAATACTTTAAGTAAAATGTTTAGTTCTTATGGACTGGATGTCACTTTCAAGAAAGATAATGTACAACAACAAACATTTAGTATTTTCTAATTTTTTGAAATTAATTTAGCTATAATTATATATAATTATAGATAAATATGAATAATGTTCAAGGGCCAAGTCAAACAATTGCAAGACAAATTGAAAACATAAATTTACCAGAATCTTTAACTCCGGCAAATATTCAAAAAAATTTGAATGAGGGTATTGAAACAATTTCAAATAATATTGAATCTGCAAAGCAAACCATAGGTAATACATTGAATGATTTTTCATCTAAAAGTGTAGTTGATGCAAGTAGTGAATTTTTAGAATCCAATAGTATAATTGCAAAATGCGCTTTCGTTATATTAGTTTTAATATTATTCATGTTTCTTATGAAATTAGGTATTATGTTGATTGGTTATTTTACACAACCAAATAATAATCCATATTTAGTAAATGGAATGAGTAGTGGAAATTTGTCTGCTACAATATCACAAGACCCAAAAAACGATAATTCTATTCTTATAAAAAGGTCAAACAATCAGTCAAAGGGATTAGAATTTTCTTGGTCAATTTGGCTATTTATATCAGGAACACCAAAAGATAATGATAAATATAAATATCAACATATTTTCAATAAAGGGGATTTAACAGTGAATACAGACGGCGTTTTTAATATTAATGGTCCAGGCATGTATTTAGTAAAAGACACAACTACTCCAACAAAAGCAAATATACGAATTATCATGGATACAGCATCAAACGAAACCCCCATTGCTGGTACAGTTAGTGAAAATACATATGTTGATGTAAAAAATGTTCCACTAAATAAATGGGTGAATATAACATTCCGTGTCGAAAACAAAATCATGGACGTATACGTTAATGGCACTATATCAAACCGTTTAGTTTTCGTAAATGTACCATTACAAACCTATAATGATATACAATTATGTCAAAATGGTGGATTTAATGGACAACTTTCTAATTTAAGATATTTTAGTTATTCTCTCAATATTTTTGAAATAAATACATTAGTATTAGGCGGACCTAACTTAAGACCAGGACAACTTGCTTCAAATATTAATAATATTTCTGATCCTACTTTTTCATATATATCAAATATGTGGTACACACCAAATCGTTCTATGTAATTGTGCAAAGTTTCAAAATCATTTTACAAAAATAAAATGATTTTGTATATTATAATGTCTAGATATACGGATTGCAATAAAAGTGAACTACAATTTAATCAACTTAGAAAAATGCAACTACTTAATATTCCACCAACACGTTATACACCAACTTCACCGTATCCTGGATTTATGCAATCTCAATTAGATATGCGAAGAAAAGTGGAAATATTGAAATATCCAGCGAATAATACAAATTCAAAAACAAATAATTTTACTAAATCTGAAATGTGGAAACAACTCATTAGTGGCAATTATCAAAGACGAAGTATACCACAATATGATATATTGCATGCAATTAATAATAATAATATATTAGATTGTTCATCAAATTCATCAGTTTTAACACCTACATCTTCATCAGGAATTCCTGGTCCAGTTGTATATTTATACGAAGACCCAAAAGTTCCTTTATATAATTATAATGTTGTTCGTTCTTATTCTATTTTGGATGAAAATAATTTCCAAAAATGGAATACAAATGCATATAATGATATAATATGTAATAATGGAAATGAAATACTTGTTACATTATTGGGTATTCGTAAATACATTGATAAACCAACATATACATTTAATATACAAACTTCGGTTGGTATTTATGTTGTTGGTAATATCAATTCAACTGGATATTCTACACCTTTATCATTCTCTATTACTGACGTCAAATGCAATATATATTACAATGATAACATCATATTGTCACCGATCGTCACATATTCAGGATTGACAAATCTAAATGTAAATATTGGAAATTCACAAACAGTACAGTTCAATGCATCACTCCATGTAGGAAATATAACAATTAATAATTTCACACTGAATACTCTGAATAATATGGTATATGATATTAAATTAACATTTACTATATCACAACCATCAAATCCCTCATTTACTATTACAAATTTCGGTGCTTATTGCAATTTATCACAAAATAATTTGAACATTGCAAATAATTGCGTGATTACTGGAACTCAATCCGCGTCATCAAATATAGGTTTTGTTTTGACCGGTATATAAAACTATTTTATACAAGTGTCGACAAATTGAATTCTAATTCTTCCAAGTAATTAATGATGGAATATATGAAAAATTCTGTATTGTTCAATAATTCTTTTATTTGATTACTATCAAAATTGGATAATACTTTTACATCATAATCAACGATTGTTTTTTTATTTTCATTTTCATACATTTTATATGAATTATCTTGGTATACAATGAAAAACTTTTCAATGATTTTTTTAATATGATATACGATGGAATTATATATAGTTTGACTGTGTTCATCCAGTTCAAAATATGAAACAATATCAAAATGGTCTTTTTTATGAAAAACAATACCATTATTCATTTCATAATCAATGAGATTTAATGTTGCATTTCTGACAAAATGGATTTTATTAGAAATCCATTCAAATTCGTTTAGTACATCACGTGTTATACAATACATATTTCCATGAATGTCTTCAATTTCTCGTATGTATCTATATTTTTCATTTAGTTCTATATATTCTCGTGAATATTTTGGAACTGCAATTTCTGTTTTTTTGTAATTTTTTTTGTAAGAGTCCAATGTTTTAAACTCACTTTCAAGCGATTTTGACAAATAATCAGGAAGTATTGTCTCGTAATATGAACCACCACGAACGTAAAAAATGCCATATTGTAACATGTATTTCTTTACATAATAATCCAATAATGACAAATCTTTTGTATGACATATCATATCTAATATTGCGATTGGTTTGTGTAATTTGGCTATTTCATATATTTGTTCACACTCTTCTTTCACTTCTTCTATATCGGTTTTCAATGAAGCATGCAATAATATATATTCATCTTGAAGCATGATGGCATATATAAAAAAAGTTTCATCTTTATTGTTTTCCATATCTTGTATAAAATATATACAATACAAATATTTATGTTTATTTACTGACAATTATATTTTTATTATTTTACTGGAAACTATACAATATCTGCAATCGGTAAATCTGATGAAATTATTTCATTTTTATTTTCATAGTTGATAATTGGTACATTTATTATTGTGGCAGTTGTTTCAGCTACACCATGATTTTCATTATGTAAATCATTTATTGAAATTATTTCCGTTGTTACTTCATTTTGATTTGAATTCATCGCTACTATTTTACGATAGCAACATTCAAATGGCTGGGTAAGCAAATATACGAATCTGAATATTATACAAATAAGTATCAAAAATGTAATTATTTCCCAAACATTAGTATCTGGACCAAGAAACATTTTTTGCATTTTTTGTTTTTCATTATTTTGTAATGAATCAAAATATTCATCAATTTTTTGGTTAAATTGAATAGTAAAAAATTGATATATTTGTATACAAATCATGTTTTGTAAATATTCTATTTATGAAAAATGGCAACAAATAATGTTTTGCTACAACTACCAAATTTAATAAAAGGGTACGTCATGAAACGTCCATCGAAACAGATAAAATCTCCGTACGTAGCTGATATAGTAATACATGATACAAATGAAGAAGTCATTGCACATACTGCTGCATTGGGATGTTGTGGGTTAGCAGATACCGGTGCGCAAGTTTTAATGACTCTTACACCAGAATCCAAAAGTGGAAATAAAACCCAAAAATGTACACATCGTATTTATCTATCTATTATACATGATAAAAGAAGTGAAAATAATATGAATGAAGTGATAGTTGGAATCAATCCAAAAATAGCAGAAACATTGGTTGAAAATGCATTGAAACGAAACATGTTAGTACGGTTACAAAAGATAAAATCGTATAGACGAGAAACTACTATTTATCTGGAAAATCAAATTGATTCACGATTTGATTTTACTGGAATTGATGAAAATGGAATACCGTTTATAATGGAAGTCAAAAATGTTCCATTAGCTGACTACGAAGATTTACCACTTCATGAACGTGGTAAGCAAGACTTTTCTGGACGCGATTGGAATTCTAAAATAGCATATTTTCCAGATGGATATAGGAAAAAAATCACAGACACAATTAGTCCGCGTGCGCTGAAACACATTTGTGAATTAAAAAAAATAAAAGAAATGTCTAAAACGCGTTGTATAATTTGTTTTGTTATACAACGTGATGATGTTGACCGATTTCAAGCCTCGGTGGTAGACCCAGAATATAGAACTGCTTTGAAAAATGCAGTTGATTCGGGTGTAGAAGTATTTACTCTTGTGATAAAATGGCACGAAACCGGTATTGCTGAATTAGTAAAACAAAATTTACCTATTTATTTTGAGTAAGTGTTGGATTTAGACACATTTTTTGGGAAGGGAATACTTGTCCGGATAAGCATCTGTCATGTTCATTTACTTCAATGCATCCTCTTTTTCCTTGATACTCGCCAACCAAACACCAGGTTTGTTTACCTGATGAAATCGGTCTTTGAATTGGATTTTCACTACTATCTGCATTTGGTTCTCCTGATGAAACTTTTCCGGTATTCAGTGCATTATCTAAACTATATTTTGTCTTATCGTTTACATTTGGATTACTTGCATCACGTAATATATTTCCGACTGATTGTATAGACCCTTCTGCAATATCAATACCTGCTTTGGCAGTATCAGAGACTACATCAGCCGTTTTGTTTAAAACCGTTCCGGTAGTGTAACCAAATATAGATAATATTTGAGAAACCATGGGTCCAAAAATTTGAACAAAATTTTGGAAGATATTTCCCAATATTGTAAGAATGTTTATTCCTAAAAAGGAAAAAATTAATAATACAACCAATAAAATAATAATAATGTTATTATTGCTAAACATTGTACTACTACTACTTTCTGAAAAAGTAGGCTTTAATGCATCCATATTTGTTTGAACAGAATTCATTTACTATACAATTATACTATATATTTGTAGAATATTTCGTTCATTTATAATTAAAAAATTATAAATGAATATTAAAATGAGTATTTTTAATTTTATCGAAACATTCTTCTTTATAAGTTTAGGCATAACTTTTGTATTAATTTCTTTGCTAGTTTATCATTTTAGACAAAGAATTATTGTATTAGAAAGCAAAAACGATACAATGTTCGAAATTATCAATAATATTGTTAAAGAACTCACAAATGTCCGCAATTCTATTTTGTACATGAATCCATCACAAATGGATTTAATGCAACAACAATTTTCAAACCATACTCCATTCGACGAAGATTTTGCTGAACAACCAATTGAGCATACTATAATTGAAGACGAACACGACGAAGATGACGACGACGAAGAAGAAGATGAAAACGAAGAAGAAGACGAAGAAGAAGATGACGAAGATGACGAAGATGACGATGACGAAGATTACGACGAAGAATATGATACACTTGTAGATAATACACAAAAAATTAAAGTATCATTAGAACAACCAGTCAAAATTGTCAATGTAAATATTGAAACAACCAATTTAGATATTGAAGAAATAAATGATTTAGCAACAGATGAATTCGCTTCATTGGAAGAAGACCCAATTGTAGAAATTGACGTAAATGCAGAGACTGTAATAGTGAATAAACTCGTTGATGAAATTATAAAAACCACTGAATCAGAAATAATCGTCGAAGAAACTGCATCCAAAGATATTTACAAAAATATGAACACACAACAGTTAAAACAAGTGGTTATTACAAAAGGGTTGAGCACAAATCCAAGCAAACTTAAAAAAAATGAATTATTACAATTATTAGAAAATAGTGATTTATAATGACAACAAAATATATTATATATTTAGGATATATATAATATGTTCTCTTTATTCGGTGAAAATTTAAATAATGCTTATCCATCCAATCGAGAAATTGTACCTGAATCATCACTTGGATATCATGCTAACAATCAATATGATAATTTCCCTCCATTGATGAGCGATGGCCGCGCATTGGTCGCATCATGGCAACCAGAAGCTCTTGCAAATAAACAATTAATTAATGAAAATGGAATCAGTTCCAACTGGCAATACCGCAAATATTTGACACAAAATGCAAATAGTATCATGAGACACAATTTCAGAGAATCAGCAAATGATGTTGGATATATTAAACTTGACGATAAACCAGAATCTTCATCAAGTGGTCCATTCTTTTTCAAATCATTTTTAGATGATTCAAAACCAATTGGTCATAAAACAAGCGATTTAAAAAATTTATATTTGTCAAGAGAACAATTAAATTCCCGCAAGGTTTCTCCTGCAATTACACAAGAACAATTATTGGCAATTTCTGCGTCACAAAAGAAATAAAGAATAAATGGTTTCTTGAAAAATAAATATAAACAATAATGTTGCATATATTTATTTGAGAATTTGAATAATTGAGAACATGAAAATTATTAGTTTTGATGTTGGTATCAAAAATTTAGCATATTGTATTTTCAATATTGAGAACCCCGGTTCTCCAATTGTCATCGAAAACTGGAATGTTCTCAATTTGTTAGATGATAAACCCGATGTTGCAACATGTAATTGTCATTTAGTAAACAAAAAGAAATCCGATAAAACAGTAAATATATGTGGAAAAAAAGCGAAATTTGTTAAAAACGATAAACACTATTGTGAAAAACATGCAAAATTAAGTAGTTTTTTACTACCAAACAAAGAATGTTCACCAGCCTCCTTAAAAAAAATGAAAATAGAGGAACTAAAAGATTTAGGAAATAAATATGGCGTTTTTTTACCGGGGAATTTAGGAACTATTTCTTTTACTCCACCTGAACAAATTTCGATTCCAACTACGAAAAAAGGGTGTTTAGAGAAAATGTTGGCATTTTTTGATAAAAAAACGCTGGAAATTATTAAACCACCAAAAAACAAAACCGCCAATGATACTGATTTAGTATGTATTGGAAAGAACATGAAAAAATTATTAGATGAAATACCTGGTATTGAACAAATAACCCATGTGATTATTGAGAACCAAATATCGACCATTGCAAATCGCATGAAAACAATTCAAGGTATGTGTGCTCAATACTTTATTATGAAATGTTCTCAAAATGTTGTTGTAGAATTCATTTCATCAATCAATAAACTAAAAGATTTCAAAGACAAAACCGTTTTAGATAACGATGATTCGACGGCAGCATACAAACAACATAAAAAAGACGGTATTACTTTTTGCAAACAATTTATCAACGCCAATCCACAATTTTCTCAATGGGAACATTGTTTAGAAACAACGAAAAAGGATGATTTAGCGGATTCTTTTTTACAAGGAATTTGGTATTTGAAAAACAGAAATATAATTACTTATGCGGAGAACTTAAAAATAAATAGTGTATATTTATCATAAATATAAGATGGAAGAAATCAATCTTGGATTAAGTGATTTAGAACCAATTTCATTGAATTTCAGCGATGATTTTTCGAGTATGCCACCAACTCCGTCTGTAAGTTTTGGAACCGGAATTGAATTACTTATGAATGATAAAAAAAAATCCTCTTCATCCAGTGTAAATATTGATTTAGGCGAATTAGATAGAATCGAAGATGAATTAAACGAATTAACTGATAAATCTTCTTCGTCAAGCGAGACAAAAACGCTGAGTGGGTTAGCAAGTAATTTGTTTGGTTTTGGAAAATCAAATTCAAATGAAAAAAGTGATTCTAAATTAGGTTCAGCTACTGCTGAAAGCATTGGTGGAACAAGTTCAACATGGGACGGTTTTTCAAAAGTGAATGATATTCCTATCGATAAATCCGGGGGGTCCTCTGCACGAATGACCGACCGAGAAAAACGTCGTAAGAAACGTGCTATGATTAAGAAATTAGAAGAATGGTACGAAAAAGGATTAGTCAAACATATTACACATTTTAATTTGGATTCGCCATATGAAGAAGTTGAAGATGAATATGAAACTGCTATGGAAGACAAACGTAAAAAAGACAGCGTTAAACTACAAGGTTGGTGGTTTATGACATTTGTCAATTCCGTTGAATATGCAAATGCGGCATTCAATCCGTTTGATTTGAATTTAGACGGTTGGGGAGAACAAGTATCCGAAGATATTGATAGTTATGAAGAAATCTTTTCAGAATTGCACGAAAAATACAAGGGTGGTAAAATGGCACCAGAATTGTCTTTATTATTGCGTCTCGGTTTCAGCGCTGCGGTTGTCAATTTCACAAACAAAGCACTTTCCAGTGCCACTCCGGGTTTCAATGATGTTATTCGCCAAAGTCCAGAATTGATGAAAGCATTTACCAACGCAACTGTCGATAGTATGAGTCAACAAAGTCCTGGATTCGCATTTGCCAATAATTTAATGCAAGAACAATCGAATCGTCCTCGCGGACCACCACCACCAGCACCAGTTGAAACCAAATCTATGCCTGCACCACAGCGTCCATCAATGCAATATACATCGAATCGCCCTGATATTAATGCCGGAAGAGGAGCCATGTTTAGAGAAGAGGGCGTTGAACTGAATAATCAATTTGTCGATTTGAACCGCGAAGAACAGAGACCCCCCCAACGCCCAGAAATGCGCGGACCTCAAAATACCGATATTGATAATATTTTAGCAGGTTTGAAAACACGTACTGTTAATATTCATGATTCTGCACCTACACAAGAAGATGACAGTATGATTAGTATTAGTTCATTAAAAGATGCGCAAAATGCTACCATGCCAAAACGCACACGTAGAAAACAACGTTCCGATAAAAATACTATTTCATTGGATATTTAGAGACATCGTAGTATATTTTGTATAGATACAAAATATATTATAAATGAAATCAAAAATAAAAAAAACCCGATTCAATGAAAATGTAAAAATTCGATTTATACATCCATTGAAAGATTTCAAATATATTTTATGGTGGAATTATTTTGATTATATCATATTCAAAAATTCGGCTTCCACTGAAATCATGTTAGCAATGGAAGAACATAATTGTGATAATAGTAGTGATGCAATGCGAATTTTATATCAACCATCTTATAATCAAAATTGTATCATTATTTGATTTTTTATTTTCTCTTTTTATTTACTATTTTTTTCCAAAAAGATGGAATGAAATCCTATATTTAGAGAACAATTCAATGGAATATTAATTATATGCGAATTTTCCATATTAATTATTAATAAATGTCCCTTTGAGAACCTGTCATATGAGAATGCTATAATATGTGGTATTTCATCAATTTCTATTACCACCGGTTCTCCGCATATATATCGATTATTCAACATAATTGTTTTCGTAATATTCAATTTTTCACATATTACAAATCCATTAATCGTATTATTCTCTACATTTCGTAATATAACCTTATTTTTGTATTTGATTGGAAAATCCAAATTATAATCATCGAAAATCGCATTTTTTTCAATAGTGATGTCCCGGGTTCTCTTATCTATGCCAATTTTTCTATATTTTCCATGAATATTCAAGTTTGTAAAATCTATGGTTTCATAAATGGCTGCATATATTGTAATCGAATCATTACTTTCACTTACATCCGAATAATGAAATATGTAAAAACCTTCGCTACTATTGTATGTTTCTACTTTTTCAGTTTTGGTATTGAGAACATGTATAAATGTTGGCTTATTTGCATCTAGTTGGACTGGTATTTTTTTTAAATCTGACATATTGATTACAAATGGTGAATCGGTTATTAATATACTCGAATTGAACAATGCAAAATCATGGACAATCGGTAAATAGTTTGTTTTTATGGTTGTTTTATTTTTTATTTTGAAATCATCAAATAAACTGTAATAATTCACCTTTTGTCTGGATACATGATATTCTATTGTATGTATAGTTTTTGTTTCCAGAATATATTTTGAATGCCCTGAAATATAATGAATGTTATCCAATTCTACCTTTTTATCCATTCCAATTGTATTGTTCTCAAAATGAATACAAATTGAATATGGTACATCTCGCTCAAAAAGTGCATATACATTTTTGTTTACATTCAAAAGCGCAGTGTTTGCAACTCCCATTACATTTGGGAATAATTTTACTTTATTCATAATCAGCATAAAAATAGTTGAAAATATATCTTTCGGTATTTTACCATATTTCTCTTCAAACCGGATTTTATCCGTTTTAATAAAATGTTTTACAAACGTCAAATTACCACCATTGAAAAATACACCTTGAATATTTCCATCACCAGTAAATAAATCATATAATGATTTGATAGTTGTTATATTAATATCTGGACCAATCATCCCATAAAATCCGTCTATCTTGTTGAGAACATCTTGTTCTCGTTGCGGTATTTTATAGTTTATTTTTTGGTTAATTTCTTTATCTATTTTTTTTTTATTAAACTTGAATGATATTCCGTGAAATTTACTATAATTAAAAACAAATGTCGATAAAAAAATCGATAAATAAAAGAAAATAAATAAAAATTTTGAGAACATACTTTCTGTTTTACTTTACTATATTTTTCTGTTTATTTCTTTTTTCTAAACATACTTTTTGTACAATTCCAGCATTTTCTTTTTTTGTTCATCATAATCAACAATCGGAGTATAATATCGCGTTTTGTGATATTTCGTGTCATTGCACATAATATACCATTTATGAATATCACGCGGTTCTACATTCGCCAATTCAGGTACCCATTTTTTTATATAAACGCAATCTTTATCGAATTTTGCTGACTGTATCCATGGATTCATATCCCGGAAATAGGGTTTCAAATCCACCCCTGTTCCTGAAATACCTTGCCAATTACCATTGTTTGACGCAGGGTCATAATCCACTAATTTTTGGGCAAAATAGCGTTCTCCTAACCGCCAATCCAATAACAATGTTTTTACCAAAAAATTGGCGACTATCATTCGTCCACGATTATGCATATATCCAGTTTCGTTCAATTGGCACATACATGCATCTACCACAGGAAACCCGGTTTCGCCGTTTTTCCATGCATGAAAATCCGCATCACTTTTTCTCCATTTTATTTTGCGATAAGATGGTTGATAGGATTGACCGAGAACATCTGGATATCCGTACAAAACATGGGCATAAAATTCACGCCAAATTAATTGTCGGATGATGTCCGATTTTGCACCAAACTTTTGTTTGAATGCATCATATACTTCGCGAACGGATATACATCCAAATTTAATTGGCGCAGATAATCCACTTGTTGGATTGAATAGAAAATCATGTTCATTTGAATAATTCGCTTGTGTTATCAAAGACCTAGCCAACATCTGTTTAGCACGATGTCTTCCTCCATTTACTGCAATGGTATCATTATTATGGGTGAATTTTGAAAATGCGTTTCGCAAGGTTATTGAGTTCTCTATTTCCAGTGTAGTTTTAGAAAGGTTTGTAATGGTTCTCTTTGTTGGTTTTTTTATTTCTATTTTGAGAACTTGTTCATAAAATGGTGTGAATTTCTTGTAAAAACCCCCGCTTCCATTTAATACTGTACCAGGTTCATATAAATAATAATCTGACTGTGGTAAGCAGTTTATTTGATGTCTCTTACAATATTCGATTATTTCATTGTCGCGTTCAACTGCATAAGGTGAATAATCTTTATTGAAAAATACACAATCTATTTCTAATCTATTTACTAATTCTGTGACGCTTTTTTTATGTTGCCCATATAGCGTAATAAGTTCTCCATTTTTAGACTGGATTGATTTTCTTAAATCTTCTAAACTTTCAATCATGAATTGAATTGCATTGTCTGAACGATAATCATTGGATTTACCAACTTGCTCTGGTGTAAATATAAAACATGTATAAACACGCTTACATTGAGAACTTGCCTCTAATAATCCGACATTATCGGTGATTCTGAAATCTCTATGAAAAATAAATAATCCGTTTTGATATTTCATATACATTATGTGTAGATGTTTTTACATGTTTTTTCTAGACCATTGTAAATAATTTATTAAACAAACATAAATACATCGCTTTAATAACTATAACCATAATTGGTGTATGAGCGATTTAAGTACACATTTATTAAATTTAATATCTATTACATCAACTATTTTTACTAACATGATTGGTTTTTTCGAAGAATTTTTTTACGTTATGCACATTCTAATTTTTCAATATTTGTCTGTATTAGCAAATTACTCGGCAAATCAAGTTTTAGCATTATTTGATACAGATACTGAAAAAGTAGGCATTAAACTATTTTTATTAGTAAGTAAAAAATACAGTGAATTAAAATACGGTACATTGAATGTATATGAAAAAAACCGTACTATTAAATTGGCGGTAGATACTATATACAAGGTTTCAGTCGAAATTTATAAAAAGTTGAATGGTGTTAAAAGCGAACCATTTAGTCCATTATGGATAAGTGTTTTTACACTTACCCCAAATCTAAACAACAATGAAGAATACACTGTCGTCGAAAATTCAGTGAATGAAGTTTTATTGAAAAAATTGAAATCGGTTATGGAAGAAAATGCAAGTGAAAACACAAATGTTGATAAATTATACACTTTCAAAACACCCGCGTATATTTTATGCAACGTGACAAATAAATTTGAAAAAGACGATGCCAAATACTTTGTCGAAAAATCCGATGTCAAATTTTTAAGCATAGAATACTCAAATCCTGATATGAAAGAAGCGATTCGTTTCACATTAAACAAAGACCTTTTTCAAATTGGAAATGAAATATTATCGAATGCATTTGTATTACGATATCTTCAATATCAATCCGAACACTATGTTTATGCAAATGACTATACTATCACTATAATTGACGATAAGGTCAATCAATTTACATTGACTAGTAAACAATATCTGTTATTAGAAAAGAATGAATACAAAATCATTACAAAAGAATAAAAATAGAAAAAATAAGAAAACGACATAAAGATTTTATATTTAGTATTATATAGTATTCAAATGAATACGTTTGATTTACAAACTGAATCTGTAAATCAAATTTTGGACGTTCGTGAAGAAACCTGTAATATTCCGGAAACACAGCAGCATAAACTGCTTGGTAAATGGAATTTGTATTACCATTTACCACACGACAAGAATTGGGATTTAGCAAGCTATAAAATAATAATGAACAATATAGACAGTCTTGAAAAATTAATAGCTATAAACGAAAATGTATCAGAACAAATAGTAAAATATTGTATGTTATTTGTAATGCGCGATGGCATTACGCCCATGTGGGAGGACCCCAGCAATAGAAATGGTGGTTGTTTTTCTTTTAAAGTATTAAACAAACAAGTATATAGTGTTTGGAAATCCCTATTTTATGCGATGTGTGGAGAAACTTTGTTCAAACACAAGGCATATCACAATTTAGTAAACGGTATTACGATTTCTCCGAAGAAGAACTTTTGCATAATCAAAGTGTGGTTATTGAATTGTTCTGTCCAAGACCCGGAATTGATGATTTCTATTCCGAATTTATCGACACAGGGGTGTTTATTCAAAAAACACGAGCCTGAATTTTGATTTTATTGAATATATACATTTTTTTGATGTATATATTTTATTGGACTATTAGTTTTACAGGTGCGTCTTGACCTGTGCCGCCACACAGGGTTGCCCATTCACATACACCGTTTGTATTATATTTTGATACAAATACATCATAATTGCCTATATTCGTTAAAGTTTTAAATATAGAATCATCTGCATTGTAAAATGTTATATTTGATACGTTTAAACGTGACGAAATATATACATTTTTAAGAGAATCTGATGACATAAATATTGTACTCACAACCCCACTATCAGATGTTGATTGTAACTGTCCTGATACCCACTTACAAAAACCATTAGTATCATATTTTGCAATAAATGTATTATAATTTACAGCACCGGTTAATGATAATATTTTAAATTGAGAATTATCTGAATTATAAAATGTAACAGACGCAGTATAATATGCGGAAATATATACATTATTAGCAGAATCTAAAATCATATTTACTGACCTACTGGTGGTGCCAATCCGTGTTGCCCATTGACACATCCCATTAGTATTATATTTTGCTAAAAACAAGCTCCCAAATGGTAATGTTTTAAATTGAGAAGTGTCTGCATTATAAAATATTAAACTACTACTACCACAACGTCCATATATATATATATTATTTGCAGAATCTAATAATGTTGTTGTCGTGGTATCGATACCTGTGCCGCCAATCCGGGTTGCCCATTGACATTCGCCATTACTATTATATTTTGCTATAAATGCGTCAGTACTACCGTTACTGCTTAATCCATTTGATGCCGAATTATCTTGATTATAAAAAGTGATACTGCTATCATAATCTCCGTAAATATATACATTATTATTAGAATCTAATAATAGTTTTTGTATTACATTAGGTAGACTCGCATATGTAATGTATGCTCCCCATTGTCCGATTCCATTAATATCATATTTTGCTATAAATATGCCAGTACTACCCGATATTGATTTAAATTGAGAATCATCTTGATTATATAATATTAAACCATTAGAATTAAAAATTCCGCAAATATAAACATTTTTCGAAGAATCTACTGCCATATTTACTGAAAATCCGTTTACAATTCGTGATTTCCATTGGCCCATTCCATTACTATTATATTTTATTAAAACCGTATCGCCCGACGTTGATACACTACTTAATGGTGATATAAATGTAGAATCATCTGCATTATACAATGATGACGGCTGGCTAATATTCCCAATTCCTGCCGAAATATATACATTTTTTGAAGAATCTAATGTCATACTTTGCAAAGTAACACGTCCTACAACTGCAACCCATTGTATTGTTCCATTAGTATCATATTTTACTGTATATCCAATAGCATATCCCGGAGACGTAATTGTTTTAAACTGTGAATTATCTGCATTATACAATGTTACATTTCCATTATTTGTTCTCCCATAAACATACATTTTATTATCAGAATCTAATATCATTTCAAAAACTGTATCACTCACAGTAGATGAAATCCGTGTTGCCCATTGTCCTATTCCACTAGTATCGTACTTTGCTATAAATATATCATTAGTTCCATCATTTGTTAATGTTTTCAAAGTAGAATTATCTGCATTATATAATGTTAGTGCAGCATAATAATAACCAGTAATATACACATTTTTTGTTTTTATTGGTAATGGTATAGGATTTGATAAATAAAAATTAACAATACTATTGCCTAATTGATTCGTATTTCCAATACGTCTTCCATAGATTCCATTTCCATTTGAATCATATTTCGCCAAAAATATATCAGTTATTGTACTTGAATTACTACTTAAATCCATGAATGCCGTGTTACTTGAACTATAAAACGTCAAAGGGTTCAATCCGCAATAATACCCAGAAATGTAAATATTGTTAAGTGCATCTATTTTCATATCAAATGTTTGTTTTATTCCAAGCCCTCCTATTCGAGATGACCATTTATAATTACCATCTTTATCATATTTTATTATACCCAAATCAGAATTAGTACTTGTGCTCGTAAATGTCAAATTTCTTGTTGTAGTAGTATTATTATTTTTATCATAAATCCATAAAGTATTTGCATAATTTGTATATATATATACATTATTTGCACTATCTAAATTCATATAACTACTATTTTCATCACCATTGCTACCTAAATGAGTTGCCCACGATATTGCACCACTACTACCATATTTCACTATGAATATATCATTTGTACTCGTTCCACTATTATCAAACGAAACGTATGACGAATCATTTGTATTATAAATAGTAACTGGTTTTGAAGTATAACTGCCTAAAAGATATATATTATTATCACTACCTAATACCATATTTTTAGGTATCTGTCCACCAGTTCCGCCAATACGTGTAGCCCATTGTCCAGAACCGTCTTTGTTATATTTTGCTATAAATGTATTATATGCTTGATTGTCTAAACCGGTACCATTACTCAAAGTTTTGAATGATGTTTTATCACTATTATAAACGGTTAATGTCTGTGACCTAAATATTCCACTAATATATAAATTTCCATAATTATCTAGTGAATAATACGATATTGTATCATTTCTACCGCCAGTAAGAGATGTCACCCATTTGAATGTATTATTATTATCATATTTTAAAATTAAACTCTCTAAAAAATTTTCATTATTGATAGTACCCACTGAATTCGTCCCGTTGTTACTGTCATAAACATTTAAAGGTGTTCCCAAATCACCTTCAAAAATTCCTATAAAGAATGGGTTATTTGAATTATCAATCGCTATATTATAAATACTACAAAGCGGTGCCCCAATATATATAGCTATTATCGGTGTTCCACTTTCATTATATTTTATGATACCTGCACAGGCTGGACAATTTGCTGGAAGATTGAAACTTGCAAAAACAGTAGTATTGTTTGTATTATATATTTTTAATACACTTGTAGCAGTTGTAACGCAAACATAGATATTATTTGCGGTATCACTATTTATACATGATGGCACTGTATTAGAATTTCCTGTACCTCCTATTTTTCTCGCCCATAATAATGCGCCATTTGTGTTGTATTTTACAACAAAACTATTTGGATTTGATGTCGTTGTATCATTTGTCAGTGATACAGAATTGCCACATACATCATAAATAGTAACCGGATTTGAATAATAATAAGCTGCCATAATGACATTATTTTTTTTATCAATTATTATTTTTAGTGGAACAACGTTATCTGTTCCTACGATACGGGTTGACCATAACGGATTTAAACTATTATCATATTTTATCAAATAAATTTGCTGTACATTACCAGCGCTGCTATTTAAAGAATTAAAAATACTATTATTTACATTGAATACATTGAATCCTCCTGATTTGTAATACCCACAACTGTATAAATTATTTGAAGCATCTAAAACAGATGTTACCGCATAATCATTAGCATTTCCACCTACACGAACTGCTGTTGCATTCCCACTAGAATCATATGTTGATGTAAATATATCTTGATTTCCGCAACTATCTAAACTAGCAAATGCTGCCTTATTTTTATCGTTATAAAATACTAATTGTTTATATGGGTCAACATTACTTACATTATAATTTCCCGTAATATATAATGTTTGTGGATATGTATTTATTGTATCTGCAATCATCTGTTGTATTGCATTCATTATACTTGACCCGCTCCGAATTGAACTAAATGTATTCATATTATATTATATATTATAATATAATATATCACTTTTTTCATATTCATTTAATGAATTTATATAAATTCTCACATTCATTTAATGGATTCGCATATCTTTTTTTAACAAAACATTTTTGTATCGTTTTTTCACATTCATTCAATGGATTCTCTATTTGTTTTTTGTAGTGCACGCGCGGTTTTTCACATTCATTTAATGGATTCTCTCGCACTTGATTCTCTCGCCATGGTTTACAATTTGGTATAAAGAAACTTCGCGAGTGTCTATGTGAAAATCGTCTTATTATCAACATATTATATAAATGAAAATATAATATTTTGATTGTAACTACCAATTGTAGTTTTTAGAATACAACTGTATTTTACAAGTTTCACAGTTTCGGTATATGAAATGGATGATTTTTTTTCCACGGTATTTTTAATAAATACATTCCTACCATAATAAAAAGTATACCAATATATTGATTATAATTAGTAAATCTTTCGCCTAAAAATACATATGCCGCTATACTTTCTGTCAAAGTACTCATTGCATCCCAACCATTATTTACTAATAATATAGTCGAATCCTGCAATGATACTATCAACATAATCACTACCCCCACATATCCTAAAATACCTGTTGCCAATGAAGTTGTACCTCCATTATTCGCATATTCTTTTAATCCGAAATCTCCCACGATTTCCACACATGTCAGTGCAAATAATTGGGGTACGCTCATCTTTTTTGTCTATATTGTATACATATTTTTTCTAAAAGAAAATTGATTTTGTTTGAATAATACAATACAAATATACAAAATACAATTGTAAAATGAAAACCGAAATAATTCTTGTATCCGCAATGGAAATCACTTATCATATTGGCGTTTCTGCCCAAGATAATTTCGATTTAATCGACGCTTCTTCGCCACAAGATATTTGGTTTCATGTGCAAGACCTTCCGTCTTGTCACGTGGTTGTGGTTATGCCAGAAAATGAAAAATTGGATAAAAAGAAAATGCGCGCTCTCGTCAAACAAGGCGCCGTTATTTGTAAAAAACATTCCAAATATGCATCCCATAAAAATCTACCCATCATATACACCAAAATCGAAGATGTTCAAAAAACCGGCACAAGTGGGTCAGTCTTTGCTACCAATACCAAAACAATCATTATATAAAATGACAATGCAACAAAATTCATTTCAAACGTAAAAACATCTATATATTTTTTTACATCGTCCCATTGAATTTTGTTGGCACGGGTTATCCGAAATATTTCATGCTCTGTATCCATAATATATTTATCATCGTATATTCTGGATTTTTCTTGTTTTAAATATTTGGTCAATACATATTTTTGCACATCAATCTCATTTTTTACCGAGATACCTTCACAAAATTCGATGATATTTTTACAACTACCAATGAAGACATGGGGATTAGGTAGTTTCGTTTTTTTATATATTCTTTTTTGGACATATCGCGTTAACCAATATTTCGACAATATTCGTTCTGCAAATACAATGGAATTTTTATATAAATAATATTTTGCATGAATGTCTACAATATCATCGTCATTTTGAACCACGCATACAATATCATCCTCCTTTTTATTTTTACAAAAATGGATGAATGCGGTAATATTATTTTTTGAAAAAGGCTGATCTTCATACGAAACTATATATATATTTTTCATTGGTTATAATGAAAAATATACAGAAATTTTTATATATTTACTTCGTAAAGTAATATAATAACCATCGAATTACGACGGAGGTAATGGAGCTAAACACAATTTAATTTCACCCAAAGATGCAACATCATATTTAACAATAAGCGGCAAATCATTTCCCAAATACATCTCTAAATGACTACATAATGGCGTACATTTGATAAAATGTGACAATGATTTCAATGAAAATTCACCCTGTATCACTACCGACGCATCCGGTTTTTGAATAAATTCCATATATCCATCTGACTCGGAACGTAATATACGGGAACTTGCAAAATTGCCATCACATGAAAATATTAAATCATTTCCAACTGACTTAATCTCAATGCGGTCTGAAATACCATTCAAATCACGGATAATTTTCTGGAAATCGGTGGTGGGTAAATTAATCACCGTTGAATATTCGACATCGGGAACCACCAATTCTTCTGTATCCGGTTCAATCAGTCTCAATTTTTGACTATAACATTGTTTAATATCACCATTATCATATTGTAATCCTAAATGGGATACAATTCCATCATGATAATCCGATTTGTCAATATACATAGATAATGTATCATCATTTGACATAGTTGAAATGACTTTGAATAAATGTAGTGTATTTGCACATACAATGATTTTGTCCGGATGACAAACATATTGTTCAAACTTGTGTGCATTCAAAATGACATTCACCAATATTGTATGGGTTTTATCAAAATTAATAATTTTCATTCCATCTTTTGTAAAAGTAATTGTTGCGTCTGTCAAAACATCTTTAATTGCTGTAATCATATTACGAATCGGCTGTATTTGAACAGTTTTTATTGTCAATACATTATTATCCTCGTTCATTTTACAATATAAAAATAATAGATGGATATTTTTATATTGTGTTTGTATTTATATATTTTTTTCATTTTTCTTATCTTTTTATCGGAAATTGTCTTGTGAATATCCAATTATAGAACATGCAATTCGTTTACCTGAATTTCCAGTTGTTTTACTTGTTTCCGCATTTCCCATACCACAATCATCTGGGTCTGCATGAACAATGAGTCCACGACCGATGATATTTGCTTTATATCCACGCAATTTTATACAATCATCTATCATTTGATATTTTGCACACCCATGTTGGTCTGTTTGTAAATTTCCTAAATCGCCAACATGTCGTTCTTTTGCACCAGGACATCCGTGTGTTTTTCCGTATGGATTGAAATGTGCACACATACTATCACATTTATTTGTTAAATCTCCGGATTCATGAACATGAAATCCATGTAGCGCATTTTTTTTCAATCCGGACAATTCAATATCAATGAGAACAGTCTCGTCTTTCAATATTTCGGTGAAAATAACCCTCCCTTTTACTTTCCCATCGAAGACTGCAATCGCTTTTATTGGAGTTTTTTGCATTTTATCTATATTTAGATTTATATTTTTCATTTATGTTGTTTTTTGCATGTCTTTTTTGCCATTTTCAATGCTTCATACCTTTCATTTACGACGATTTCATCTACGTTTATTTGACTTGCGTTTTCTTCTGCCACTAACTCATTTGTCATCATCATCATAAATCCTATATATATGTTGTATTTCAGTCGGAATAATTACAATATATTCATCACCATTGATAGTTACTGTTTCAATACCATCATCCTCAATGAAATCATCATCATTAGAACGCCTAAACTTGAATGTGTAAGTATTCGGAATTCCTACCAAACCATCTCCGTCGTGTTTTATTTGCATTGTATTTTCTCGTATTGATAAAAAACCATAATACATTCTATTGTTATAAGTCATATTAGAATCAAATATTAATTTCCATGATTCTTTATATTTTTTAAATGCATTTTTAGCAGAAATTTTTTCCTCTTCTCCTGTCGGTAAATGACGAAGAATTTTTTTGGCTGCGTTTTCCATAAAGTTTTTATATATTATATTTTTCCTAAATAAACTTATACTTTTATTTTACAAAGTTGTAATGGTTTACTTTTTGGTTTACATCCCATGAACAATATCTCATAATCTACTTTGCATGCATTTGCACCAGTAACCGCACTTGCCAAACGTGCTAAACCCCACGATTCGGCAGTTTGATTTGGACGAGAACCACTTGAATAATATGCCCCGCGGCCTTTGTTGACTATTTTTTCCAATGCAGCTTGGCTACATTGAGTTTTTTTGGCAAGTTCTTTGGTTGGTTCTAATGTATCTACCTTGTATATTTTTTTGGCATTTTCAATGTGATTGGATGGTCTTGATTTGAATGTTTTCAATTTAGGACGTTGATAATAAACACCCTTTTTGTATAATTTTCGCGATTTTCTTAAATATTGTTTTTGTTTTTTTGTGTCCCTTTTTGACAATATTTTAGGAATATATCTTTTGGGAACATTTAGCAGGTCCATGTGGATATTTATATAATGAGGATATAAAAAAAGGAAAAATAGATGTAAAAAACCTCCTACTATTATAGATGAATACTAGTGAAAAAGCAGAAAAAAAAACAACAATAGACAAAGATAAAATAATTGATATCCAAAACAATGTGAAAGAAGCAATTGCTACGATTTTCAATACAAAAACATTGCCCTATTTTGCGGGATTCATTGTACTATATGTATCCCTATATTTCGGCGTATACGGTTTTTACAGGGGGCACAGTGACGTAGATATATTATTTAGCAAATCAGTTGATATATTCATTATAACTTTACTTGTAATTGGATTAATATACTACTTTTTCAATTTACCAAAAGAAGACAAAGACCATTTTATCGGATTTTTAGTAAAATGGACCAAAGAATTTTGGCAAGACCCGATTGGTACCGCCGCTTCCGCCATTTTAATAACATTATTTTATTTGTTTGTTTATTTAGGAGGAATTCCTAAAAACCCCATTCCTAAAACCATCGAATTTTTAGAACAAAAAGTATGGATATTTCTAGCAACTTTTATTATTTTGGACTTTTTCAAATACTATTTTGAAATTGATTTAGTCGAAAAATTCATTAGCAAAGATACCGTCGATTGGTTTTATGGGAAATCAAACAACAGTACAACTGGAAAAAACCATGAGAAAAAGAAAAATGATAAACAATCCGATGTAAGCGATGAAAAAAAAATAGACGAAGTTGGTAATGAAGTTTTCCACGTATCCAACAATTTATATTCATATGATGACGCCCAAGCAATATGTACATCCTATGGAGCACGTATTGCCACGTACGACGAAGTAGAAAATGCCTATAAAAATGGAGCAGAATGGTGTGGATATGGATGGTCTGACGGACAAATGGCGCTATTTCCTACGCAAAAATCAACATGGGATAAATTGCAAAAAAAAGAGTGTCACAAAAACAGTTGCGGTCGTCCAGGAATAAACGGTGGATTCATCGCCAATTCAAATATAAAATATGGCGCAAATTGTTATGGTAAAAAACCATTAGCAAATACTGCGGACGTGAATAGAATGAATGCGCAAAAAAATAATCTATATCCTAAAACGAAAAAAGATGTAGTATCTGATATGAAAACGCAATTTTGGAAAGATAATTCCAATAAATTAGTAGTGAATGGATTTAATAATGATAAATGGTCGGAATTTTAAACCTTTGCGCATTTAAAATGCGCATGGTAACAGTTGCCTTTGCACTGGTAAATCGGCCCAGAATGGGCGATTTAATTGTACAAAGGTGTAACAAAAATATTTATATATGGAAAAAACATATAAATATTTATGGTTATGGTTCAATAATGAAAACCATTTTGGTTACTGGCGGCGCCGGGTTCCTCGGACGCAATTTATGCAAAAAATTATTGGAAAATCCAAATAACATTGTTATTTGTCTAGATAATTTAGTAACCGGAAGTCATAAAAATATTGAAGAATTCGAAAAAAATACCAATTTCACATTTCTTCGTGCCGATGTAACACAATCAATTCAATTCCCGCTTTTAGACGAAATATATCATATGGCATGTATTGCCAGTCCCGATAAATACAAAGTACATTCTATTGAAACCTTAAATACATGTTTTATTGGAACACAAAATATGATTCAATTGGCAAAACAGCACAATGCAAAACTATTATTCACATCCACTTCTGAAATTTACGGTGACCCCGACGTCCATCCTCAACCTGAAAATTATTTCGGAAATGTCAATACTATGGGCGAACGTAGTTGTTACGATGAAGGCAAACGTATTGGTGAAACTCTGATATATGAATATCGAAAAAAACATGGTCTGGATTTGAAAGTAGTCCGCATATTCAATACATATGGCCCTTATATGGATATAAATGATGGTCGGGTTATTACCAATTTTATAAAACAAATCATCAATAAAGAAGCCTTGAATATTTATGGAAATGGAAACCAAACCCGTAGTTTTTGTTATGTCGATGATATGATTGATGGTCTCATACGGATGATGAATAGCAATGAAGCCGGTCCTATCAATATAGGTAATCCACATTGTGAATTTACACTCAATGAATTAGTGAAAGTATTTGAGAAAATAACGAATCGTAAATTACCAGTAACCTATTTGAGTTCCACTGAAAATGACCCAAAACAAAGACGTCCTGTTATTTTGAAAGCACAAATATTGTTAGGGTTTGAACCCAAAATAGAATTGGTGGCTGGTATTCAAAAAACATTGGATTATTTTCAAAATATTCAAAATACACAAAATTGAAATATTATGTAAAAGAAAAAAGATAAATACTATATCAAATATATATTATTTATTACCATGGAACTGTGTGTTGAACCCGATATGTATAGTCCTAGTATTGATGCTGTGGGAAATTATGTTGATAAAATTCCACCATTCAATACTATCAAAAAAGGGCTACGATGTCCATGTGGTTCTCGAAAAGACAAAATATACGAAACTCATAAAATATTTTCATCTCACATCAATACCAAAATTCATCAAAAATGGCTGGCCGACTTGAATTTGAACCGTGCTAATTATTATATGGAAAATGAGCAATTGAAAACTACATTACAAAACCAACGGCTCATTATTGCAAAATTAGAAAAAGACGTTCAAAATAAAATGATGACAATTGACTACTTGACACAACAATTACATAAAAAATGCAATGAAAATGTGGTTACTGATTTGTTGGATTTAGACGTGTAATTTGTTATTTGTTCAATTCCACTAAAATCTTCTTACCCACTTTTTTCAATTCTCCTACTTTCACCAATTGTTTATTATTATCAAATAATTCTTTGTCATATAAAATATTTGTAGCAGGGTCTACTTTGTATTTCACACCGTTAATCTCTTTTGTATCTTTCAATTTAATTTTCTGCTGTACAATGTTCAATTCCTCTTTTTCGCTCATATCTTTTTCAAGAGTAGGATACGAAATAAAATTATTAGATTCTAATTTACCAAAATTACTTCCATAACAAATCAATTGTTCGTCATCTTTTCCCTTTGATTTTTTTGTATTATAGACATTACAATCAATCGATGTCTCTTTGATTGATTTCAATATCTTTTGATTAATATTATCTTTTATTTGAGCGATTTCATATAGAGATTGGTCGGTTGTAATGGATTTTTGGTCAATCTTTGATATATCATGTATCATAATTTCAATACTATTTTTATCCGTTTTCTGTTTTTCGGTAAATACCGATAAATATAAGAAAACCTCGACTGTTCGTAATTCTTCTGGTAAATCTTCGTGACTGCAAATACGACGAGCACGTCCAATTACCTGGTCTATACGAACACTATGCCAATATGGCTCTACAATATGAACAAAACGAGTATTCTTTAAATTGATACCTTCTGCTCCCGATGATGTAATTAAAAATAATTTGATAATTTCTCCATAAAAATTGTTTGCCGATTTTTCTTTTATTTTGTCTACAATTTCTGGCGGTACTAAATTCCATGCACTATTGTAAATATTACGAATAATTTCTTTTTCATCGGCGGTCTCTGTTCCCGTATATAAAACAAATCTGGGTTTTCCGTCAGCATCTTCTTTTTCAATGATTTCCCATTTATCACTAGATATATCTTTTTTGATTTTGAATTCAGCATAACCATTTGCTTCCAATATTAATTTCAATATACCAATACCTTCAATTGTTCTGAATTGACTATATATCAAATGGAGTCCTTTGTTTTCTTCATTTTGAATATTTTCCAATAATTTCAAAAATTTAGGACTGTATTTTTTTAATCCCTCTTTTGATAAAAACTGCTCTTCATCTTCCGATTTATTTGGGTCATATGCTAACATAGACAATGCGGTATCGATACGTTTTTTGTAGTTCGTCATTTCTACTTCTGTGATTTTTTCGACATCTTCTTCATCCATATATGTGTCATTTTCTAATAATATTTCTTTGGAAACAGCATCAATTTCATCTTCATTCAATTCATTTGTAGGTTTATCTGGAAGTGGTCTTTCAACTGAATTTGGAAATGTAAAATTACACGCAGCTCTTGAAAATATACGATATGTTGATGATATTTTATAAATATCTTCATCGTCTCCTTTTTTCACCTTTTTTTTTGCATTTTTGCGACTTTCTTTTTCTTGTTCAATTTCTGTTTTACGTATTTTAAGATAGGATGAAAATTGATGTTCGCTCATTTCTACCGGAACTACATGGATGGTTTTATTATCACTCGTCTTTACAAAAGATGGAAGTAATTTTTCTTGTGCACTACGGAAATAAGATGTTAATCCTAATATTCGTTTTTTGAATGTATTTTCATTCTTAATTTCACCAGTTTCTATATCTACAAACGTGGATAAAAATGTTTCTGCATCGTCGGGTAATGATTTATGATGTTTTACTTCAATCAACCCGCTAATTACTTCCAATTTATTTTTATTCAAAATGCGCTTGACTTCTTTTACAAAATCATCGTCAGACATATTTCCAGTTTCGTCTAATTTTACACCATTGTATTTTTCAAATTCTTTATCACCTCCTTTATGATATTCTGGCGCAACTCTGTCCAATACATCTACTTTTGCATCATCTTCTATATCTTCTTCTGGTCTATAATTTATTTTAATGACGCCTTTTTCAATTGTAAATGGTTCTTCTTCCTCTTTATTCTTTTTAGTCACTCTTTGTTTTTTAACCTTTTGTTGTTTCTTGGCACTTATTTTCCTTTTTTTCTCTGATTTTCCACCAAACAATGACGTCATCATTGTTGCCATACTTCCGCCATTCTTTTTATTATAAGGCCCACGTTTTTTTGTGTTTACAAACCCGAATGGATTTCTTGTTATAATTACTTTGTTATCGGTATAATCAACATAATCATAGTTTTTAAATTTTTCTTCATCAAACATTTTAAGTATTTCTTCTTTATTTACTTTACCACCACTTTTTACAGTGATTGGGAAACTCCATGTTTTAATACTTCCCCGAAGAATATTAAACAAAATTCCGATTTCATTTGGATAGTTGATAATTGGAGTTCCGGTCAGCAGAACAACACGTGCATTTGTTGCTTTCATTAGATAATCATATAATTTGAATGATATGGATGCCGGTTTCTTTATTTTATTGACTATTCTACTTACAAAATTATGTGCCTCGTCAATAATGACGACTTTGTTGTCAAATGGATTTACACTACCATTCTCGGTAAGTGCGTCCATTTTATTCTTGGTTAAACCATTGTAATTAATATCAATATATTTATTACGAATCATCAAGTTCAATTGTTCATCAATATTTTCTTGGTCACTTGAACTCAAATCCGCAAAATTAGGTGATTTTGTAACATCAACCATCCATGCTCCACGGTTTTTTTCGAATACTTCACGAGGTATAGAGAGAACATTTTCCAATATATCAATATATTCTGGTTTTCCTTCGGTTGATATGAATTCCCAATATTGATTTTTTTTGTATATTGGGTCTCCGTATTTTTTCAATTCACTGAAAAAATTCATTTTTAAAGATGCGGGGGTCATAACTACAATAGATTTTCCACTTTTCATACCTTCTGCCAGTGCAATTGCACTCGCAGTCTTGCCCGATCCTAACATATGGTATAGTAATAATCCACGATAAGGAGTATATAGATTCAAGTAATCTCTTACTATTTTTTGATGAGTCATTAAACCAAATTCACTATTGGTCGATTTCGAACAAGTCACATCATTTTTTGCAGCGGAGTCTAATTCTTTTGTATAATCTTTGAACATTTCTCGTAGTTTTTGGATAAATATACGACGATTGTTCATGTAATATGATGATGTTTTAACAATTATTTTTTCTGTTTTTGGTAATCTTTGTTCTATTGTATGAGTTCCCATTTTGAAATTCTTGATTTCTTCGGTCATCGCTGTATCAATGGTTCTTTTCACTTTGGGTGCTTTCAATGCACGTTTCTTTTTTTCTTTCTTTTCTCCTTTTTTTGGTTTTTCTTCTTTTTCTGGTTCTTCTTCTGCTTCTTCCTCTTTTTCTGGTTCTTCTTTCTCTTCTTTTTCTGGTTCTTCTGGTTCTTCTGGTTCTTCTTCCTCTTTTTCTGGTTCCTCTTTTTCAAATTCCATTTCATCAATTTCTTTTCCAAGTATATCTAACTCTTCAATTTCTTTTTCTTCACCAATAACCAGTTTCTGCATTTGTTTTTCAGGTTTTCTAATAATACGTATTTCATCCCCCATTACAACAGATTTTGTAGGTGGTTCTAACACACGTACATCAAATAAATTCTTTTTATTCAACCGTTCCAATACCATATCTATATTAATATTCATTTCATTGCGTTTGTCTACAATTTCCATTTTCCTTTTTGGCATTTTTTCTGGTTCCTCCTCTTTTTTATTATCACCAAATTTGACATTTATAATTGCCTGTTTTTTTGGCATAGGTTTCACTATCATTTGTTCTAAATACAATTGTTCCATTTAAAATATATTATATATTATAATATAGTATATTTTTGTATTTCTTTTTTCCCATTATTCATTGTTTCTTTTTGGCATTTTTTTACTTCGTCGCATCTAAAATGATTGTAAATGACGGATTGCTTCATCACATGCAATTTGTTCCGCCTTCTTTTTAATCTTATGTTTCCCTTCCCCTAAAAATACAAATATCTTATTATGTTCCGACATATATTGATGTATATCTCCATATGAATTGAAATGAGTGATTGGAATAGAATCGCTGTGTTTTTTATTATGTATTGGTTGTCCCAGACATAAATAAACTCCCATATAATACCCGGTTTCTTGATTATGGTCTTCTACTTCCATATAATGCGGAGTCACCTTAAATTCCTTTTGTATTTTTACTTGTAAAATATTCTTGTAATTATCATCATTACGTATCAAATTTATCCAATCCACATGTTTTTCAAATACAGTTTCAACAAAAATTTGTACCATTTGGAACCCCGGTCCAGTTACAAACAAATTGCCAAACCACCCATCGTCATCATGGATGGATATCTTGTTAAAATCCAGAAACATTGCTCCTAAAAACGATTCGAACAAACATCCCAATTTTTTCAAATTTGTACGGGTTTGCTTCAATTCCGCGTGTTTTGATAATACATACCATTTATGCAAACCCATTTCCAATGCCATTTTTCCGATGGATTCATTTTTCACTAGTGCGATTTTCTTTTCTGTCATAAATCCTTCATTTTCCTTTGGAAAACGGCGATATAAATAATACTTGGTAATACATTCTAATACACCATCACCGACAAATTCCAAACGCTCATTGGATTTCGTATAAAGAGGTAAACAATCTTCTGGTTTTTCTACGATTGTAATATTATTTTGCATATTTTCTAAATTTGGACGCTTCATATATGAGCGATGAATAAATGCTCTTTTGTACAAATTTATATTATGTATTGGAGTATTGATTCCATAATTTCTCAAAATGGATTGAATTTCATTTTCATTAATTAATTTATTTAGGGGATTGTATGGATCAAAAATATATGTTTCTACCCCATTTTGATTTTTTTCAATGATAATATCATCATCTAAATGAGATGATTGGTATTCAGACGTATTTGCGTTCATTTTATTTATGAAATAGAATGAAATCAATTGTTGATGCTATTATATTAACCAATATCTTTTTATATTAATTTAATTTATATTTTTTTAGATTTTCAAAAATAAAATATTTAGTAATTATATACCAATATGGGATTAAGTAACGCAGCAAGTAGAGCAAGAAACTATGGTAGCACAGCAAACAGAAATCAAGGTGGTGGATCAAAAAAAGCCGGATTCGCCGGACAAGTTGGTCGTGGTCACTGGACAAGTAGATTCCTTCATTCAACTGATCCAAAGTTTGGTAACTGTTGCAATTTAAAGAAAATTATGACAACTATGACATTTACCAGAAATACTATTCGTCCAATTGGAATCCGCCCTCAAATCCATATGCAATAAATGTTAAATTAATTGTATAAAACAATATAATAGTTTCACGTTGACTATTATATTGTTGTAACATTGTTGTAATATTATTATGAAAATTATCATCGACGAACGCGAAACTGCATTATATGAAAAATGTTATTCCATTGTACAAGGAAATTCTACTTCTATCCAACTTTCTAAACAGGTTCTCAATTTAGGCGATATTTTAATTAAAACTGATGAAGACAAAGATATTTTATTAATAGAACGCAAGTCTCTATCTGATTTGCTTTCCAGTATTAAAGATGGTCGATATGAAGAACAATCCTATCGATTATTGCATTCCAGTGGATACCCTTCTCATAGCATTATCTACATGATTGAAGGTATGTTCTCGCAATTGCGTACATTAATCGAAAAGAAAACTGTTTTGTCGGCAATAACAAGTCTTAATTTTTTCAAAGGATTTAGTGTTTTACGTACATGTTCTATTCAAGAAACTGCTGAAAACATTGTTTGGATGGCAGAGAAAATCGACCGCGATTTTGGTAAAGGTAAAACACCCTATTATTTGCATAGACCAATCGAGAACATTGTTGTGAACAACAATGAAAAGGATGGTGAAAATATGGTTCTTTCTAATCCAGGTTCTCGAAGTATTCCAAATAATTATTGTACAGTTGTTAAAAAGGTCAAGAAAGATAATGTCACCCCAGAAAATATAGGTGAAATTATTTTATGTCAAATACCCGGGATTAGTTCGGTAACTGCCATTGCAATCATGAAACATTTCAATTCGTTTCTTCATTTGATAACTGAATTACAAAATAATCCAGGATGTTTAGAGAACATTACCATTGAAAACAACGGAAAAATGCGTAAAATAAACAAATCGTCGATTCAGAACATACAAAGTTTTTTACTGACACGCAAACCGGATGGCGTGTAACCAGAATACATTTATTCCAATTGGTCTTTTGGTAAATTTTCTCCAAATAATCCTGGTACGATATTTTTAGGAGTATGTAATAATGGTTTTTTAACACTGTTATCAACATATTTGCCGGATTCAAGCGATTGTTGTGTAAATAATACACCTCCCCAATTTGAATCCATCGGATTATCACTAATTTCCGCTTTTTCAGTTGAATCGTGCACTTGGTCAACATCCGTATATCTTCCTACATATAACCCTTGTGGGTCAAATCCTGGATAGTTTCCTTTATTATAAGGTGGGTCTTCTCTACTTGCATCGATCACTTTAATTATATCATTTGAACCAGGATACAAAGTGGTTTGTTCAGGAACCCCGCCGTCTAATTCAAATGGACTTGGACGCATTCTATATACTTCTTCACCTTGGGTATTCACCTCATTTTGTAGAAATAATACAGGACATCGATATCCCTTTTTGCGTTGTATTTCTAAATAGTTGATATATTCGTCTAAATTATAAAAAGGTAGCGGATTGACTCCTTCAACTTCTGGTTTTTGACTATTGTACAACAATAATACATTGTCTTTTTTTAGCAATATGTTTGGACACGATGCCGAAATTGTATTTGTTTCAAATTTTTCTGTGATTTTTAGGGATTTGAAAATTCCATTTGTTGCATATGCATAAATTCCTGCTAAAAATACTATTATAATTAATATGGTCAATATTGGTTTTTTCATGTTGTTTGTATAAATATATATATTACTGGGAATTTTCTTTTCCAAATAAATTATATATAATGCGTAAAACAAATAATTATAAAAGTAAAAATTACAAGAAGAATAAGAAAAATAGAACTTACAAAAAGATACCAACTAAACATAGTAAAACTATTGTTGGCAAAATTTATGCAGGTTGGTGTGGTCATTGTCAAATGCTTGAGACTCCATGGAATCAATTGAAAGCTGATTTAGGAAAAAAAGGCGGATCGTTTGAATTTGCCGAGATTGAACAACAAAATGAATCCATGGGCGTAGAAAAAATAAACGAGACATATTTGAAAAAATCACCTACTAAATTATCCCTGCAAGGTGGTTATCCTACTTTGTTCAAAATCAAAAAAGGCGTATTATCTTATTTTAATGGTAATAGAACATTAAACGATATGACAAAATGGTATTCACAATAATGAATCTAATGGAATAAATATATATATTCGTATAATATACATGTTTGGATTAGAAAAATACAAAGATTATTTTGGAAAACCTAGTACGGGAGCACATAAATACCGTTTTTTGAACTTCGCTATTGTAGATGTAGTCGCAACGATTATTGGCGTGTATATCATTTATGCTTTGTTGACATATTTTGGCTATATTGTGAATTTTTGGATTTTGTTAGTAGGGATGTTTATTTTAGGCATTTTTTTACATCATATATTTGGTGTTCGCACAACCGCCGATAAAATATTGTTTGGAAATACAAAATATGATGATTAAAATTGCCACAAAACATAAAAAATTGATTGTTAAAACTTAATAAATAGAATTCAATATATCAATAAAACCAATCAAATCAAACATGGCAACCAAAAACGTCAAAAAACCAGCTATATTAAAATCATTCCGTTTACTTGATTTCAATATATACGATGAAACCACAGAGAAAGAACATTCAGATAGTGAAGGTAGTGATAATGGCAATAAAAAACAATATTCATCTAAATTCGTCATTCAAATGTTCGGTGTAAATGAAAGCGGTGAAACCTACTGTTTGTATGTCAACGATTTCAATCCATTCTTCTTCATAAAAGTCGGCGACAATTGGAACCAGGGCAACGCGAATCTTCTTTTAAGCGAAATCAAACGCAAAGTTGGCGTTTATTATGAAGATTCCATTGTATCCGCAAAAATCGTGGATTACCATAAATTATACGGATTCTCTGCCGGTAAAAAATACAAATTTGTTCAGATTGTTTTCAAAAATACAACTGCTATGAATAAAGTCAAAAACTTTTGGTATGATTATAGCGAAGAACATCGTAAATTTAAAAATTATGAATATCAAGGCGTTGCACTTGAATTATACGAAAGTAGTATTCCTCCATTATTACGATATTTTCACATTCATAACATTAGTCCTTCTGGATGGATTGCTATACCATTAAATAAAGTGTCAAAATGCCCAATAAAAACAACTACGTGCAATTACGAGTACATTTGTTTATCGGCAAATGTACGACCATTGAATGAGAAAGAAACCCGAGTTCCATACAAAATATGTAGTTTTGATATTGAGGCCAGTAGTAGTCACGGCGATTTTCCACTTCCTAAAAAAACATACAAACGATTGGCATCCAATATGGTCGATATATTCAACTTACAATTTCAATCACAAAATATTGATAATGCACGAAGTCAAACCCTTTGTAAAAAAATGATTATGACTGCATTTGGATACGAAAATTTTGATGACATCGATTTAGTGTATCCGAAATTTGTACCATCAAAAGAACGTTTATCAAAACTTATACAATCATTTATTGAAACACCTATAAATGATGCTAAAAAAATGACGACCAATACAGATGATGCATATACAATTGAATCTTTGTTTGAACAAATGAAAGAAGCAAATGAATATAGTGGCGGAGGCGCCGGAGGCGATGATAGTGATGATGACGGAAATGAAGTTGAAGAAACCCCATCTTATTATAAAAATAAACAATTTAAAAAGAAATCAAAAAAAGTTCAAAGAGAAAATACAATAATTGATATCTTAATCAGTGATGAATATATTCGTGATGAAAAAATTCAGTATGTAAATGAAATGTTTCGTTGTCTATCCTTCCCTGCATTAGAAGGCGATAAAGTCACGTTCATTGGCAGCACATTTATGCGCTACGGTGAACCAGAGCCGTATTTCAACCATTGTTTAGTATTAGGTAGTTGTGATGATATCAATGGTATTACTGTTCAAAGTGTGGCCAACGAAAAAGAGTTATTATTAGAATGGACGCGGTTGATTCAAAAAGAAAATCCCGATATTATTATTGGATATAATATATTTGGTTTTGATTATGAATTCATGTTTCGTCGTGCAGAAGAAAATCATTGTGAAGAAGATTTCCTCATGTTATCGCGGAAAATTGGCGATTTGTGTGCTAAACGAAACAAGGATACTTGTCAACTCTCCATTGAAAATACCAAAATTCAATTGGCAACCGGAGAATATGATTTGCGATATTTCAAAATGGCAGGGCGTTTACAAGTTGATATGTATACCTATTTTCGCAGAGATTTCAATCTACCATCCTATAAATTAGATGATGTTGCAGGGCAATTCATCAGTGACGATGTAAAAAGAATTGAATGTGTAGTGGACCCCGTTTTCGGCGAAATCACAGAATTGTATAGTCAAAATTTGGCAGGATTGCATATTGACGATTTTATTCATATTGAACTTACCAGTTTTACATCGGATTATTATAAAGATGGCAAAAAATTCAAGGTAATTGATATTGTTAAAAATCGCGAAGTAACCGAAATGGTGAAAGGCGTTGAAAAAACAAACAAATATAATGTTATACGTATAGATGGGCATCACGAGATTGACCGTTCCAAATCAATCAAATGGGGTATGGCAAAGGATGATGTCACTCCACAAGATATTTTCCGTTTAGCAAATGGTAGTTCGGCTGACCGAGCTATCGTTGCGAAATACTGTATTCAAGATTGTAACCTCGTACATCATTTGATGAACAAAATCGATGTAATTACTGGATATGTTGAAATGTCCCGTATATGCAGTGTTCCTATCAGTTTCTTAATATTCCGTGGTCAAGGTATTAAACTAACCAGTTATGTTGCCAAAAAATGCCGTGAAAAAGATACATTGATGCCCGATTTGGAAAAATCCGGTGGTGGTGATGGTTACGAAGGCGCAATTGTACTACCGCCAAAATGTTCTATGTATATGGATAATCCAGTTGCATGTGTGGATTATTCGTCGTTATATCCGTCTTCGATGATTAGTCAGAATTTATCTCACGATAGTAAAGTATGGACTCGCGAATATGATTTGCGGGGTAATTTGTTACGTGAAACTGGTGAAAAAGATAAAAATGGCAATTATATATATGACAATTTGCCGGGATACGAATACATAAATTTGGAATTTGATACATATAAATACATATCACCAAAAGAAGGTGCTCGCGCAATCAAAACAAAATGTGGTAAAATGATTTGTAGATGGGCGCAATTTCCGGATAACAAAAAAGGTATTATGCCTTCCATTTTAGAGGAATTGCTGTATGCTCGTGCAAGCACGAGGAAATTGATAAAAACCGAAAAAGACCCTTTTATGCAAAATATTTTAGACAAACGCCAGCTCGGTTATAAGGTAACTGCCAATTCTTTGTATGGACAATGTGGTGCAAGAACTTCCACATTTTATGAAAAGGATGTTGCGGCATCTACAACTGCAACTGGACGTATGATGATTATTTATGCGAAACGAATTATTGAAGAAGTTTACGGAGATATGGTTTATGAGACCGCTATGCATGGACCTGTAAAATGCAATGCTGAATACGTGTACGGTGATAGTGTTGCGAATTATACACCGGTTTATGTAAAAGACCATCGTGGCAGGATTGATATTTGTACAATCGAAGAATTGGCCGAAAAATATGGAAAAGGACTTTGGGTTACATGTAGAGAAGAAGGTAAGCAAGAAAAAGAATTTTGTGAATTATCAGTTTATGGCGTAGAAACATGGACTGATAAAGGTTGGACAAGATTGTATAGAGTTATTCGTCACGTTTTAGCACCACATAAAAAAATGATAAGAATTTATACTGGCCAAGGTTTAGTAGATGTTACAGATGACCATTCATTACTAGATACATTTGCTAACCCCATTACTCCTAACGATGTTTCTGTCGGAACTCCTCTTCTACATAATCCTTTAAAAGACATTTGTATTGACAATCCATATATACGAAATGAATCTATTTATATTTATCATTGTCAAGATGTTATTACCGCAGCAAAATATATCAATTATCTAAATAGTAAAAATCGTTTTGACTATCATATTACATCAGGAGAAGATAATTCTGTTATCGTAACGCTTGATATGTTGAAAAAAAGTAGTACAAATATTAAAAAAATGCAAGAAATACCATATGAAGGATTTGTCTATGATTTGACAACAGAAAACCATCATTTTGCAGCAGGTGTAGGTAATATGATTGTCCATAATACGGATAGTGTATTCTTCACATTCAATTTGCAAAATCCAGAAACTGGTGAAAACATTCGTGGTAAACCTGCGTTGGAAATGACAATCGAAATTGCACAAGATGCCGCGCAATTATGCACTCAATGGTTGAAACCACCTATGGAATTATCTTATGAAAAAACATTGATGCCTTTCATACTCTTATCTAAAAAACGCTATGTTGGAATGCTGTATGAAGAAGACGCAAACAAAGGAAAGCTCAAATATATGGGGCTTTCATTGAAACGTCGTGATTCGTGTGATTATTTGAAAGATACATATGGTGGAATTCTCAATATTCTTATGAAAGAAAACAATATCAAACCCGCGATTGATTTCTTGGAAAAATCATTGAACGATTTGATAAAAGGTAACGTAGCCATGGATAAACTCATGATTACAAAAGCACTTCGAAGTGATTACAAAAATCCTCAACAAATTGCTCATCGTGTGTTGGCTGATAGAATTGGTCAGAGGGACCCGGGCAATAAACCGAAACCTGGCGACAGAATGCGATTTGTTCATGTTGTGAATGATACTAAAAAAGCATTACAAGGTGAAAAAATCGAGACACCTGAATTCATCGTTGCGAATGATTTAAAAATAGATTACATATTTTACATTACAAATCAATTGATGAAACCACTTCAACAGTTATTGGGGTTAGCTCTTGAACAAATATGGGCATATCAAAATAAACATGGTATGATTAAGACCTTTAAAAAGGATATGGTACAAATGGAAAAAGAATATGATAATTTGGAAGTACTCATGAAAAAACGCGAAAAATATTGCTCCGCTAAAATCAAAGTATTGTTGTTTGATAAAGTACTCAATAAAATTAATAATGATAAACATAACATACAAGAAATCACGAATTTCTTTACACAAAAAAAGTAGTGATTATCTGGTTTCTAAAAAATATATTTCTAAAAATATGGCCAATAACATCGGGAATTGCCATGTTGAGAATACATCTCTGTATTCTTTTGATTTTACTATAACCGTCATTATAAATATGAAAAGACTTATTATCATTACAATAAACATGAACATTTTGAAAATGGATTTCACAAAAATAGCATTCATATATATTATTAATGATATTTTTTATTTTTCTATTTGTTCTTCCGTTTACGCATAATTCCTTATTCGATTGTATGAAAAATCTTCGAAATAAATTGGTATGTCAAACGTATATACTGTTGGTGTATCGGTATCTGATAAATTATTTTGCAACTGTCGCATAATACTATTCAAACGATTATATATAATATTTCGCGTATTTACTAAATTACTACTACTATCTTGTAATATTTGGGTTTCAGAACTTGGTGATTGTGTTGTTGTTGGTTCGGTAACTTGTGGCACTTCTGTTGTTGTTTGTGAATTGTATGTTCTTACATCATATCTACATACTGGACATCTCACATTTCGTTGAAACCATAACATTAATCCGGATGATTTGAAAATGTGTCCACAATCACGTATTCTGCAAATATTTTCACCAACCACAAAATTTTCTAATGTGATTGGACATCTTTCTTCTCCCATATCTTCATCATATTCGATTGTTTGTATAGAATTATTTATTTGTTCTTGGGTAAGCCGATTTGTTTGTTGTGTTCTGCGTGGTATGTATATTTGCGGTATTTCAAATGTATAATCATATTGGGGAACATTCCATGCTCTTCTTGCATTTGTTCTGCTAAAAACCGGTGGAGTTTGAGCATTTTGACGTATATTGTTTCGTCTTAATAAATGACTATATACTACATTTTGTTGATGTATGGTTGTTCGTATCATTTGTAGCATATCTCTTGAATTCTCTTGGAATGTATTTATTTGAGAAAAATATTGATTGATAAAATTATTCAACGTATTCAATTGCAATGTATGCACATCCGTTATACTTTGCTCATGTAAATAGTCTCCGTTATTTCTTGGCAAATCATCTGTCGAATCTCCGTAATTCAAAATATTATCAAATATATTTGATATTTCATTTTCTAAAATAGTGGTCAGGTTGTCATTATTGGACATTGTATCGTATATATCTATGTCATTATATTGTTTCTGACAAATATTATCATTGTTCTCTATATATATAAAATGGGGATTATGCCGTTTTGTTCGTATACAATGCATATTTGATTTGATATACAGTTGCATGTGAATAAAAATGGTGGTTCAGTAAGGATCCCAAAAAAAAGGTTGTTCTAGATTCGTTGGCCGTTTTTGATTTTGGACATTTTTGAAAAAAAGAAAAATGTCCATTTTCCAAAAATGGCTCCGAAAATTTGGCGAAAAACGTACAGAAAGCATCATGATGCAAATGCCGAAAAAATCGTTCAAAAAGTCGCTGCATAATTTTTTTGGTCGATTTTTTGGCGCTTTTTCGATTATCATCGGAAGATAATACGAAAGCGTCGGATTTTCGTTCAAATATTTTAATGTGTATTATAACACCATTTATAATATAAATGCCAAAATCATACTTTGAAAAAATGGCTGCATGCCCCAAAATGGTAACAAACCGACGCGAATGATAACATTTAACAAAAATCAATACTATTTTATATCTGCATAATTCGAGCGATTGTAGTTTATCATTTATTTTATATGTTGCGGTGAGAACCTTGTAAATGTTCTCAAATTCGTGATTTTTACAAAACAGGTTCTCAACATCCTTATGTTTTATTCCATTACTAATGTAAAAATAAAATAGTAATGATTTATTTTTTTATTATTACAGATGTTTTTTTACAAAAGAATTGAGAACATTTCATATTTATATAAGTATTTTACGTATAATTTGAAATACTTATATTGAATCACCGCAATAATTTCATACCCGAATATTCACTCATCATTCGTTTACTACTACTTTCTACCAATAAGCCGTTTGCGTAGACCCCATAATTTGCTCTGGCATGCTCGTGTTCTAATGCAAAATGCCATATAGTGTACAATCCTTCTTGGTCATATGGTTCAGCACGTTCGTCGACGCATGCCATCAATCTGTATCGGTTTTCAGTGACATATATTTTACCCATCAATTCTTCCAAGTCTTCGCGTTCTTTATCGGTAATTGTATATACTAAAATCGAATGACATCCGGTTATGATTAAATCTTCGGTTAAATCTGGATATTTGTCTTTACTGCATCGGTATAAACGATTTTTCCCCCTTAATTTATCCGATGGATTATAGATAGTCGAACTACCAATCATACATATTGGTTGATAACCACTTGAACGTGTTTTTACGAGAACACCATTTCTCAAATCTTCGATAGGAATATATTTTTCGGTATTTGTATCTTGGTCAAAACACAATATATTGGTACCTTCTTTGAAACACATTATATTCGACCATATTGGATATAAATACAATGAACGACTATCATTTATCCATACTTGACCTGGTCTATAACTAACATATTCACCATTGTCATTTAATCCATCCCAACCTGATAAAATTGCACCTCGATATGGTGTAGGTATTGTTCTATAATATGGCAAATCAGTAGATGGAAATGTAGTTGAAGTTGAAATAAGTCCATTGGGACCACCGGCATAATGTGGGTCTGTATAAATTGTATTAGATAGGGTTACATTTGGAAAACCATCAATTGCATTGTAAAAATAATATATAGCAATACCACCCACTTGAAACCCCGATTCACTCATTGGACCAATTAACAATCGTGGTGCATTTCCTGTATTTTCAGTAGAATGTTCTAATCCTTTTTGGAATTTGAATGCACGATTTTGTTTTATTTCATAGGAATTATTGTTTATCACAAGAGAACCTTCACAATCTGAAATATATACTAACATAGTTTTATTGAAATCACCATCGCCACTATCTATGTGAGTAGACATATCATTATTAATCCACATCATTGGAATGGATACAGCATTCTCGGATAATCCTAAACTTTGTAATTTAGCCTTCATGTTCTCGGGTAAATTTAGTGAGAACCTTGTTTTGTGATTAGTATCCGACAAATTTTCGCGTTGATTTAGTACAATATCATTTTGAATGAACCAATCCAATTCTTCATTGGAAAATAAACCGTCAAATATTTGAATGTTCTCCATATATACATTTAAAAGACATTATTTTTATATTTCTTTTTTGTCTTTCACAAATTGCAAAATAAATAATCTACTAAAACGATTTAGGCGCTTTTTATTATCATTTTATATAAAGAAAGATAATGAAAAAAGCGCAAAAAAACGCCAAATTTTTTACATGTGAAGGTTGTGATTTTAAATGCACTAAACCATACGATTATAATCGACATGTTGCCACTCGAAAACATATAATGATAACGACGGGTACAAAAAAAAGCGCCGAGCCGGTTGATAATTTTGCATGTGAATGTGGGCGTGTATATAAACATCGTTCGGGACTGTGTCGCCATAAAGTATCATGTTCGTATAAAATGCCGAATGAAGATGTAAAACAAGAAAACAATAGTTTGATAGAATATGATTCGAGTACAGATGTGAATTTGACAAAAGTAATATTGGAATTACTACGGGAGAACAAAGATTTCAAGAACATGTTGATTGAACAACATAAAACCATGATTGAAATTGCACAGAAAACGTCGATTACTACCAATTCGAATAATACAAACTCCAATAATAAACAATTCAATTTGAATTTCTTTTTGAATGAACAATGTAAAAATGCCATCAATTTGTCTGAATTTGTCGAGAACGTGAAATTAAGTTTAGCTGAATTGGAGAACGTGGCTGATATGGGGTATGTGGACGGTGTAACACAGATTTTTATGAATGGGTTGAAAGATATGGATATTTATACCAGACCGCTTCATTGTACTGATATCAAACGGGAAATTATGCATGTTCGCGAGAACAATACATGGATAAAAGATACTCCGGACCAAGCCAAAATTAAGTCGGCTATACGCCGTATTGCGTTTCGTAATATACAACAAATCAGTGAATGGAATAAATTACATCCTGAATCCGAGATACTTGATAGTGAAGAATATAATCGTGCATTTCAAATTATGAAAGAATCACTGGGGGATACGTGTCCTGGCGGTGTTGAGAAAAACAACGAACGGGTGTTGAAGAATGTGATGAAGGCGGTTTATATTGATAAACAAGATTTAGTAGCTCAACCAAGCAGTGAAAATATATAAAATAATTGTATTTTGGAAGGGTCAGTAAGGACCTCTGAAAAAAGGTCGATCTAGATTCGTTGGCCGTTTTTGATTTTGGACATTTTTGAAAAAAGGAAAAATGTCCATTTTGCAAAAATGGCTTCCAAAATTTGTCGAAAAACGTGCAGAAAGCATGATGCTGCAAATACAGAAAAAATGAAGCAAAAAGTCGCTGCATAATTTTTTTGGACGATTTTTTGGCGCTTTTTGGATTATCATCGGAAGGTAATCGAAAAAGCGTCGATTTTTGTCCAAATAAAATAATTTATATTATAATACCATTTATAATATAAATACCAAAAATATACTTTGAAAAAATGACTGCATGCCCCAAAATGGTAACATTTCGGCGTAAATGGTAACATTTAACAAAAATCGTAAGAAAGTTTATGCAGTCTTTATAGTGTGATACAATTGTGAGATATATTATTTTTATAACCTGTAAAAAATTGATTATTTAAAAATGATATAATGATAAAACAATAATAGTACTATAGATAAAAATGACGTCAGTTTGCGCAATTTGTGATGATAAATTGAATCAAACTGTAAGAAAACCCGTATGTTGCCCATATTGTGAATTTACCGCTTGTCGCACATGTTGCGAAACATATATACTTGGTGAAACTACAAGTAAATGCATGAATCCTCAATGTAATCGTGATTGGACGCGTCAATTCATTGCTAAATCATTTACTGGTGTATTTGTTACCAAAAAATTAAAAAAAAAGCGTGAAGAAATTTTATTTGATATTGAACGTTCGTTGTTACCTGCTACTCAACCAAGGGTGGAATACTTAATTAAAAATGAAAAAATTATGAATGAATACAATGAACTATGGAACAATGTATGGCGCCAAGTATGGGATTTGCAATACAAACAAAGATCTCTAAAAAATGCAATGAAAGTCAGACGCACTCGTGTATCCGAGAATCAGTGGGAAGTAAATAATATTGCCACTATCAAAAAAGAATATGATGAAGTGAGTAAACAACTCGAAGATTTGCATGATAAAAGAAATGAACTTTCAGAAAAATTAACGGCAGATTGTATTAGATTACGAGAAGAATACAATTTTAATCAGCCTAATAATTCAAGGGAGAATGAACCGCAACAAAGGCGAGAATTTGTTCGTGCATGCCCAGATAATGATTGTCGTGGGTTTCTTAGTACTCAATGGAAATGCGGATTATGTGAAAAATGGTCTTGTCCAGATTGTCATGAGATAAAAGGCCCTACTCGTGACACTGAACATACTTGTAATCCTGATATACTTGCAAGTGCCCGTTTATTATCAAGCGATACAAGACCTTGTCCGAGTTGTGGGTCCGGAATTTTCAAAATAGCCGGTTGCGACCATATGTGGTGCACACAGTGTCGTAAAGCATTCAATTGGCGCACAGGAAGAATTGAAGCAGATGGACATAACCCGCATTATTATGAATGGCTTCGCCGAAATGGAAATTATGTACCGGATAATGATTATAATGTACAAAATATACATAATGTAAATATTCCATGCCAACACCAACGTCTAAATCATAGGTTGTTTACAAGAATACATAATTTACTTGTAGATAAACATAAAGATAATCCAATGTCAACTAGTTACGATGAATTTATGGGTAACTTGTTTAACAATGCTGCGCATATTAATGACGTTATCGCGCCTAGATATCCAGTGAATAATTATCGTCAAGACAGAAATGAAGGTTTACGTATTCAGTATATGCGTAATAAAATTACAGAAGATGATTTTAAAATAACACTTCAACGTGATGAAAAAAAATATGAAAAAAACAGGGAAATACGCAATGTTTTTGAATTATTGGAAACAACCATAACTGATATTATTCTTCGTTTTATTGAACACTTGGAACAATGTGAAGCTGGACAATGGGAAAACACAATAATAAAAGAAGTTGAACAGATTGTCAATTATGCAAATGACTGCTTCCTTGATATTAGTAAAACATATAATTCAAAATGCATCAGATTTACAAATCATTTACGTGAAATATAAATTTTGGTCTGGGGGTATCATGTATATATTGTATGTATTGTTCTCATTGTACATACAATATGCTATATATACAAATAAAATAATTGTATTTTGGAAGGGTCAGTAAGGACCCCTGAAAAAAGGTGGATCTAGATTCGTTGGCCGTTTTTGATTTTGGACATTTTTGAAAAAAGAAAAATGTCCATTTTTCAAAAATGGCTCCGAAAATTTGGCAAAAAACGTGCAGAAAGCATAATGGTGCAAATTCCAAAAAAATCGCTCAAAAAGTCGCTGCATAATTTTTTTCATGAAAAAATCCGCCCCGAAATCGTTATCATGAAAATGATAATAATGGTAACAAAAATGATAACATTTTTAAGGGCGCAACAACTCTCAAAAATAATAAACACACCAAATAAACCATATACATAGTCCTCCCAGAAAAAATACCTGCAAAAAATCCGCACCATGATAACAAATGATAACTTTTGACGCTAAAAAGCGCTACATACCATAATGGTAACAAACGTAAACCCCGGAGCCCAAAAAATGAAAAATATGCAGTCAAAATCGACGCTAAAAAGCGCCAAAAAATATAAAATCTACAAAAAAACAAGATAAAGAAGATAGTCTACTATAACACAATAGTGAAAAATAACATGGATTTAAGAAAGTATCACGGCAAAGGATATACTGGGTTAGTCAATTTGGGAAATACATGTTTTTTAAATTCGTGTATGCAAGTATTGAATCATACATACGAATTGAACGAATTATTGGATTCAAAATATTGTAAACGCAATATCAGACAGAACCTAATAGACAGTGTATTATTGAATGAATGGAATGAATTACGTAATATAATGTGGACAAACAATGGAATCATTTCACCCAATAAGTTCGTATACAATGTCCAAGAACTCGCAAAAAAGAAAGACAGAGAATTATTTACAGGATGGGCACAGAATGACATTAGTGAATTTTTACTTTTTTTGATAGAATCCATGCATAATAGTATATCGCGAGGTATAATTCTAAAAATACGAGGAACCCGGAAAAATAAAACGGACGATTTAGCAATACAATGCTATACAATGTTGAAAGACATATACGAAAAAGATTATTCAGAAATAATGGATATGTTTTATGGAATCTATGTTTCACAGTTACTATCATTGGACGGAAAAAAAACACATGCATTGAAACCAGAACATTTTTTCATCCTAGATTTGCCTATTCCAGAAAATCGCGGAGAGCGTACATTATATGGATGTTTAGATGCATTTGTAATTCCTGAAATATTGGAAGGAGAAAACGCATGGATGAATGAAAAAACCGGATTGAAAGAAGATATACAAAAAAAAATCGTATTTTGGAATCTACCAAATATCTTGATAATCACATTCAAACGATTTTCAGCGGACGGGAAAAGAAAAATACAAAGTTGCATAGATTTTCCATTGGAAAATTTAGACATGTCAAGATATATAACAGGGTATAATTCAAAGAAATACGTATATGATTTATTTGGAATATGTAATCATACAGGAGGTGTTTTAGGTGGACATTATACATCATTTGTTAAAAATTCACAAAATGAATGGATACATTATAATGATACGAACGTAGAAATAATAAAAGATATGCAATCTTTAATAACTCCAATGGCATACTGTTTATTTTATCGAAAAAAAAATAGCTTGGTATAATATATTAAAATCGTATGTCTGAAAAAAAAGAATTTCATGAAATAGAGAAATTGGAAAATAAAGAAAAAAAGGATGATAAAAAAGACGACAAAAAAACAACAACAGATTCGGTGTTCAATCAATCAAATATAGTATTTTTAGTATGGTTTTTAGCAATATATTTTATTTTATTTTTTGTTTTGAAATTATTTTTGAAAGAAAATACAGGTTCTTTCATGGGACATATATTTGATATAATTATATTAGTATTGCTAGTTATTATCATTATTGCATGGTATTATTCAACAAATACAAAAAATAGAGAAAATGTAGCAACAACTGTATTTGACGGAATATTAAACTACTTTGACGAAGCAGCATCGATATTTATAACCATTATAGTTTTAATGATTTTGTATATGTTTGCGTATATATTGGGAATACCAATGAATTCGTCAAGACCAATATCGCTAGCTATTGTTGAAAGTATATCGTGGGGTGTATTAGTAATCACCATATTTGTAACATTTTTCAAATATGTGCTTGGGTTCTCAATAATAGACGAAATTCGCAAATTGTGGAAAAAAGTTCCAAAAGAAGAGGAGGAAGACGAAGAACCAAAAGAAAATGTAGTTCATGAAGAAGTATTCAATATTTCAAATAATTTGTATACATATGATGATGCACAAGCCATATGTACTTCATATGGTGCACGTTTAGCCACATACGATGAAATTGAAGGTGCCTATAACAAAGGCGCAGAATGGTGTAGTTATGGTTGGTCAGATGGTCAGATGATATTTTTCCCAACACAAAAGTCGACGTGGGATAAATTGCAAAAAACAACCAGACATAAAAATGACTGCGGACGTCCGGGAGTAAATGGTGGATATATCAAAAATCCATACGTAAGATTTGGTGTAAATTGTTATGGTAAAAAACCAAATGCAAGCAATACTGATTTAAATCGAATGAATGCAAATAAAAATAAGGTATATCCAAAATCGAAAAAAGATTTATTGTTAGACAGCAAAATAGATTTCTGGAAACAAAACGCAGATAAAATGTTGAATCTAAATTCATTCAACAAGGATAAATGGTCACAATATTAGAGAACCGATAATATGTTTTATATATTTTGAATAAATATATAAAAAATAAAACGCGTATAATTGTAATATAAGACAATGACGTTGCACGTATATCCATTGTTGGGAAGTGTATGTTATATTTTTTTCCCAAAATGGGCATTACAAGATATATCTCCAAATGTAGTAAAAACCTATGCATTAATACACAATGCATGTTTGCAATTATTCAGTGTATACGTGGCATCCAGCTTATTATATGCATTGTATAAATCTGGTATAGTAACAGAACGTAATTATTATTTTCAGTACAAGAATATTGATAATGTTATATTTTATTTCTATTTATCGAAATATTATGAATATGTGGATACATTGATATTATATGCAAAAAACAGACAACCAATTTTTCTTCAAAAATTTCATCATTTGGGTGCAGTAATCGTTTGGCATTTAGGATATGTAAATAAATGCGAAGGAATGTTGTTTATATGTTTATGGAATTCAGTTGTACATTCATTGATGTATTTGTATTATTTGTTAGCATTATTGAAAATCGATGTATATAAATATCGTATGTATATAACATCATTGCAAATTAGTCAATTATTAAGTGGAAGTATATTACTACCTTATTATTTCTATACATTAGAAAGTTCTCAAAACAAGGTAGTCATAATCATTTTTGAGGTTTATATAGTATGTTTATTGTATTTATTTTCAGAATTTATGTACAAAAATTATGTACAAAAAAGGCAAAAAAAGGCATAACTTCGATATATCTATACAGATTTTTTAGTTTTATTATGAGAACCGCCATTATGTCTCTTTTTTGTGGTATTTTTGTGTTCTCGATATGATATTTTGTTTATTAAATTATCAAACAAATTATCGTCTATTAAATCACTGATAGATTGTTCGGCAATTTTGTAATGATTTACATATCCACCTTTCATAGTATCAATCACTTTTTCAAAGACTAAACCAACTGGAATGGACATATTGTCAAATTTCGCGTCTAATTGAATAGGTGACAACTTCTGTATAGGAAATCCGCCGACAAGTGTTTCATTGTTTTCATTATAGATGTAATTATCCACGAAAGAATTTTCAAATTGCATATATAATGTCTATTTATTTTTTATTTATAGTATGTTCTCCGAATATCAAGGGATGATTTGATTTCGCGATTCTTTTTGAGAAACTCTATAATATAATCAAGTTGTGATTTATCTGTCAAAATTTTGGCTAAAGATTCTTCAATGTATGTAAACGTAAGAGGAGAATATTCTTTTTTTTCATACATTTTCATTTCTCCATCGCTAATTTCTATTTTCGTAGTGGATAAATTTTTATTTTGTATGTATCCACATATATCATCAGTAAGACGATGTTTATTTTCACGGATTTCCTTTGTTTTTTCATGAATAAGTTTCAATTGTTTATCTAATATAACCCACTTTTGTATGTTCTCAACAAACTGCGTCTTGGGTTCTATGAGTATGTTACTGGTATCATCTATTTTGTTATCCGTTTTGCTTTTATTTTTTTCACTATACATTATATTTCTTATATATAATGTATGTATTTTTTTCAATGCGCAAATGAATATGCATTTAATGTCGTCTTCTTTTATTGGAAGAACGTCTTCTGCGACTGGATGAACGTCTTTTGAATAGACGTTTTGATAAACTTTTTCTACCCTTGAATGCAGAATTTGCCATAAGTAATACAGCAGGGACCGCAACGTCTTGTAGTACACCTCCGCCAGTAACTGGGGCAGGTGTTAATGGAATAAGAGCCCCACCCTTGACTGGTGCAACAGGGACACTATCAATAGTTGCAGGAGTAAGTGGAATGAGTGCACCGCCTTTTGTTTCGGCAACAAGTGGTGGGGTTGATAAATCTTTCATTGCAATTACATTTGTGCCGGCAAGAGCAGTTTGTTGTCCAATTCCACCGACTACGCCAATAACATGGTCAGCTGCACCGGTTCCGCCGCGTTGTTTTTTACTTCTTCTAAAATTCTTTGATTTAGCCATTTTGCTATATATTAGCAATATATATTTTATTCATATACTATGGATTTTTTTTTGAACAATTTAAGAATTAGGAATAAATTTGCTAAAACAAAAAATATCAAAAAAACATTGTATAAACAAATGAACCAAATATAAATATAAATTTCGTTATAAATAATATTGACAATAGGTTTGATCATTTCTTTAACGTCTCTTTTAATATCTTCATTTTCAAAAAATTCTATGCAAGTTTCTCGGATATTTTTCATCTTTTGTTAAGTAATCTATTTATTTAGAACGAATAAATAAAAAAAAAATATCAAACGTATAATTCGTATTATAAAAATAACAAATATCGCATAATAATTTATTACATGGAAGGTATATATGAAACAGACGAGAATTTCAATTTTGAAAAACTTACATTATTAAAACCAACGCAAGTTACTGGTGGAAATTATTTTATAAAATTTCGTATTAATAATAATCCATTGTATGTGCAACCGCCTAAATGTAAAACAAAAGACAGTATTGTAAAAACTGGGAAAAAAATATACTGTGATTTAATGTTTACAAATGAGAATGAAAAATTCATACAGTGGATGGAAAATTTAGAGATATATTGTCAAAAATGTATTTATGAAAATCGCGACCAATGGTTTGAAACCGAATTAGACAAACATGATATAGAGAACTCATTCGTGTCACCATTCAAATTATATAAATCTGGTAAATATTATCTTGTGAGAACGACCATTCCAAATGTTTTAGGAAAAAGTTCTCTGAAAATATACGATGAATATGAAAATGAAGTTGATTTTGAAAATTTGAAAGAAAATAATGATATCATGACAATTTTAGAGATACAAGGCATTAAATGTTCTGCACGTAGTTTTCAAATAGAAATTGAAGTAAAACAGATGTTGATGTTAAAACCTAGTAACATTTTTGAAAAATGCGTTATTAAACATTCATATGATAATAAATCAGTTGCAGCGCAAAATGTCGACTCAGTTGAAATACAAATGGATGAACAAAAAGAACCAAAATCATTTTTTGAAAACGAAACAAATAATTTAGGAAAAAATGATGAAAACAACGAAAACATAGAAACTAATGAAAACAACGAAAACATAGAAACTAATGAAAACATAGAAACCAACGAAACAAATGATTTAGAAAATAATGAATATACAGAACAAACAGTAGAAAATGATGAATCAAAAGATATTTATGAAATAGATTTCAATTTAGACGAAATTGAAACAACCGAAACAGTTCAATTAAAAAATAGAAATGATGTTTATTATAAAATGTACAAGGATGCAATAAAAAAGGCAAAAGAGGCAAGAGATTTAGCACTTTCTTCATTTTTGGAAGCTAAACGTATTAAAAATACATATATGTTGGATGACATAGATAGTGACAGCGATTTAGACGAAGAAAATTTATATATAGAAGAATAATTTGAATTGATTTAGGACGATTTGAGTTGCACAATATTTATTTAGTAAAATAAAAACAAAAATGTTAGAAATAATTTTATCCACCGTTTATATAAACAGATGTTCAAACCGATGAAAATGTTAAGCAGTTTAACCAAGTTTTTAACTATTGATAAAATAGTTTTAATAGTCATTATATTAGTTGCAGTATGGTTATTATACTCATATTCAAATAATAAGATGAATGTATTTGATAAAATGTCCGATGGAAAATCCGGCGATAGTCAAAAACAACCAACTGTAAATGAAACATCTGCACAAAATATAAAACCAGCGCCAGCCGTAAATGGTGGATACACTGCACAATCAGTTGCTAATCCAACTGATTTATTACCACAAGACAAAAATAGTGAATGGGCTGCTCTTAACCCAGTAGCTATGAACCAAGGTAATGTTGCTATGCCTGATTTATTACAAGCCGGTTATCATATTGGTTTAGACACTATTGGCCAAACTTTACGTAACGCCAATCTTCAATTACGTTCTGACCCAGTAATCAAGAAAGCCGACGTTGGACCATGGCACCAAAGTACAATTGAACCTGATCTTGCAAGAGTTCCATTAGAAGTCGGACAAGGACCTCAATAATTTTTTTGACAATGCCCATAATAAATATGAAAAATGATTTATATTAGCAATATTGTTAATATAAATAATAGGCGATTAATATATAATAATATATATGATAAATAAACATACATTTGATAATGGATTTCGTATTGTTCACGAGAACTCACAGTCAAAATTACCAGTAACTTCAATACAATTATTTTGTGATTTCGGTTCTGTTAATGAAAAAGATGGGGTTCGCGGAGCTGCACATTTCATCGAACATATGTGTTTTAAAGGTACGCAAAAAATTCCAAATGGAAAAGAAATTTTCATTAATTATGATAAAATTGGCGCGTACTTCAATGCAAATACAGAAAGAAGACATACACGTTATATAATTGTATGTGAAGATGATTATGTAAACAATTGCATTTATATTTTGTCGGATATGTTAATGAATTCAACTTTCAATAAAAAAGAGTTTGAAAAAGAACGAAAAGTCGTCGTGGAAGAGAACATTCGCAATGAAGATAATGCATCCGATATTATAAATATTAATATGAATAAAATGTTGTATAATGGTTCGTCGTATGCGGATGAAATAGATACATTATCATTTCATAATGCAAAAACATTACGATATGAAGATGTGTTTGAAATGTATAAAATGTTTTATGTTCCCAATAGAATGATTTTAAGTATAGTTTCAAATATATCCTTTCAAAAGATAAATGAAGCATTACAGAGAACCTTTTTTATGAAAACACCCAAAATGTGCAATTTTGACTATAATAAATATCAAAAAATAACAATGTTCTCAAAACAAGACAAAATAGAATACAATATTCAAAGTAAAAAAGGATTAACAACATTACATGTAAGTATAGGATTCCGAACATGTCCATATAATTCAGAAGATAAATACATATTGAATTTACTATCGAATATAATTGGAGGTACATCAAGTTCTCGTTTATTTACAATGTTGAGACAAGACAATGGCTTAACATATAGGTCACATTGTTATACAGCATATCATGAACATTTAGGGGATTTGACAATAGAAATCGAAACAGATTATCATAAAATACTGAAAGATGGAAATAAAAAGGGTATTATTCCGTTGATAATCGGTATGTTGAACGATATGATAAAGAAAGGAGTATCGCAAAGAGAACTAACGAACATAAAAAGTAATTTAAAAGGAAGTATGACATTGGATTTGCAAAGTGTAGAAACATCTACATTTCATAATGGGTTGTCTTTTTTAATGGGAAATGACGACCAAATATCTTATATTGATTTATATGAGAAATGTTATTCATCTATTACAAAAGGACAATTACATGAGATAATAAAAAAGTATTTAATAAAAGAAAATATGAGCGTTTGTTTATTAGGAGAACATGTTCCCACAATAGAAAAAGTAAAAGAAGAATGTGAAAAATTGTGTAAAAAATAAAATAGGATGTAAATATAAATATGAAAAAAATAGACATTTTAGGATATGTTGTAATTGCCTGCATATTCATTGCATGTGGATATATGTATTATTTACGCGAAGGATTTGAATTGAAATGTATTGTTTCAACTGTGGATGGTAATAAATATTGTGTTAGAGAACGTGAAAAATTACAAGAAGCCGCGGATTTATTGGCAACTGTCACCGAAAAATGCAAAAATCTTGTAAAATACCTTGATAAAAAATTTCCAGACAAGGAGAATGTACGACGACTTGTTAATGGATTTAATCCAAAGAAAATTATGGAAACATTACCAACAAGCGGATATACAGCATACAGTGAGAACAAAGGCGAAAAAGTTGCGTTTTGTTTAAATCGAACAAAGGGGGGTGAAGATAATTTGATTGACGAACATACATTAACGTTTGTCGCAATACACGAATTATCACACATAGCAACGGAATCAATCGGTCATAAAAGTGAATTTTGGGACAATTTCAAATTTTTGTTGGAAAATGCAAAAGAAGCCGGATTACATGACCCCAAAGATTACAAAAAATCACCACAGAATTATTGCGGTATGACTATTCATGATAATCCGTATTATGATATTTAGTATTTTCAATTACATATTCTCCATAAAAAATTTTATATTACATACATATAAAATATTTTTACATCTATCGTTGTTTTTTAGGTTTGTATTTATTTGGGTCGCGATGTGCTTTATTTACCATAATAGATACCATATTTTTGCCTAATACTTCATGTATTTGGTCAAATTTTGTAACTGGTACCGACTGGTTTGTATTTCCATTTCCAGTAACCATTTTCATTATAACTGGTTTCTGAAATGTATATTCCGGATTTTCAGAAGAAGAAGATAAAACCGGTAATTGATTGACAAATCCACTATTGATTAATTCATTGCAAATATTACCATACAAGTTGAACAAACCTATATTGTGATTTACATTACGTAAACATTTAATAAATGTAGATGTCAATTCGCCACATGGTTGATTCGTTTCTTGATCATATATATCATTACTTGATTGGTCATCCTTGCAACCACTAATCATAAAAATATTCGGATTTTGGATTTCAAGATTTGGATTCATATATTTATTGAAAGAAGTTTCATTGTTTTCGAAACTCCATTGTAAATCACATACAGAGCCACTATTGCAACAGTCCATAACTATTATAGTTCTACATTTAGAATTTTTAATAATATTGAAAATCACGTCATCTGTAATAAACCCTTCTGTTTGAAAATCACATGGTACAATGACTTCATCTTTACCATCTACTTCATCATTATTGTAATCTATAATACTAGAACCATGTCCACTATAATGAATCCATAACTCTTCATAATTAGCGGATTCATTGATAACATATGTCAAATTATTGATAATATTTTCCCGGGTAGGTAACATACTTGGATTATCATCACGAAGAATAATAATATTCGAGGTATTGTAATCATACGCATCAATCAACATATTTTTGATATTAATAATATCATTGATACAACCATAAAGTCTTGCATTTGGAATATTTCTATAATTAGAGCCAATCAATAACGCAAATTTCATTATAATATATAACTATACAAAAATATAACACAAAATAATATATATAATGGATTTTTACAAAGTAAATTGTTTAAATAACAATGGAAAAATAGAAAAAATAATCGTTTTTTCTGGAAGTAATAAACCATTAAATACTGATATATTTAGCAATATTGAATTACAGTATATTCAAGATGAAAATATTGAAGTAGCATATTCTAATCAAGAAATTCATAATGATGATAGCATATATACTGTAAAAATAAAAATATTGAAAGAATTTGAGAACAAATATGCATATGAAGAATTATGTTTATTTGGAAAAATAAAACATTATATAAATGCATCCCATGTGTTTAGTTCTGTTACTGAAAATGACAGAATTGGATTTAACAAAGAATACATGAGCCAACTTGTTATAAATTTGAATATGGATGAAACCGAAATTAATAAAATAGAAAAAAAGAACAATTATTATTATGAAGATTTGATTGCATTGGAAAACAAAGAATATGAATTATTATTATCATTAGGTAGAAAATTTGCTAAACAACGCAATTATTTGTATTCCGCAAATCCATTTTCTATTATTTCACAAAAATCGTTTGTAACTCCAAACAAACAAAATGAATTGATCAGTTTCGAGAACACCTTATTATTGAATTATGGAAAAATGTTGGATAATAATATTTATTTGTGTTTTGCAGAAGATGTATATGAATATGCTAGTCAAAACAGCTTGGATGAATTGTATATATCGGAAATGTATTTTCCGCTGTTGTACAATAAAGATATTACAAATAAATCGCAATTATTGAAGGAAAAATACAATCTAATTGACAAAAATAAAAAAACCGATTACAAATTGTTGTATCAATTATATGACACTGTTACTATGTTTTATGATATTTATCATCAGAGAAAAACGGATTTAGTATATGAAGAAAAAGGTATAAACAAATTTGAAATCATCATCAACACTGAATTAAATGCAAATATTCCATTAGAAATTATATTCAAAAATATCCATGCATCAAAAATAATTCCATTCATAAAATTCAATCCGGGAAGTCTTCGTGAGAACATTTATCGTATTTATTCTGAAATGATATCGAAAAATGGGAAAAAGATACCTTATTTAAATGAAAACATGATCAACCAATTGTCGCGTAAATTGGGAAAAGGTCGACAAATATCATTGTATATTGAAAATGAATACAAGTTCGCAAATATTACCAAAAAAATAAATATGTATATCAATATTGAGAACAATGGTAGTATTCGGGTTTATGGAGAACTGAAAAAGCCAGTATTGAAAGAAGAACTGAATGTTATTATTGAAAATTCAGTAAATCCAGTTATAAAAAGTATGAATGAATTTTTACAACAATCTGGATATAGTATTAGTTTATTCAAAAATTTTGAAGACGAAATTATAGAAGTAGTCAAAATGACATATCGTTCTAAAATGAAAATTCAAAAAGATATCAATCTTAAAAAATATGAAAATTGTTTATCCAGTATTTTTCACATCATTGATTCTGATATATCCGCGGGTGCTCATTTGTTATTCAAACGTGTAGACAATTATCAATTGATGGATGAAAAACGAATATTGATAAAACGAATATATGACGAAACAAATAATTTGACAGCCATTATCAACGAACTCATCAGAACATATAATATGAATGAAAATGAAGCACAATCGCTAGTTGTCGAATATTTTAATGAAACAACTGATATCCGAGGTAAAATAATTGAAAATCCGGGATTCAATACATTTATAAAAACCGAACCCTTGGAAAATAATTTGATAATTGAAATAGATAATATAACATCGATTGATTATTTAAAAATTTTGAATGTTTATATAGATAGTATTTTGAGAATAACACAATTGCCTGATAGTACAAATGTACCTTCTGATAAAATAAATAGTTTATGTGTTAAATCGAAATTATCAACTAAAAATATTGAAAAAGGCGATATTAATAATGTAATTACTACAAACATAGATGCAAATTTTATTCCAAACGTAAAAAAAATACAACCAATTTCATTAGAGGGACCAGTCGTAGACGATGATGATGAAGTCGACGATGATGCATTATTTTATGAAGATGATGACGATGCGATAGTAGAAGAAGAAATAGAGCCCGAAAAAAATGAATCAGTGGAACCCGAAAAAGTGGAACCCGAAAAAGTGGAACCTGAAAAAGTAGAACTCGAAAAGGTAGAACCTGAAAAAGTGGAACCTGAAAAAGTGGAATCTCAACAAAAGGAATCAGTAGAATCTGACGAAACAAGTGCAATGTTTTATGAGGATTCATCTTCGGCAGAAAATAGTAAATCAAATAGTGACAAAGTAGGTGGAATGATAGAAGAAAATGAATCGCCAGATTTTAGAATGAAAATCGATGGTACAAAATTATCCAATCCAAACATATTTGAAGAACGTATCAAAAAGCGAGACCCAAAATTATTTTTTACCAAAGATGGTAATTATTCATCCTATTCGCGTTCATGTGAATCTAATGTTAGAAGACAGCCAGTTATATTGACACAACAAGAAAAAGATGATATAGATAAAAATCATAAAGGTTCATATAACCATGCAATCAAATATGGAACTGACCCAAATAATCAACATTGGTATATATGTCCAAGATATTGGTGTTTATTAACTAATTCAAGTATAACCGAAGAAGAAGTTAAATCAGGGAAATGTGGAAAGATTATTCCAAGAGGTTCTACCACGGTTCCTCCTGGACATTATGTGTATGAATTCAATCATCCAGAAGAACATCAACGAAAAGATGGAACTTATATAGACCATTATCCGGGGTTTTTAGATAAGAAAAAACATGCAGATGGATATTGCTTACCATGTTGTTTTACAAAATGGGATTCTGAATACATGAGAAAACGACGTCAAGTATGTAGTCAAGATGAAACCCCATCAGAAAATATTACAGAAAAGAATGTGGCACAAAAACCCGCAAATTATGTCATGGGTATCGATAAGTACCCATTGGACAAAAATAGATGGGGATTTTTACCATTTTCAGTACAGTCATTCTTACAAACAAACAACGCCGAATGTATTTCAAAAAACAATCCGGCATTAATACGACCTGACGCGAGTTGCTTATTGCGATATGGTATTGAAAAAAATAAAACGCAATCATTTATTGGATGCATTGCGGATATATATGCATCGATACAAAGTTTAAATGAAGTCCCAAGTATAAAGGAAATGAAAGATATACTAATCGCGTCGATTAGTTTAGATGATTTTTTACAGTATCACAATGCATCATTAGTATCCGTTTTCAAACCAAAAAATATGATAGATGATGTTGATATTGATAAATATAATTCAACCCAATTCATGAAAACTATCAATGTAAATAATCCAGTTGAATTTGATTTTTTAGAAAATACAATTGCATCTTATGAGAATTTCATAGCATTTTTGAAAAGTGAAGATTCTCTTATAGACCACACATATTTATGGGATTGTATTACCCAACCAAATTCAAAATTTTTGAAAGACGGTGTAAATTTGGTTATATTAGAAATATCAAATAAAGATATTACAGATAATATGGAGATATTATGCCCAACCAATTCGCAATCATCTTTATTGTATGATTCTCGTAAAAAAACACTTATATTATTGAAACATGACAGTTATTATGAACCGATTTATTTGTACAATGAAGACCCAAATAAAATCGTGAAAACATTTGATGAACACAATTCACCAAAAAATATCAAAAAAATACTGAATATAATTCAAAAAACAACGCAAAAGTATTGTTCTCCATTACCTAGTTTACCAAATGTGTATGAATTCAAAAAAAATATTCCTGTAAAGGAATTAATAACCATATTGAAAAATGATAAATATTATGTAGAATCGCAGGTTCTCAATTATCAAGGAAAAGTAATTGGTATATTAGTAAAACAAAATACGGAAAGTAATTCTCATGTATTTATTCCTTGCTTACCATCATCGGTGGTTTCAAATATTCAACGTAAGTACATGGAAGACCCTGCAATATGGAATGATTATCAAACCACAAAAAAAGAACTATTTAACATACATGCAGCAAGTAAAGGTAAAATACCATGCAAACCTATGATGAAAATTATAGAAGATGGGCTGATAGTGGGCATTTTGACAGAAACAAACCAATTTGTTCAAATAAATAAACCCATTGAGAATGTCGAGAACGACGGGTTAATCCCTATTAATAACATGAATTATACGGTGATAGATAATATAATAATGAATACAAACAAAGTAGATACAGAAAGAACCGAAACTGTTAAAAAAATTAGATTAGAAAGCCAATTTTATGATGTATTTAGAAGTATAGTTCGTAATTCATTAAATGATTACATAAATAGAGGTATTCGAAGAAATGTTCTAGAATTAATTGACAATAAAACATTGATTTACAAAGAAAAATTGAGAACAACGATTCAAATATTGGAAAATTTGATAAAATACAAAGTGATGTTCTCGGAAATAGATGAAAAAATATTGATGGATTTGAATAATATATCCGCATGTTCGGCGGATTGCAATGAATCATCCGGAAAAACATATTGTTTAGTGAATGATAACGGAGAATGTCAGTTTATAATACCAAAAAATAATCTGGTGAGTGGCCAAGATAACATGAAATTATATTTTGCACGTATTTCAGATGAATTGTTACGATATAACCGCGTTCAGTTATTCATGTTGAATCCGAAATCTTATTTGAACATAGGTAATAATGAATATAAAATAAACAGCGATGAATTTTTACTATTACAATCATTATTAACTCCTGAATATTTTAAAGATATCGAACCATTTAATACGAATAAATTTATACAAAATATTGATTACAATAATTCAAACCCGGCAATATCCCAAAAATATTCGAATGAACCTATATTGTTGAGAGAACAAGAAGAAGCCTTGGAAAAATCCGCTGAAAATCAATTGGGAAATGAATGTATTAATGTTATACGTGATGTAATTGGAAATCCAACAACTTCACTATGGAAACGAAATTTTCAAAATAAAAAATTCAATGAAATCGTTTTCAATAATACACCAAATTGTAGCTATCGCGTGATAATACATATATTGGAAGATAAATTGAAGAAATTGATAACGGTGGAAAATTTGAAAGTGACTTTATGGAATGCCTATTCGAAATATTATGAAAAATATAGTAATAAAATATTGACTATTTTGAAGAAACAGGGAAAGACGAAATTACTTGAAAATGTAGTCAAAAACAAAATTTCATTTGAGGATATAATAGCAAGTGATTCCTATTACTTGACAGATTTGGACATATGGATGTTGGCAGATAAATTGAAATTGCCTATTATATTATTTTCTTCAACAAAGTTAGGAAATTTAGTGGATAGTATTGATTGGCTTTTGTTGGGCGGAGATTTAAGCAAACCATTCTATTTTATTCGTTCTCCACAAAATATGAAACCCACATCTATGACTGGTTATAATTTGATTACACCGGCAGTTGAATTATCCGAAGTGAATGAATTTTATTTATTGTTACAAGATAAATTATTGAAAAACAAAGATTCTCCACAAGAGAATTTAGTGACATTGGCTGATTATTTGGAAAAATACATATATATCAAGAAATAATACATATATATTACATTTCATCATAATTATATTTCGTTCTTATTTTCAAATCAAAATTTTTGAAATTGTTGTATATATTTGGATATTGAATCGACCAATCATCTTGTTGAATTTGCGTAATTAAATTGTTACAATCGTCGCCGTAATTAGGATTAGTTGGTAACAATGGTATATAAGCATCCGGAAAATAAGGTATATTATTCGGGTCTGGATTGAATTTATATGAATTGATTCTGTATATATTCAACGACGGATTGATTACTTTTGCAAAGGAAGACAATGCAGATGAATTTTTTAAAACTGTTTTGCATTTTGATAAACATAACATATCCACCATGGCCATTTTTGCATTGAATGTCGGATTGTCGTTGTTTTTCCAAAATAAATTGCCATTGAAATCGCGAGAACTTTTGAAATCTATATTCGGATATTTTTCTACAAAATAATTGAATACATCATTTTCGTCAGTTGCTATGAATACCCCTTTGAAATTATGCACATTGATGTAAGCATCGGCGATATTATAAAAAATATCTTTGGTAACCGGTGTATTAACATCCGTATTTGTTGTTTTGTCAGTACCTCTGTAATGTAACCCTAAATAATCTTGTAAACTTAAAGAACTTGATACATCATCTAATTGTTTCGGAATTCTGAAATACTTGAAAAATAATTTGTTTAATGCAGGGAAATCATCGCCTAAAATATATTGAGGATTCACATTTTGCAATTCATTTATACCCATATTATGATTCATAGGTTGCTGTATATTTTTATCATCATTTGCATAATCTAAAATTTCTGGGAATATTGAACCGTAATACACTGTCGTTACATACCAATACAAATTATTTACATTGATATCATTATTTTCTAAAACAGGTAATAGTTGAAAAATATTCGAAAAAACTTCGCCGAATAATCCTTGATTCAATTCATTCTCTGAATATATAAAAACCTTTGCCATTATATATAAATTGTATACAAAAATATATACAATTTATACGCTGATCGGGAATTGAACCCGAGACTAATGATTGGAAGTCATTCGTGATACCACTTCACCATCAACGTTCCAATAAAAAATATGGAAAATTCTTTATATTATTTTTTGAAAAATATTTTTATTTACAAATATACAAATATTACAATACATCTAAAATCCCATATTATAATCATCATCACATATTTTGGTTTCTCCTTGTTTGATATTTGCAATGTTGTTCTGTATGACAATATTTGATTTTGAACAAATATCGGATTTATCTTCACTAATTTTGAACATTTTTTCAATTTCGGTATTTGCATCAGTTACATCCAATTGAGCATCTGCTAATTTTTCAGTTTCTTTCATATCTAATACCAGATTGAATGCATTGGTTCCATAGTATCCAACTTGTCCCATCATAACATTTGCAGATACGCCGCGCATATGGTCAAAGTCAGCATGTCTTGCAGCATTTAAGAAGACTTCTGTATGCACTTCAAATGTACCTTTTGCAATAGGACCAATGTCATCATTCAAAATACCTGATCTGAAAATAGAAACCATGTCTTTTGTGCATGTCATGCGGTCACATAATAGACTTAAATGGTGATAATTAATATATACATCACTGAATTCCATGACATCTACAAATTCATTGTACAAAACTTGACGAGCAGCTTCAATGCCCAATACATCAAATACTTCTTTAATATCATTACTATATGTTCGTTTATTGTCAATAAAGTCAATTGCCAATGTTTCCATAAGATTTGAACCAGTTGTATCTAAAATCCATACATCCTTTTTCACATATTTACCTTCTTCTTTTACAATCATATTTTGCAATTTACGAGGAATAACATTTTCAATGCCATTTACCCCACGTAATACAATGTTGTTTAGCAAACTGTCTTGGAAATTTTTTAGTAAATAAATGTCGTCGGATTGGTCCAAAGAGTCTGTAATTCCTTTTTCTGAAAATCCCTTTGATTTTTTCGATTTGAAAACATTACTGTTCATACGAATACGGAATACTAATTTATCACTATTGTAATCGGAATATACACATGTTATATCATTTCCATAATGACTATTTTTTATAGCAAAGTGTATATCGTCCATGGTAATATTTTTATCCAAAAGAACTTCGGCGTCCATTTCCATACGAATAATCCACTTTGATTTAACAACTTCTACTCCATCTTCTTGTTCATTGCATTCTTTCACCATATTTTCAAATTCATAATATTGTTCCATTAATAATTTGTCAGCTTCAATGAGAGTAGACTCCTCCTGTGGGTCAAAGCAAATTTGTAATGATTTTACAACGTCTATTAATTTTGTATGTTCCATCATATTTGCATATTGTATGGCCTTTTCTTGTTCTAATTCATCAAGTGGTTTCAAATGAACAGTTAATGATGGATTTTTAGGATTTTTCGTTAATCTCAAAATTTCCTCAATTCTTGGAACACCACGAGTAACATTTGACTTGGAAGCTACCCCTGAGTGATGAAAAGTATTTAGCGTTAGCTGTGTAGTAGGTTCACCAATCGATTGGCCAGCAATAACACCGACCATCTCACCTGGATGAACAATCGCTTGTTTGTATTTAAGTACAATTGTTTCTAATAAAAGCACCAATGCTTTGCGATGAAATCTTTTTGTAACTAATAAATCTTTTGGACTCAAATAATAATAATACATGATTTCGAATAATTCAGTTGGAGGAACATAATGTAATTCACGTACTTTATTGAAATAAAACTCGATTAGTTCAAATGCTTCCATTGGTGTAATATCAACGGTTGTATTTGAACCAAGATTCAATTGTCCTTGAATATTTGTAATTATATTTTGAAATGCAACGGGTAATTTAACGCCATTTTCATCTTTGTATTTGAAAATATTTTTCACAATTTCTTCTCTTGCAAGTAACATCTTTTCGATATAAGTTTTGCATTTGTCTCTTGTTTCTGGACGTTGTTTTTTCATGCGAGTAATTGTACCTTTACTGTATATTTCTAATAATTCAGTGTCGCGGTCATTTACACCAAGTATATCGTAATGCATGTATATGTCTTCTACACTCATACCAACCAATGGTATGAATTGATTTTCTACGCGAGTAGAATCAAATCCATCGTCACCGTATGAAAATTGGACAATTTTACCTTTACTATTACGAACGGTCATATCATATTCAACTTTTAAATCTTCAAGACCTTTGATTAAACGACGTTGAATATACCCGGTTTGTGAAGTATCACGAACTTGAAGACCATTTGCTAAACCAAAGTTCAATGTGGATGGAATAGTTAAATCGTATACTTTTGGATATTTTTCAATACCAAGAATATTGATTTCGGTAATTTTGTCCAATATGACATTGTTATATGTATCAAAATTCATGTGTTTCTTGTTATTCCATTTTTTTGTTTTTAATTTATGATTTTTAACTTCTTCAATGAATGATATTTGGTCGGCAAATTTACACGCCCAATGAGCACTAATACTCAAACGGTAGGTTGGTTTGATATTTTTAGTTTGTAAATTATTCTTTTTCATTTGAACTTTGGATGTTCTACCAAATATACCTAATCTGGAAGATAACATGGAAATGCCTTCAATCAATCTTTGCGATGCACTTCCAACGTCAATTGAATTTTTACTGATTGAACCATCGCCAGAATAATATCCATTTAATAATCCAATTATGAATTCATTGGAAGCAGTGAAAGCTTCTGTTGGAACATGTTTGTTTTCGGCTTTATGTCCTACCAATTTTAAGAGAAATTTGGATAATATAGATGAATTGCCAATGACGGTGGTAGTTAATCCGCCGATTTTATTTATTTTTGATTTTTCACTGTATACAATATTGTGTTTATCAAACCATGATTTCACGAAATCGCGGATATTTTCATTATTATTTGTAATAGTAACATGACTGTTATGGCTGTGTCCTTCTGCTAAATATAATCCTAAAAATATGCCATTTTCTTCGTTTAATTCGAACTTTTCTGGAATAAATGTATCTTTGCGCTGTGCATGATATGGATAGACATAGCCATCCTTTATATTTTCAGTATTTGACCTAACTGATGTGCGCTGTAATGATGCTTTTTTACTATATGGTAATGTGAAATGTTTGCTGTTATTAGTATCCCACCAATTTGCTGGTATTTTCTTTTTATTTTGCATTTCAGTCTTCATCATTGAAAGTGCCATATTGAAATCTGTTCCGTAAACAAATTCTGTCTTTGGTAAATAATCAACAACATCAATATATTTCAAAACAGTAGGAGGTTTGCATAATTCGCCGGTTACAGGAACGCAATCTCCGATTTTAATATCTGGGGTGGAAGTTTCATCCAAAGTCTTTGTTTTAGGATTCCAAATCAACAATGATTTGCTTTCCGTTACAATAACACTTCTACCGCCATGTGTTTTGATTTCATACAATGCATCACCTGGGTCGTGTCTGGTTACTGCGGTGATTTCTCCCCAACTGACATTACCATTTTCGTCAGTGGTTGGAATGTATATACTGTCAGTATCTAACAATTCCATCTGTCTATCTGTATAATGTTTTATTTTTTCTGGTGTTTTTTCAAGTAAATTATCAATCCAACGTCCAATTTCAATATAGATTGGTTTATCATTTTCCATAATAACAACTGGGGTTTCCCATGTTACAGATTTACACGCCGTATCAATCAAACCAATACGACCACCCATTGCATGGAAGAATAGTTCCGGTGCAGTTAATCCTGTGATGTAGGAATTTTCGATAAATCCACGTGCTTTTGGAGAATCATCGAATTTACTGTAATGTGGAAGTGTTCTACTATCAAACCCGTATGGAATACGTTTTCCATCCACGTTTTGTTGGCCCAAACATGAAATCATTTGAGAAATATTAATAAGCGAACCTTTTGAACCAGAATTTACTATCATAAGGAAACGGTTATCTTTGCTCAATGATTTACGACCAATTTTACCGGATTGTTCGGTAGCTTTGTTCAACATATTATTGACTTGTGTTTCAAATTCTACGTTATTGGATTGGGCAGTATTATTTTCAAAGATACCCAAATGGACTTTGTCGATAATATTTTGTACTTCCATTTTTTGTGTAGTAATGACTTGAACAATTTCGCGAGCAGTTTTCTTGTCTGCAATCAAATCGCTAATACCTACACTGAATGATGATGATTTCATGTATTCAGTAATGATATTTTGCAAATCGTCAATGAAATTTGCGGATGCCATATTGTTAAAATCGTTACAAATACGATGGATAATACCTTTTGTCGAACTTCCTAATACGGATTTTTCCATTTGACCACGGACATACTTTCCGTTTCTAATTTCTAATACATTGTTTGAATTTTTATATTCTTCGTTATCTTCAAATAACTTTGTTTTGTACACCATTGTAACTGGTGGTAAAATTTGTGATAAAATATCAAAATTGGTTATTTTGTTTCCATTTTCGCGTAACTTTTTTGTATCTACATTATTAAACATCATTAACAAGTTCATTGCCTCACGTGGAGTGAATTTGATATCACTACGTGTAAAACGGTATGAACCTAATAATGAATCTTGATATATGCCAATAATTGGCGAGTTACCAGCAGGACTGATTATTTGATATGGAATTGCTGCCAAATGTCTTAATTCAGTTTCTGCTATTGCGCTTTGTGGCATGTGCATATTCATCTCCGAATATATCCCACAAGGTTTCCCAGGGGGCCAGACTGTATCTTAAACAAACTCAGGATGGCTAATCCTTCATAGTTCACCAACACCCGTTCAGTCGTTGAATGCCTTCCATATCCTACCATAACGGATTCAGGAAGTAACACTGCGGATTGTCCAATCCTTCACATTATTACCTTTGGGTTCGGCTATTAACCGAGTTCCTCACGGACGTTTCCGATTGTGAGTGGTAGTGAAGGCTCTAAGGAGTTTCCCGCATCAAGGTGTTTCGCTAATTGATTTTTCAAACTATTTATAAATTCTATCGCACTTTTTTTACTTTCATCTAATGGTATATGGACTCCGCCAAAATCTGCTTTAATTCTATTAATATAAACATACCATCCATATTGAATATAGTCTCGATTTAAAGGTTTGATATACTTTTCGATGTCTTCATCTATATGTTTGATATGTCTAAATCTTTCAAATTTCTTATCTTTGAAATAATTGATAACTCCGGTTGATACGCGTTTTTTACTTTCTTCACTATGAGTAAATACACTTCCACCATTTTTCAAATTATAACCGTTTGGAAATAAAGTATTTAATGATTCAATGTAGTGTATTTCTCTATCATTTGCATCTTCAATTTCACAATATTCTAATAATTCACAAGTAAAATCATTCACTCCATATTTTCTTATGGCATTATTCAAATAATGTGATTGATTTTTTTTGGTTGAAAATGCTTCTGATATGTGACATCTAAATCTTCCATCATGCCCATAGGGTCTGTATCTTTTATTATTCAATATATGAGAAACTGCTTGTCCAACATATATTTTACCACTGGATAGATTTGTAATTTTGTAAATTTCGCAATATCTTTGCACCGGGTCATCTATTATTTTGTTTGATAGATTCAGGCGGTTTGATAGTTCCATTATATATATATATTAGTACGATATTATTTATATTATTTTGTAAATCAATTAACTAGGGAGTAGCACGCTTTTCACGCTCCCTGTTTGGGACAAGATAAATGCACATTTAAAGTTTATCCCCATCAAACGGTTGATCCCCAGAGTTTCCAAAGGGGCCAGACTGTATCTTACACAAACTCTGGATGGCTAATCCTTCATAGTTTATGAACACCCGTTCAGTCGTTGAATGCCTTCCATGTCCTACCATAACGGATTTAGGAAGTAACACTGCGGATTGCCTATTTCATACTTACGTAATCATCCATCACTTTATTACCTTTGGGTTCGGCTATTAACCGAGTTCCTCACGGACGTTTCCGATTGTGAGTGGTAGTGATGGCTTTAAGGGTTTCCCGTCAACAAGGTGTTTCGCAAATAAATCAATAAATTCTTGTGGCATTTCTATATTATTTTCTTTATGGTATTGTAATAAATGGTTATAATGTTGTTCAATCTGTGGTAATAGTATTTTATTATTTTTTGATAAGTTTTCTTTTGCTGCAAGTGGCATTGTATTTCTCCAATTAAATGCAATAAGTTGTTGGTATTTATCGTTTAAATCAAATGTTGATATTGGAATTACATGGTCAATATGCCATACTTTTCCTCTATTTTCAAGAGTATAATTTTGGTCATTATGCAAAATCCATTGTAAATATTCATTTGAACTGCATCCAAGGTATTTAATGGTAGGCCATTCTTTATCAATTGCATACCATATTCTACCACGAACTCTTCGTTTGAATTTTTCAAAAGGTTCATCACGTTCGCATATTTTGCATTTTAAACGATTATGCCTAAAATTATCTTTTGATTTGATTACTGAACAACAACTACATTTCTTGTTTCCAATCCCAATTTCATCTAGTTTCTTTTTTCGTCGTTCTTCTGCCCTTTGTTGTTTGAATTCGGTTGCGCTTTTAATACATTTCAGTCGAAGTTCTTCATTTGTTTTGTATTTATTTCTACGCATTTCATTAGAACAATCGGTGCAAAAGTTACGTCTTTTTGAAAAACTAGTTTGAGGTTTAGATTCATTACAATTATTGCAAGTTTTGTTGACATCACCTGATAATACAAGTGCCTTATAGTTTTCTTTTCTTTTAACATTACAGCAATCTTTACATATATTTCGATTTCTTACTATTCTATCGAGTGGTTTTAATATACCACATTTTGAACAACATTTTGTCGCGTTTTCTTGATTAGTTACGTCAACCATTTATATACTATACTTATATTTATTTATATAGTTTGCCTCAATTATTAATTTATTCACTAGGGAGTAACACGCTTTTCACGCTCCCTGTTGCCGACGTTGATGATTTTAATAAATCTTCACTGCATTTATGCAGCGATAAATTTCATCGGCATTGTACGGTTTGGTCGTAGCAACGTTCATTCTAAACGTGTCACCTCGCTCCATAATCTTAGCAATATGACACATCATAGACATTCTATGTAAAGAAGGTTGTCTATTGAATAGAACGGCATCTCCGTCCATCATATGACGGTGAACGATGTCGCCATTTTCAATACGAATGGACCCACGGTCGACATATCGCAATGAAATGTGTTCACCATTTCGTCTTTCTAAAATTTTGGCGCCAGGATACACGTCAGGACCATTTTGAATGAGTTTCATCAAGAAATCTCGATTCAAATCGTTGACAGTAATCGGTTTTGTAATGTTCATGGCAATTTTACGAGGAACACCCAGTTGTCGAATAGACAAATTGGGGTCGCCAGTAATAACGGAACGCGCACTAAAATCGACACGTTTTCCCATTAAATTACCACGAATACGACCATTTTTACTATTTAATCTACCCATAATACATTGTAAAGGTCTTCCTGAACGTTGTGCCATTGGAACCGCGCCTTTTACTTTATTATTGACAATCATGGCCACAAAGTATTGTAATACAGTGGTCAATCCTTCAATAATATTTGGTTGGGCATTTTCACGCAATTTATTGAATAAATCGGTGTTTGTTTTGATAATATTACTATAAATATGGGTCAAATCATCTTCACTTCTTTGTTGTGCATCATGTTTAACTGATGGACGAACAGCAGGTGGAGGAACTGGCAATACTTGACAAATCATCCAATCTGGTCTGGACCACAATGGATTGAATCCCATGAAATGAACATCTTCATCCGAAATACGTTTGAAGATTTTCAAAACGAGTTCCGGAGTTAATTTGATATTCACTTTTTTGTTGTCAGATTCCTGTGTTGTTTCCATATTTTCCCAAATAGCATATAATGTAGACATGCCTTCCAGTTTGATTTTGTCAGGTTGTTTGCAACCACATCCATCTTCGGTTTCTTGACCACACCTTTTTATTTTCGCAGCAAGTGCTGAAACGTAATCCCAACGTTCTTCGGCAGATTTTTCAGAAATATGTTTATGTTGTGCTTTGTTGAGCAGTAATTTACTGCATTTAAAACAAATACAACGCGAAATTTTCATAATTTCCTTCAAATGTTGAATGAAGAAGACAGGACGTGCCATTTCAATATGCCCAAAATAACCAGGTGTATCAATGTAAGTAAGACCATCAGTTGGACAAATCAAACCAGGTTCTAACACACCCATACGAGGGTCAAATAATCCGCCAATTACTGGTTTATTATTTATGTATGTATCACGTGATGTAACTTCCACAACAGAATTTTTGCGGATTTCATCGGGTGATAACAAACTAAATTGAACGCCAATAATTTTGGATGAGGCAATTTTTGATTCGTTCATCTTGTTGTTAAAAGATGACATTGTAACCTAAATATATTATATGTCTATATTTATATTATTTAATCAACATTCAATTTTTCAGAAAATAACTTTAAAAAATTTCAAAAATTTGCAGAAAATTGAAAAATTTATTTTCATTTAAGAATAATATAAACAAACAAGTTATATTTTATATTATTGAACAATGTCTCCTTCTAAATACGAATCTGCTTCAAAGAAGATGAAGAATGATAAGAAGAAAACCCTGAAAAAGAACAAACCTGATTCTGATTCAGAAGAAGAAATTATCATTTATGAAGACGATGAAGAAGATAACAGTTCCGATTATGAAACTGTTTCTGAAACATCAGATTCATCCTATATCCCTTCTCCTAAAGAACTTAAATCAAAAAAAAATAAAAAACAACAAGAACAAGATGAAGAAAGTCTTGGTTCGGAAGATACTGACGATGATGAAGGATTCGACCGTTTTGAATTCAGAAAAACTTTGTCAAAAATATTTCCATCTAAATATATGTCTAAAAAGGTAAAAGACGATGATACAAAAAACAAGAAATCAAAGAAACCAATCAAAAAATCATCTAAATCAAAGAAATCAAAAAAAGAAGAATCCGAAAGTGAAGAAGATATCGAATCCGATGAAGAACCTGTCAAAAAATCAAAGAAATCAATCCAAAAAAAATCGAAGAAATCGAAAAAAGAAGAATCTGAAAGTGAAGATGAAGATAGTGAATCTGATGAAGAACCTGTCAAAAAATCAAAGAAACCAATCAAAATCCAAAAAAAATCAAAGAAATCGAAAAAGGAAGAATCCGAAAGTGAAGAAGAAGATGATGACGAAGAAAGTGAGTACGATGATGACGAAGATGACGACAACAAAATCAATATCGTATTTACAATTGGCGGCGATGAAGATGAATGGGATGATGAATATAATGATGACGAAGAAGATGATGAAGAAGATGATGAATATAACAGTGATGATGAAAAAATGTTCATGAAAGAAAATTATACTGAAATTGAAATGCCGAAGAAGCCAGAAGAAGAACCTAAAACCAAAAAATCCAAATCTAAAAAAGAGAAAAAAGAATCTAAAAAATCAAAAAAAGATGATAAACAAGAAACTGATGAAGAAAATGGTGCAAATGTTGAATCTGAATATTTGGAATTGCAAGAATTGAAGAAAGTATTAACTGAAAAGTTGCACAAAAAACCAAACAGTAAAATTCTTCTAAATGCAATTGAAGAATGCAAAGATGCAATTCACACTATTATCAAAGATGCACGAAAAAAGAATACTAAAAATTATCACAAGTTGGTTACAAGTGACCGCAAAAAAACCAATGAAATGGATTATTTCAAGAAAAAAATGTCGAATAAAGAGCAGTTACAAGTTATGAAAGATTTGAAAGAAATCAATTCTCATATTAATATTGAAAAACCATATCGTTTAAGTTTGTTAGAATCCAAAATACCATCCAATTTCAAAGCAATTGCGTTACAAAAATTGAATGTATTACGCTCTATGGAACCAGGCGATTCAGAATATCATAAAATCAAAACATGGGTCGATACATTTATGAAAATTCCATTTGGAGTTCATAAAGCATTGTCTATCAAAATGGACGACGGAATTGACAAATGTAACGAATTTATGAATAATGCAAAACAGACATTGGATAATTGCGTATATGGATTAGATGATGCAAAAATGCAAATTATGCAAATGATTGGTCAATGGGTTGTTAATCCATCTGCATTAGGAACCGCAATTGCAATTAAAGGTCCACCTGGTACAGGTAAGACGAGCTTAATTAAAGAAGGAATTAGTAAAATTTTAGGTAGAGAATTTGCATTTATTGCACTTGGCGGCGCAGGAGACAGTAGTTTCTTGGAAGGACATTCTTACACATATGAAGGTAGTTCATGGGGTAAAATATTACAAATATTGATTGATAGTAAATGCATGAATCCTGTAATTTATTTCGATGAATTAGATAAAATTAGTGATACTCCAAGAGGCGAAGAAATCGTAGGTATTTTGACACATTTAACCGATACATCACAAAATAGTCAATATCATGATAAATATTTCTCGGAAATCGATTTTGATTTAAGTAAATGTTTATTCATATTCAGTTACAATGATGAGAACAAAGTAAATCCAATCTTAAAAGACCGTATGTACAGAATTCAAACCAAGGGTTACGATGCAAAAGAAAAGACTATTATTGCCAGAAAATATTTGTTGCCAAAGATTCGCGAACAAGTATGCTTCACAGAAGAAGAAGTGATTATACCAGATGATACAATTCAATATATCGTAGGAAATACAAATTTAACAAATAACGAACCAGGAGTACGTAATTTGAAAAGATGTTTAGAAATCATTCATACCAAACTGAATCTGTTTAGATTGGTGAAATCCGATACCAATCTATTTTCAAAAGACATGGACCTAAAAGTTGAATTCCCATTTACAGTAACGCGAAAACACGTCGACATTTTCATTAAAAATGAAGAAAATCAAAATCAAAGTTTAATAGCAATGTATGTTTAAGTAGATAGTATAGTTTGTTTATAAAATGTAAATAATGTATATATTTTTTATGCATAAATGTATCCATATATAATGTATTTATCATGTTGTAAATTAATTAATTCTTGATATGGAAAGCACCACGAAAGTGGGAACAACAAAAATTTACCTGCTTTTGGAATTATTTTATATTCATTCCAAAAACTTATTTCACCATCATAATCATTTAAAAACCATATATACATTAACATTTTTATATTAGTAAAACCAATTGTATTTCGATTTGTATAATTGAAAATATTTTTGGGTTTGTTTTTTTCTATGTAAAATAAAAAATTTTTATTTATAAAATGTAAAATTGTATAATTTTTGATTTTATTTATATTTCTTTCATATTCAGTCAAGTTTTTAGTTAATTGTTGTGTCAAGTGATTTTTTATTTTATGAAAACTGGGCTTGCAATCAATATTATAATAATAATTATTGTTTACATTTTCTTTTTCAAATAATTCAATAATATCTTTACACAATTCAGTTGTTATGGAATTTTTTTTTTCATAAATAAATGTCTCTTTTTTATATAAAAAATTTTGCATATTGTAATATATATAAAAAGAACTTTATATATATTATAAAATAACTTTATATAAATATGTCAACTATATCGAATTATTACAAAGGAAGTATATCATTATCCCCTAATAGTTTGTCTACTATATGTAAAGGTATTTTAAAACCTAATGGAAGTACTATACCGGATATAAGCAATAATTATTTTAAACAACTGGGGTTACCAATAGTTACTGCTACATTTGCCGGGGTTAATGGTATAACTGAAAAACCAAATAATTTAGGATATATTTATAACACAACCGATATTTCGCAATATTGTATTGCACCTTATGTTGAATCAACTGGAACAACTTTTACTTCAATCCCGACTTGGTGTAAGAATATACGAGCCATTTTAATAGGGGCGGGTGGCAATGGTGCAACCGGACAACTAGGAAGCGTACAACAGCAACAAAATGTTGTAGCACATCACCATGTTTTACATTGGATCCGTAATTACAATTATAGACGGGGTTACGGTGATTGGAGTAATATAGGGGACTCTCATACAGTAATTGCGACAACATACAACACACATGAAGGAGAAAAAAAGCATCAAAATGCAATATATGGAGACTCGGACCATGACACCCAACACTCCAGGGATACTCAACATATTGACCAAACTTTAAATAGTAAGCAAGCTGCCGGGTCTAGTGGTGGAGGAGGAGGCGGAGGAGGTTTTGTTTATTTAAATAATATTCAAGTTGAAGGTAAAACTATATCAATAGCAGGTGGTGGACTTTTGCAAGATACAACATTAACAGTACAAACGACTAAATATACAGCAGCAAAAGGTTTAAATGCACCAGGGATTACCGCAGGGACTGGTGGAGCGGTAACTGGAACCGCCACAGCTTCTGGGGCCGGTAACGCAGGAAGTGCAAGTACAGGAGGAACATCTGGATTTTATAGTTATTTAAATACATTTCAATATGGAAACGGTGGAAATGGCGGTGCAGGTGGAGTTTCTGGAACTAACCCAGACCCTAGTGATGGTATCCCCGGTCAAGCAGGATATTACAGAATTTATTTTTTAACAGATTAAACACAGTAAAAATAATATTTTCATAAATAATATTTTCATATTTTACACTTTTACATTTTTACAAAATTATTTCAAGCATGAATACTAATACATATTTAGCACCATCGTTAACGCTTCCTTTTGTTCTCATTTTTTTACCATTATAAATTAATGCATCGCCCTGCTGTATCATTATTTTTTGGTCATTATCGTTGAAACATATTTCTCCATTCATGTAATCTATATTACTATTTAAATAAATATTCAAAGATAAAAATGAACAATCTGGATTCATAACTTCACTTATAGATTCTTTTGTATATTTTGAAACAAATAAATCATTTATATTTAAATTGATGTTCTCGCAATTATACAACTTTTTTATTTCTACTAACCAAAAATTAGATATAAATAATAAAAAATTCAGTATAGCCGGCATTTTTTCTATACTCAAATATGTCGGATAATTCACATATGTACTTTCTTCCCATTGAAATTTTTCACATTCATTTATTATCCAATAACAAACATCTTTAGATAACATATTTTGAATTATTTTATTTTTACAAAATCGATTTGTAGTAGAATCAAAACTGATTTCAGTATTTTTATTAATAAACGGGTACAGTTCATCTGCAATATCTGGATAGTTATCTTGTAAAAATGTTATATCTATAAAATCTTTTACTGTATTATTAAAAATAATTTTGGAATTTTCTGGATATTTATTGATAATATTGTCAAAAGATTCTATTTTTTCATAGTCTTCATACAAAAATAGATTTATCATATTTTTATAAATAATTGTTTCCGATTGAACATCAATTTCTGATAATGAAATAGCGATTTCACTCGCTTCGCAAGTTTGATTTGATGAATATTTAGGTATATCATTTTTCAAATTTTCACATTTTTCCCAAATATTTATTTTGAAAAATTTGCCTTTATTTTCATTCATTTTGTAAAATCCATAATATTTTGAACTATCAAATACAATCTGTGAATTTTTGGTTGGTTTGAAGCAAATGAATATATTTTCATCTTGAATTTCTTTATATTTATAACAATCCATATCTATATTTGTTAATATCATGGGGTTACATTCATTGACCATAAATGTAATAATTGAAAATAAAGGATGTGATTTATTTGTTTTGTTATAATCATTTTTGAATTTATCATATTCATTTTCTATACTAAATTCTATGTTGTATTTATTTTCATCAAATTCCAAATTTCTTTCTTTAAAATGAAATATTGATACTTGATATACAAAATTTTCAATATTGGTGAAACTATTTTTATTTGAAAAATCCAATACATAGTTTTTTTCACTAGTATCCAGTACATGATTCATGAAAAAACCATTTTCGACATTGTATATTTTGCAATCAAATGAATGAGTCATATACACCCTTGAAACATTTTATATTTATATTATTTATATGTCAATATATATACTACCTTTTATTATATACTTATCATCTGATATTGAAACATTTTCGCTATATGGAAAAAACCATTCTGATGGAAATATAATAATATTCCCTTTTTCTGGTTTTATTTTATGATATCCAAAAAAATCGATTTCTCCTCCATCATCAATAGTATTCAAAAAGAAGATAAAAGATAATACTCTTGATTTTTTATTATCCAAATCGATACAGCAATCGTTATGGAAATTTGAAGAACATTCATTTTTGTTGAATTTTTTAATTACAAAATGATTCATTGTTTTATTATGATGCACATTATTAAAAAAAAATATATTATTGTCAAGATTTTCATAGTAAATATTTATATGTTTATCAATTTCATTTATTACTGTATTTTTTATATTTGACCATATATGGTCGTGTGGTATATCAAAGTTTATTTTTAATAATTTATTAATATTATAATTACATTCAAATTTTTCGACAATTTCATCACAAATAGTTTCCGTCAATGATTTATTTATATATATAAATTTTTCCATTATATTTATAATATATACTAGTATTTATTTTATATTTTTTCTATTTTTATATTTAATTGTTATATTTCACAATAAAATAAAACACTATACAATATTATCACAACATAATTGACCTGAAATAATATATTGTGTATTTGTATTCGGAGGAAGGCATTTATAATGAAAGCTATTTACATTTTCAGGAAACAGCACCAGTTTTCCTTTTTTTGGTTTTATTGTTTGATAATCTGTATTTGAAAAAACGACTTCGCCACCATTGACTACATCATTTAAATAAAAAATATAAGTCAATACATTATAACGATTTGGTATTAAATTGTATTTATTAATAATATTTTCTCCAATATCTATTTTTTGTATGCAAATGTGTTTTGTATATAATTCATTATTCAGTAATGAAACCAATTCATTATGTAAATTTATATTTTTCATAAGATTCATTTTGTATTCATTTAACCCTGTTAATAATTCTTTATATAAAGTTCGTTCAATTCTTTCCCATTCCTTACTATTTTTGGGTATATTATACAATTTATTTGTATCTTGTTCCTGAAACAATTCAATTATACTTTCACATATCATTGAATTCAGTGAATTCTGTTTTTCAAATACCGCATTCATATTTTATATTGAATATAAAATATATTTATATTCAATATAAAATATATTTATATTTTTTGTATAATTTATATTTTTGCACAGGTCCATGTAGATAAAGTATATCTATATGTATTATTTTCAACTTTGTATACTTGGTGTTCATGTGTCCAAAAAGGTGGAAATATAATTACGCTTCCCTTTTTTAATTTCACAGTTATATCATAATATGGAAAGTTAAACATACCGCCTTCATAATCATCATTCAATGTAAACACCATTGAAGAATTACGAATCATTTTATAATCGCCTTTTTTATTTTCTTTAATGAAATTAACATTTTCGTATATTTCACTTATGTTATCAATATGTATACGAGTTTCGCCATATATTTTTCGAAGTATAAATCCAGTATGGTGATCAAAAATAATATGTTTATTTACATTGCTCATTATATTTTTAATTTTCAAAATGATGTCATTTATATTAGAATTGTATTGTTGAATTATATTATTTGTTATACCGTTTAATTTATTCGTATAAAATGATTTTTTTGAATTTATGTTTTTAATTATTTCTTTATATTTATGTGAATCCGTACTAAATTTATAATATAATTCATCATTTGTTTTCAATAATTCATCAATATGGGTTATATTACATTGGACATTATTACCTTTATAAAAATCGATTTTATCTAACGGTAATGTATCAATCAATTCTCTCAATTTATCACAAAATGAATTTTCTAATATATCTTCAATAATATAAATATTACTTTTTTCATATTCAATAATGTTTATATTATCAATATTGTGTATTATTTGGTTTGACATATGTATAACTGTATTTATTTTTTAAATAATTTTGCAATTATTTAATTTTCCACTATTTCGGTAAGTTTCCACGTAATACATAATCTTTTTTGTGGAAAAAGATGATTGTATGCCATTCCTTTATGAAAATAGGTAGATGGAAAAAACACACCTCGATTCATTGCAGTATTTATACAAATAACATAATTTGTGTTTGGTATTTTTAATAAAAAATCTCCATCGGAATCTTCTATTTCTAAATTTGATAAACTTGTTATATAGATACAAAACGTGTATGTATTTTCTCTATCATTATCTATATGATATGAACCATCTTGTCCATACATTTGTATATGCATATAATTACGGTCCAATGTAAATTTTTTTGAAAAAATGATTTCTAATTTATTCTTTATATATTCACTAAAAAAATCGTCCAAGTTATATGCTGCAAAAAATTTGTTGTTAAATTTTTCATAATTTCCCGAAGTATGTCCATAATACCAATTTTTTTGATTAATTAATTCTAAACATTCATCCAATTCATATGCGTTTAAAAAATTATCAATAATCTTTATATCTTCCATAGTATTTATTGTTTTTATTATTATAGAAAATGTCAAATTTTTATATGATTTTTGTTTTTGTTTTATAGAATTTCTTCTAATTTCCATGCGACGCATATTCTTAAATCCATAATATATCGTGAAAAACTCGTTGCTTTGTGTATATAATTTGATGGAAAGAAAATTCCTCTATTGAATTTTGGTTCATACCCTATTTTATAATTCAATTCAGGAAATTTGAAAAACAAATGTCCACCGGCAGTTTCAATATTTTCTTCTTTTATATTTGTTAAATATAGACAAAACGAATAATTATTTGGGTTTTCAGAATCTGTATGATAAGAACCATCTTGCCCATATGTATGTGCATTTACATACAATCGAGTTATTTTGAATTTTTTCGAAAAATGTTTTTCGATTACATTCTTGATATCTTTGGAAAAATATTCGTTATCAAATAAATCCATTACCCAAAATTGATTATCTGACCGACTTCCAGTTGAAGAATGACCCCATTTCCATGAATTTGAATTTATTATATCTATACATTTCTTCAATTCATCTTGATTCAAAAAATTGTCTTGTACTATTATTTTCTCCATATTTTTGTATTTTGATTATTTTATTATTTAAATAATAGTTATTATTTTTATATGAATTTTTTATTATTATTTTTATTTACAAAAATATGCATGTGCCATGTATGACACATTGTTATATGATTTAAAGATACATTTATTGCAATAATGTTCTTTTTTTATCTCATGAGAAACATTCATCGAAATATCTATATTTTCAGTCGGTTCATAGTAAATATTAAAGTTTACAATATTATCATATTTTTTTTCAATTCTGTACATCATATTTTTATTATAACCAGGAAAATGAAATTTCATTAAATTATTTTTTTGAATATTAATTGAATCTATAAAATGATGCAATGAATTATTATTTTCATCTATAAAATTCAAAAAATCACAGTGTTTGATATTTAATTCTATTTCAGGCATCATATCATTATTTGTCAAATGATTATAAATAACACATGTCATCATATTTGGTCCGGTTATCAATAAAATATTATTTTCAATATTATTGTTAATTCTTTTTACCATTTCTTCTATAATTTTTTTCATAATAATATGTTTTGGGGTTATCGCAATAAACCAATTTGTAATTATTGACCGAAAATTTTCATATAAAAAATAATAATCGCCATTTTTTTGAATAAAATCATTTAAATCCATATTAATTGTTGCATCTAAATCTAAATAAACTCCGCCGTAAATATATAAAGCAATATATCGAATAAAGTGACCTTTTGCGGACCCTACTTTGAGTTTTTTGAAAGCATTCAACACATTAGAATCAAAATTATCTTCTATTAATTTGATTGCATCGTGATCATTAATAAAATAATAATCATATGAAGGATTTTTTGATAGTATATGCATAATATTATTATAAACACAAGGGTGTAAATAATTGTTTTTATAAGTTTGTATTAATATTCTCGGTATAATCTGTGTATCAATTATTTCTTCTTTCTTTTTAATGAATGACGTAATTTCGATATAATAATATGGTATTTTATTGTTTATTTTGTTGTTTATATTTGAAATATTATATTCTGCATTTTTCATATTGCTCGTGAAACCATTTTTGAATTCTTCAAATGTGTTGTATTTTTTATAACCGAAAATTTCAAAATCTTTTTCAAAGAATGTATTCACAAAATGAAACGATTCTTCGTTGAAATATTCTTCAATGTTTTTTTCATAAGTAGATTCATTCATTTTTTCTTGATTATTGAATGTATTTTCAATATTCAATATTTTGAATATGGCATCTAAATCATTTGTAATATTTTCAAGTCTTCCAATATATTGAAAATTAATATTGTTTGAAAAATCAATTATATTTTCATATTGACAAATAAATGCATGGAAATATGAAATATTATTAACATTTTTATAATTTTTAATAAAAATATTGAAATCTTCAAAATAATCAATATTATCTGGCATTCCTCGAATAGTATTATTATCATATTCCATTCTTCTTTTCAAATATAAATACGCAGAAACGATTTTGGTATATGGATTTCGGACAAATATAAATTTGAAAAAATTGTCCATATACAGCTTATTTGCATATTGATGTGAATAAAAGTATCGATATTTACCCATTTTACGAATTGTATGTTTATCTTTTATATCTTTGACATAGGTTTCATCATAAACAAAATTTATATAGTTTTCATGGTCTTCAATGCATGTTTCAATAAAATCATTTTTCTTCAATATATCTTTAACATAATTACCAGCACATTTTACATTATGAAAAAAAATGGCTCTCAAATCATAATTAATTAACATGATATTGTATGTTCAAAAATATATTTAAATTATTTATCGGTAAAAAAGATATTATTCAAGTATTTTATACTTCCATGCAATACATATGCGTAATTTGTCACTAAAACGATTAAATCCAGAACCTTTATGTATATAATTCGATGGAAATATAACCGATCTATTCATAATTGGTTCTATATTTAATATTGTTTTTTTGTCAGGAATTCTAATAAAAAAGCTTCCATCGTCGTCTATAATATCATTGATATAAAAACAAAACGTATATGTATTTGGTTCTTTATCATCTATATGAAAATTGCTATCCTGTCCATACATTTGACCAACCACATAAAGTCGGTTCAATTTCATATTTTTATTGAAATATTTTTCAATGATATTGTTTAAATAGGAATTGAAAAACGCGTTTTCCATTAATTCTATTCGCCAATAAGCTGTATCGCCGCTGTACAAATTTGTATTTATGTCTTTTATACATTGACATTTCCAATCGATTGTTTTAAAATAATCAACAATTTCTTTAAGAACATTGTCTGAAAAAAAATTGTCGATTATTTTTATTTCTTCGTCATTTTTTTTATATATTATAAATTCTTTTATATTTTCATGTAATCCAATTGCTGACATATTTCATATATACTACAAAATATTTTTAAATTTATTATAATTTATAATAAAAATATTAAAGATATATACATGTATAATTATGTATAATGGGTCATAACACGGATGAACCCGACATTGAAAGCATACAAACTGCGTTGAGATATTTGAAAGCACTTGTGCAAAATCCAAACGAAGAATATTCAAATATATGTAAATTAATGGAAGAATATATAATTCACAATTGTAAACACAATATAGTAGAAGATAGTATAGATATTACACCAGATACATCACGTACAATATTTTATTGTTCAAAATGTATGAAAAGTTTCGAAAAAAAATCTATTTAAATATAAATAGAATATAAAATGGAAGGCTTGCATTCTATATTATTGAAAACAGTATATTTATCATTATTTGTACAAATAATAACGGGTATAGCCGATGTATATGTATTGTTTGCAGTTACTGGTGAAAAACTTATACTAAAAGCTCTTTTATTATTGGAATTAATTGTTCAAGTAATAGAAGGAAGTTTCTATGTTTGGATGGTTTCATTATTTTCCACTATAAAAGATGTAACTCCAAAAAGATATTTTGATTGGGCATTAAGTACACCACTAATGTTATTTACTTTGTGTATATATTTAGATTATTTGAAAAAAGAGAAAGAAGAAAATGAAAGAAAAAAGGAAAAATATGAAAACAATGAGAAGAAAGAAACCAACGAAAATTTGATTACTATACTTTTTGAAAAATTCAATGAGCATAAAACTACTCTTATACCTGTATTTATTTTGAATTGGTTAATGTTGCTACTTGGATATTTAGGTGAAACCGGTGTAATATACAACTTATTTGCAGTAATATTAGGATTTATACCATTTATTGCATATTACGCAATAATATATTTCAAATTTGCAAGATATACTAAAATCGGTCAACTACTGTTTTGGTTTTTTGCTATAATATGGGCATTTTATGGAAAAGCAGCGTTGATGTCCTATTATTGGAAAAATATAACTTATAATATTTTAGATGTATTCTCTAAAAACTTTTTTGGTCTATATTTAGCTTATTTAGTATGGAACAAATGATTTTTATAATGTATATATAGTATATATTATAAATGAAATATACGCACAAGTTTCAAAAAACACCGGAAAATAATAAAACCAAGAAAATGTATGCAGGTGATATTGAGAAACATAGAATATTCAGAAAAATATTAAGTATAGGATATGAATTGGAAACATCAACTTTGTCCAAGTTCTCATTGATTGGAAATTCAGATGATGATGAAAAAATTCTATTAAATACCAGTAGTAATGCAAAAGATTATGAAATAATCAAAAAAATTCAAAATGATAAAGCCACCGAGGAAGAAAATGAAAAATATGAAAATCGATTGGAAGAACTTTTCGAAATTGATTTGTATACAACTCAAAGTATAAACAAAAACAAATCAAATAAATTGGTGAAAGATGAAAATTCTACTTTCTTGGTAGCAAACGATGTAGCAGTAACACCATTTACAAAATATTTAAATAAAAGCTGTAATTTGAATGAAAAAGAAGACGGTGAAGATTTAATTGATAAAAACGAACTTTATACATTTGACAGTTACTGTGACGGGAAATATAAAATAAATTTTGAAAATTGGGGTAAACAAGATTGTGGAACATTTGCAGACGTTGAATGGATTGTCACTTATTACAACCCAAAAATAAGTAACAATATTATATTAGACACATTTATTAATGTTGCGAAAAATTTGATATTACATTTGAGTGGTTTGAAAAAAACAAAAGGTAGACTTGTGATGAATTTTAGTGAAACCGATACCGAAGTAATAAAAAAACCAGAAAATCGTATTTTCTACAATTTGCCTGGTACAAATATGTACTATATACAAACATATTTACTTGATGAAGAAATGGATACTGATGATATTTGCGTTGTTCCTCAAATGACATTTTCATGTCACATCAAAGATATTGTTGATATTTTCAAAGAGATAGCAATAGATTCTATCAATATTTTTGAAAATCATACACGTCTTTCACGAGAAAGGGTTAATCTGATTAATAAAATTGAAAAATATGTCAACAAATTGTTTGAAAGTTATAATAAATCTGTTCCAAAAGACAAAAGAATAAGGGAAAATAAGAACGTTGGCGTTGTGAAATCAATAAAAAATTGTATATTTATGATTTTGTTTAAATTGGCAAGATATTTTAACAATTATTTACAAGATGAAAAAGTAAAGAATAAATCTAAAAATGCCAAATATTTGAAGGATACGTTGTATTTCAATTCACGACATACAAATTATGAATTATATAAATCGCTCAAAAATTACATATCCGAATATTTTTCAAATTCAATCGATGATAAAGAAATCATAACCATTGTTCAAACATTGATTGTTCAACAAAATATTTTGGAAGAATTTTTGATTGAAGACAAAGAATATGTTCGTAAAAATGCATTTCTTATAACAAATAATTTGGAAAAAGATAACAAAAAATATGGAAATCCATATTATTCGTTGATATCTTATTTCAATTTTTTTGAGGACCCAATCGATGAAATATCCAATGACTGGTTAGAATATTCCGGAATTGACGTTTATTCAAGTACATCTGATATCAAAAATCACGTGGTATTATGCGAAGTTCGCTCATTTGCACGTAATATGAATACATATATATACAGTATAGCCGATGCTGAATTAAAAAATGAAATGACAAACGGTATATGCAATCGTATGACAAATGCATTCAAACCAGATATCCCTATAATTTCTATAAAAAGTTTGAAACGATTCGTTGGTTTGTACGAAGAAAAAATGAAAAAACAAAAAAAGTAAAAATAAAAAATTGATTCTTTTTAATTATATTCGTAAAATATAATTAAAAATACAAACGTTAAAATGAACTTTTATTCCGATGTCATCATGAATGATATTATGGATAATTATCCATTAGAAAATGTTATAGATTCAATTGAACAATTTGGAGAAGAATGTTTCAATGCAATTGCAAAATATTCATATAATAGTATTCATTCCAAATATATATACAATGTTTTAGGAAATACCAAAAATATTGTAGCATTTCATTGTATTGATAATGAATTTAATGTGAATAATTGTCCATCAATGTTAGTATATCGTAAATGTAGACATGAAAATGAAATAAGATATTATATTTTGATAGCTTGTACAAAACGCAAATTTAGAAATCAAGGTTATGCATCAAAACTATTGGATGGTGTTATAGAAAGAATAAAAAGTGAGAATAGTGACAACATCGGAAATACAATAAAAATCATATTAAGTTCAGTGGAAGAGTCTGTAATATTTTATGAATCATATGGTTTTAAATGGACACGCAAATCAATTACTGACCATACTACGTTAATGAGATTTGAACGATATGAACCAAACAAGGAATATTTTATAATGGAATTTGTAGTATAATTACTCATATTCAATGATATTACATGTTTCGTTTTTTTCATCGTCATCAACAATACTTGAAGAATCACTGATAATATCAACCAGGTCCGGAAGTTCATCTTCGTGATCACTGGTAATATAAATGAGTTCAGGCAATTCGTCTTCGTCATCTTCGTCTTCTTCTTCTTCTTCATCTTCTTCATATTCTTCTTCTCCCCATTCTTCTTGTAAGTGTTCCCATGTAAATGACATGTATTCGTCTAATTCACTTCCTATAATTTTACGTAATTCATTTAATTCTGCTAAATCAGATGGCATATCAAAAACATCATCAATTTCTTCTTCTTTGGATATAGAAAATCTGCCGAAAAATTCACAACCACATTCTTCATAAAATGCATTAATATTGATATTAAATTTTTCGTTCATTATTCTGTATACACCAATAGGTGGCGACCAAGCAGTATCAAAACTTACATCAAGTGTATAATTTTCATCATCAGTGTTGTTCAAATCTATATTAGATGGAGGCCATTTCGTACCCCACGTGTCGATTGCAATATGAGCATCCCACCCGGTTTCATTTGTTATATCATCAATTTGAAGTGGTGCAAAAGTTTCAAACCAATTATCACTGGAAATTGCATCATTTAACTTATCAAAAATTTCTTTTGTTGGACATGTAATAGTAGCATAATTATTGCACCAGTTTGGCATTTCTATATAGTAATAATAATAAATCTTTATGTATATATTATTATTTAATTTCCAATTTGTGATTCACCACCAGTGGCATTTTTACCACGGGTTTTTAATAACAATTCTAATTCAGGAGTTAAACATAGACTTCCATTTCCTTTTGTTAAACCAGAACCTTGGCACTCGGGTTTGGTTTCGGCTTTGAAAAATGGGTCTAACATTTTGTTTTCAGCAAAAGGAGCAGGCATCAATCCTTCGAAACCTTCGACTTTTTTTTCATTATTTTGCATTTCTTGGTTCATGTATTCAAAACCTTCATAAGGGTATTCGTGTTTGAATAATGAATCACTTGAATATGGTTGAACATTACAGGTTCCCATCACTAATGAAAGAACTACAAAAAGTCCAATGATTACCGCAGCTAAAATATACATTGAATTATATTTCATTCTTATAGATAATAAAAAGATAAAAAATATATCCTAAATATGATAACTATATTATGAAAATCCAAAAGTTTCTATTAGTTTTTGTAAAATACTATTTTCGGGAAAATGTATAGTTTTTAAAATTCCACTTTGAAGAAAACGTTCTTTTATTTTTTGCTCTAAATAGTTTGAAGTAGTTGTTTTCGTATTTTCTATATATTCATTGATTCTGCTCATAACATCATACTTATAAATGCAGTAAATACAAATAATAATTATAACTGCAATAAGTAAATAAAAATATAAATCAAATGTATTCACATCATTTAGGGTATTTTCATTTTCCATAATTATAGTTTATAAATATAATATAATTTGTTCAAAAAAACATAAAAATATAAATTATTTTAATATATAGTTATGAATAACACTGAAAAACTTAATTTGAAAAGATTAATTGATGAAACACAATGTGAAGATAACACTGATAATATTCGTAAATTAAAACACAGTGTAAAAATCCGCGATGATGTTAGACGTATCGAAAATTTGAAAAAATCAAATTCGGCATTACGAAGTTTACAACCAGAGGAATTTAGAGAACTATGTCAAAAAGAATGTGTATTTTTGTTTAATAATTATACAGACATTTTCAATAAAATTTTAAAAGATGAAATTGATTTATTGATTATGACAAAAATGTTGGTTGTTTTGAAAATGATTGAAGATGGTAAAGTAGACCAGCATGAAGGTTCGGTTATGTTTGGAAAAGTGTTAAAAGAATTGTATGTAGATTCGGCAATAAAACATGGTGAAAATTTAGATAAACAATATGAAACTGAAAAGGTGCCACAAGTTGAAGGTAAAAAAATCAGTTGGAGTCAATTTAAAAAAATGAATTGAATAAATGATATAAAATGAAAATGGTATCTTATCTATAATGGCTACATCAGATAGTTTGTCTCAAATTTTCACAAATGTTTCAGAAGCATTAGATAAGGTATTATTTCCGTATGATTCAGAAGATGATATTAACTTGAATGCATATGCAACTTTATATTTATATGTAAAAAGTGAAAACCATGAATTGGTTGAATTGTACAAAAACCATATTAAAAAACACAATGAAAAAATAATGTCCGATGAATATCCAAATTCCGGGTTTGATTTATTTATTCCACACGATACAACATTTCAAAAAGAAATTGATAGCATGTTTGTCGATTTAGAAGTAAAATGTGAAATGACATATCATCAAAAAAACAAGAACACTGAAACATCCGCATATTATGTATATCCACGTTCAAGTATGTCAAAAACACCATTAATGTTAGCAAATCATACAGGCATTATCGATTCAGGATATCGTGGATATTTGATTGCAGCATTACGGTATTTAAAATCACGCGATGAATATTATGAAGTAGAAAAACATACACGACTATTGCAAATTTGTCATCCATCATTATGTCCAATTCTTGTAAAAATAGTAGATGAATCAGACTTATCTACCACAAAAAGAGGTGCAGGTGGATTTGGTTCAACTGGAAAGATTGGTGTTAGTAATTAGAATTATAAAATTGTATTTTAATATTATGTAATTCAATAGTATACATAATGTTATATGATAAGCATGAACCGAATAATACGGTAAATGTTCATAATAAATTTTTCCTAAATTCAAATATAATATATCCTAAATCAAAAATAAAAATACCAAATTCACCAAATTTTTTAAAAGTATTGGTATTTGATTTAGATGAAACCATTGGTTCATTTCATGAAGCAGCCATTTTATGGAAAATAATAGAATCCGAATTACAAACAGATTTTAATACATTAATGGATTTGTACCCAGAATTTTTACGTTATGGTATTTTACAAATTATTGAATTTATATTAAATAAAAAAAGAATAGGAAAATGTGACAAATTGTATTTATATACAAACAATATTAACTCTCCGGTTTTTCCAAATTTGATATCAGAATATTTGAAATATAAATTAAAGTCGGAAAACAACGTATTTGATAAAACAATAAATGCATTTAAAGTAAATAATAAAATAATTGAACATAATAGAACTACCCATAAGAAAACATATAACGATTTCATAAATTGCACAATATTACCAGAAAATGTAAAAATATGTTTTATAGATGATAAATACTATTCTAAAATGGAAAATGAAAAAATATACTATATTCAGCCATCGCCCTATTATCATAACTTAACAAATAAAGAAATTATAAGCAGATTTTCAAATAGTGTATTTAATAACGATAAAAATATGGATAAAATAAATTCTATATTGAATATTCCATACATTGATTATAATTATGAAGATTACATGATTCAAGATAAAAACAAAGAAAATAAAAAAATTTATAAAAAAATAATGTATTATGTTAAAGAATTTTTTTATTTAACAAATCGCAACGAAAAAACAAAAAAAATACGTGTATCATTAGGTAAATTCACTCGAAAGAAAAAATAATTATATTTTCTCGTATGCCATTAGAATCAATTGTTCTTCCATGGATAGTTTTTGGAAAGTTAAACATTTGTCAAATTTATATTGAACAAATCGTCGCGAATTATTCATACATAATACATGAACACCATTATCTAAAAACTTTATATCAAAAACGAATCCACCTGATTGTAATTTAAAGTTGGCGTCATCTTCGATATTAATCCAACGAACATATTTACCTTTATGTAATTCATATACTTCATCGACTAACCGAAATTCTGCGAGTTTTTCACAATATTGTTGGACATTTTCATTCGACAAATTGATTTGTGATAAAGCTGTGTATTTATCGTTGTTTATATCGGTTAATGTTTTGTTCTCCAAATAATCATTATTTTTATTTTCAAGAGAATTCAATAGTTCATTAATATCTATTTTAGATAATAATGATGAGTCGTTTTGAGCATCTTTAAATAATTGGTCTATGTTCATTTTTGTATTTTGTATAAAAATATCCTTATATCATTTTACCATTAGTAACTACATTCGAAATATCATGTGCAATTATATTGGTTAATCCCGCATTTGTAAGTAATAATACAGCACTTCCGAAAATAATAGTTGCATCAAAATCGCGTAATTCATGTTTTCTAAATGGATGAAACCGAAGAATTAAAAATAAACAAACAAAAGTTAATAATAAATTGCTAAATATGTCAATGTATTTTTTATTTATGTAAAAAATACCGAAAAAAATCAAAAAATAAGAAATATAGATAAATCCAATTATAGTCAAATAAACAGGTTTTTTAATCTTATCTAATAATTTATCAAATGTATAAAATAAATTAAATAGCTGCTCCATATACAATATAGTAATACAATAAAAATGAAAGATATAGTGATTGCTAATAAATATATTTTATTAGAAAAATTGGGAATGGGGAAATTTGGAATTGTTTACAAGGGTATTCACAAAAAAACGCAACAAAACGTCGCAATTAAAATGGAAAAAAGAGGCCAGGAAATTACAACCATAAAACATGAAACAACTATACTCAACTATTTGTACGGAAAAGGGTGTCGTGATATTCCATTTGTTTTATGGTATGGTGTATATATGGAGTATACATGTTTAGCAATGACATATTTTGAAAGGACATTGAGTGAAATTAAAGACAAATTGGTGAATGAAAAAGAGAAAATTAACAAAATAATGTATAGAATGATTGAAATTATCGAGAATATACACAGTCACTGTGTGATTCATCGTGATATAAAAATAGATAATTTCATGATATTAGAAAATGAAATTTTTATTATTGATTTTGGATTGGCGACATTTTATATTGATGGGAACAACAATCATGTTCCATGTAAAAATCGAGAATATATTACAGGTACACCTAAATATATAAGTATCAATATACATAATGGTATAGAACCTTCTCGTCGCGACGATTTGATTTCAATCGGTTATTTATATTTGTATTTATATTATGGTAGTTTGCCTTGGAATAATATTCCAATAACTACTACAACTACTACAAATAATCTGCATATTTTGAATGAAAAAAATATGTATATTAAAGAAAAAAAAGAGTGGCTTGTTTTGAAAAATACGTTAATAAATGCGGGGTGTGAAAAATATATGGATTATTGTTACACTTTAAAATATGATGAAACACCGAATTATGATATTTTAAAAAAAATGTTTTTATAGAGTGTCAATATATTTGTTTATTAATTCTATTGTCATTTTCTCATTATTGAATATCAAATCGCGCAATACTTCGTCATTTCGATTCAATGCTTTAATTTTAGAAATTTTTTCACCAAATGAAAGTCCGTCTGTGTGTAAAATACTACCAACTTCTTCTTTTACTATTTGTTTTTCTTTTTTAGAATCAAAATTTTCTGTTTTTTCCTTATTTTCTTTTTTAAACTGTCTTAAAAATACATAGGATAGTATAATTGCAACTAATATTAGTAATAACATAAAATATTTTTGCTTCATTTTATATAATTAAAATAGATATTTATTCGTAAACTATATAAATAAATATTTATTACTAAAGTATAATTGGTATAATTCACCATGAGTAGTTCACAAGAAACAGCAACTGAAAGTCTTCGTCTTACTGGTAAAGTAAAGTGGTTCAATAATAAGGCAGGATTTGGGTTTATTACAGTATGTGATGGTGAACATCAAGGAAAGGATATTTTTGTTCACTATTCATCAATTCGCGGTGATGATTCATTATATAAATATTTAGTACAAGGTGAATATGTTGATTTTGACCTTGTTAAATCAACCAGTGATAAACATGAATATCATGCGGTTAATATTACAGGTATTAAGAATGGTAGTATCATGTGTGAAACTCGTAAGCTTTCCGATAATTCTGCAAGACCAAGAACAACTGTTAGAAAGTACAGAACTCGTCCACAAAGACAAAGTGAGCCATATACAGAGGTACAAGTTGATGTTGACGCTGACGCTGGATTTGAAAAGGTTGAAAAGAGAAGACCTCGTCAATCGCGCGCATAATAAAAAGTAAAAAATTTATATCTGTAATAACAAATATAAATTTTTATTAAGTGATTAAAGTATATATGAAATTTTTATCATTGGAAAAATTTTTAGAAATATATTCAAAAAATAGTTTAAAAGATTTTGATGATTTTATGAAAAAAACAAAGGTTCGCATAGGAACAAATACGAAAACATTGATTCAATATTCATATGAAAAAAACATTTCAAAAAATGATTTACAAATGATTTTCGAGAACATACAACGTCGAAATGAGTATTTAGAACGTTTTTATATGACATCCTTAAAAATTCCTGACAATAAGAACGATATGCATATATCAGAACCTCCAATGATACAAAGTAAAATGAATAACAATGAAAAGGTAAATTATAAAAATGTAATACGGAATATGTTTTATAAAGATATTTTGGAAAAAACAAAATCGGGATTGGAGAACAATCCAACTTATATGCAAGTTTTAGCCGATTTTTATTTATATAATATTATTGATTATAAAATATTAACACCGAGTGCATTGCATTATATAAAACAGGGGCGTATCGGAAGCGTGTTCTCATCCTATTATTTTAGAGCATCTATAATGAATCCATATTTGGTATATTCTCTAAATCATTCTGTTTTAAAAGGAACGAAAATATTTACACCGACAATGGGTTGGGGGTCATATTGTTATGGATTTTTAGAATGTCCATATGTAACCGAATATGTAGGAACGGATGTAATACCAAATGTATGCAAAAAAACGCAACAATTTGCGAATACATTTTATCCAAGTAAAACAACGACCATTTATTGCGAACCATCCGAAGATTTAGCCAAAAATTACAATTTTAAAAAGAAATATAGAGAACATTTTGATGTAGTATTTTTTAGCCCACCTTATTTCCGTTTAGAATTGTATAGTGGAGGAAAACAGAGTACTAGTCGATATAAATCATATGACGAATGGTTGGAAAAATATTGGCAAAAAACAATCGAATTATGTCATCATGTTCTCGTTCCAGGAGGAAAAATCTGTTATATTTTGTCAGGATATGGTTCAGAGAACACAGACGGAATATACAATTTGATTCAAGATATGAATAATATAACGAAGGATGTATTTAAATGTTCTCCAAAAATATTGAAAATGCATAATAAAGATGTGCATGTAACGAAACATCGCGAGACCGATGAAAAAATAATCATTTTCAAGAAATAAAAAAGATTTTTTACAAAATGTGTATTTTTTACAAAATATTGTAAGGTTCTCGATTTACCTTCCAAAAAATGTTTTATTTTTATATTTTCTTTTTTGTGGTTTGTTTATATTGTATATTGGGATGATAGTAAAATCTATAACAAATAGAACCGGAGCTAATAAGCTGTCTTTTATATATATCCAAGTGGAATCTTTCATTTTATTGATTTGCATCATGAAATACAAATCAATAAAAATTCAATTTTTTACATCTAATATTGTTCAATGTTCTCAATAATTTCGGATGGATAATTCATATCTTTCAAAATTTCAACCGCGCCTTCTATTTTTGAAATACCAGGTTTCAATTTATAGGTATATTTGAGTTTTCCATTGTCAAGGTTCTCAACATCCATTTTATAATTACGAATATATTTGGATTTTTTAAACTTATTACAAACAGAAACATAATGGGTAGTCAATATGAAATCCACATTAGTAAATTTAGTTAAGTATTTCAAAAATGCATATGCGGATTTGGTGGCTTCGGTTGGATTGGTTCCTGAATATAATTCATCAAAAATACAAAAATGACGTATTTTAGAATCTTTGTTCTCATCAATTACATCAATAATTTCTTTGCATCTTCGTGATTCAGCTTGGAATAAACTATCTCTACCAGAGGTATCAGGAATGTTCAAATAAGAATGAATATGTGTATATGGATTGAGAACACACGATTTATAGAAACCGCATCCAAATTGTTGTGTAAATATAATATTAATACAAGTTGTTTTAATAAATGTTGTTTTTCCAGATGCATTCGGAGAACTAATTATCATATTTTTATCAAATTTGCATGTATTTTTAACAGGTTCTCCATTTTTATAGGGTGGATAATATTGTTGTTCAATATTACAGTCAACAGTTTCGTCAAAAGTAGCAAAATGCATGTTTTTCGATACAATGTTCTCGTGTATACCAATAATATTGTTTATATATCCTTCAAATTCAAAAGAATACTTCAAAGCATTTTCATATTGCATGTTGTTGTACAAACGATAATAACATTTCAACATATATCCAAGTTCTGTTATTTTATTAATATTTAGAGAAAATGGTTTCAGGTTCTCAATTTCATTCAATAATTTTTTGAGAACAAACCAGTGATTTTGTGTTTCATTGGAGAACTTTTCATAACTTTTCATATTTTTATTGATTTCAATAAAGTTCTCCATACTTACAATTGAATATTGTACATATTCTTTGATTTCTAACAAATGTTCATTCATTTTTTTAATATTGGTATAGAAACGTAAGCAAGAAGTTACATTTTGATAAATTTGAAACATATAAAATGCTAAACTCATGAGTAAATAAACACAATTTTCGGGGGTCATTTTGCTCATACCCAGTAAAGTTTTTCCAATGAAATGGTTTTTCGCAATAGATTTGAGTATTTCTAAATACATTGTGAAATTTACAGGTATACCTTGAATTTTTAAAATTATAAATGGTAGAATTAAAAAGATGATTGGAATGAACAAACTGATTAAAGGAGACATAATATTAATCATCGAAATACATTGTAAAAACGAAGAAGATTCGTTGAATTCTTTCAACATAGACCATTCCATATAATTGTATTTTTCCAAAAAAGATGCATCTTCTTTCAATGATTTCCATATTTCATTTATTTTTTCACAATTTACATTGTAATTTGAATATGTTCGTGTTTTTTCTAAATATGTAGACGTGGATTTAATTACATTTTGAGTATCCAATAAAAATGGAATATTTGTGGTATATTTATTCAAATGCTTTTTACTAATGTTTTTTGAGAACATGTGTTTCGGTTCAAATAAAAAGTCGGACATAGGTTTGCTTTCAGAATCGCAAAGTTCTAAATCGGATAATACATTTTGTGGTAATATATGAAGATGTTCTGGTTCTAAATAATCGATAGGTAAACGAAAATTGCTTATTGTATGAGAACTAGGTGGTTTATTTTCATTACCTTTATCGATATTTTTTACATCGTCGGTTTTAATAATGAATTTAGTAAATAAATGGAGCATCTATTTCTTTAATTAATAAATATAAATTAAAATCAATATAATAAACGTAAATAATATAAAATAATTAATATATTAGTATTTAGACAATAATGTATTACACATTAGAGGAAATAAATCTCTTGATTAATGACAAAAACTACTATTTAAATAAAGAAGTCATCACAGTTTTAGATTTATTAAAAACCGACGTTGCTGTTTATGCGACAATAAATGAAGAAATTCCGAATAAAAAATATGAAAAAAATGCTGACCAAAAAAATCGTTATAAAAAAATGCATAATAATCACGTAGATGGTGATTTAGAAAATAAATGGGATAAGCAAAAAATATTCAAAGGAATTAAAAAAGAAGAAAAAATAGGGATTGATAAATACATCGATGAAATCAGAATATTATTGAACAAAATATCGGATAAAAATTATGAAGTAAATAAAGATTCGATAATTCAAAAAATAAAAGATTGTTTAGAAGATAATGAAGAATCGAATGATGACATGAAACGAGTAGTAACTGTATTATTTGATATTGCGAAATCAAATAAATTTTATTCACAAATATATGCAAAGTTATATAAAGAATTGATTGACAATTTCCCATTTTTCAATGATACAGTAGTGCCATTTGTGAATCAATTTATGGATTCATTGAATAATTTAGTATACGTGGAGTCATCAGTGGATTATGATGGATTTTGTAATTACAATAAAACGAATGAAAATAGACGAGCATCTATGGCATTCATAGTAAATTTGATGAAAAATGAAGTAGAATTGCCAATTCATATTTTAGATATAGTATTGCATTTTCAGAATTTAGCAATTAAATTCATAGACGAAGAAAATCGAGTGAATGAGGTAGACGAAATAACCGAACTACTAAATATAGTAATTTTGATGATAAATGATACTTACAAAGTAGACGATAAATGGATGAATGAAATATTACCAAAAATTAAAATGTTCTCATCATTCAAAATAAAAGAAAAGGTAAGTTTGTCGAGTAGATCTATTTTCAAATATAAAGATATAGTTGACAAACTAAAATAAAGATAAAAAATATTTATTATTTTTATAGAATACATGTCTATAAAAATAATAACGTCGGTTTATAATGATGAATATAAATTGAATAGATGGATAGTAAATGTCAAAAATGCAAATATCGATTATGTAGTATATAAAAAGAATGATAATTTACAAATAGGTGAAATGAATAAAATTTCAAATAACTTGATCGAAATACCAAACATAGGAAGATGTGATTATTCATTTTTGCATCACATAATCGAAAATTATGATAATTTAGCGAGTACGAATGTATTTGTAAAATGCAATTGGTTTGAAAATAATATTCCATTTTGGTATTTATTGTATAAATGTACGCAATATGATTATATGCAAGTAGGAACTCATGAAGAAATAGTAAATTGGGACGATTTTTCGACGGGAGATGGTTTATGTGAAAATAAAAGTAAATGGTTGACCGAAATATTCCCAGATAATTATACAAATTTAGGTGCGAAACCCGGGTGGGGTCATGGTCCAGCATTTTCCGTATCGCGCGACTTGATACGCAGACATGATAAAAGTGTTTATGAAAAAATGCTTAATAAATTTCATGAATGTAGTAATTCATTTAGTACAGATTATGAGAAATATAATTACAAAAGTTATCAGGAATTATTAGTTGAAGTAGGTATACATTATCATAACGAACTATTACGTTTTTATAGAATATTCTTTACGCACAATTTACCAACCGATAATAATTACAATATATTTACATATGAAGAATCTGCCGAAGTAAACAAAAAAAGAAGTGTCACAAAGAAGAAAAAGACTATGGAATTTTTATAATATTGAATATACGCAATGATAGAATAATTATAACGTTGATATAGTTTAGTCGAATAAACAATATCAAATTCTTTGGTATAATTTTTACAAATACACAAATACAAAAATATACAAATATACAATTTTGAATCAATCTTGTAAAAAGAATATAATAAAAAATATATTTATAATTTATATTATTTGTAACATTAATGAGTCAAAATATAATTTCACAAAATACTGGAATTACTGGAATTACAAGTATTACTGGTCATACTGGAATTACCGGTCCAACTGGTCCGAATGGTTCTATTGGTCCTATTGGAGATACTGGACCAACTGGATATAGTGAGCGATATTTATGTGTAACTCCACAAACAATACGTAAATCATCATTATTAAATACTGGTACATTGCAACTTACAATTGATAAATATTTATCATATTATCCGGGCGACATGGTTAAAGTAAAGAGTGTAGAAGTAAATCCAATGAATAAATATCAAGAATTTATTGGAGAAATTCAAAGATATAATTATAATACAGGAGTAGTTTTTATAAAGAATATTCAAAATATAAGTGACCCATTTTACAACGATTTGTATAATTATAGAATTAATTTGAATAATGTAGGTAATACAGGTCCTACTGGTATTCCAGGTGATAGATACATTTCTATAAATAGATTAAACATTTCAAAATTAAATTTAATTAATAATAGTCAAGTTGTACTTAATATTGAATCTGGATTAGCATACTATCAAGGTGACCGATTAGAGGTAGTTTCTTTGGAACAAAATTCAAATAATGAAATACAAAAATTTATAGGTTATGTCAAGAGTTATGATAAAATAACCGGAAGAATTATTTTATTTGATATTAGAGATGTTACAAATTCATTTGATAATGATCAATATTCTTACAGATTAAATTTGAACAATCAAGGTACTACGGGTCTTCCTGGACTTCCGGGGGTTCCCGGGTCATCTACAAATACCGGTGCTACTGGTAGAACTGGTCCGTCTGGCCCTACTGGTCCGCAAGGTATTCCAGGGTCAGCTACAAGTACTGGTGCAACCGGTTGTACTGGTCCAACTGGTCCTACTGGTTCAACTGGTCGCACGGGTCCAACTGGGCGTACTGGTACAACTGGTTCTAGTGGTCCCAGTGGTCCTACTGGAAGAACTGGTTCAACTGGTCGTACAGGCCCTACGGGTTGTACTGGTTCAACGGGTGCAGGTGGTACGGGACCGACTGGACCGACAGGTACAACCGGCGTTACTGGTCCAATTGGTCGTACAGGTACAACAGGCGTTAGTGGGCCAACTGGATATACTGGTGCTAGTGGTGTCACTGGTAATACAGGTGCAACAGGTGTCAGTGGACCAACTGGTTATACGGGTGCTAGTGGTGTTACTGGAAATACTGGCGCAACTGGCGTTACTGGACCCACTGGACCCACTGGATCTACTGGACCTACTGGACCTACTGGACAGACTGGACCTACTGGACCTACTGGACCAACTGGACCAACTGGACCAACTGGACCAACCGGACCAACTGCGCCTACTGGACCTACTGGACCTACCGGACGTACAGGTGCAACTGGACAAACTGGACCTACTGCGCCAACTGGACCGAGTGGACCGACTGGACCGACTGGAACAACTGGACCAACTGGACCGACTGGACCCACTGGACCCACTGCACCAACTGGACCCACTGGACCTACTGCATCTACTGGACCTACTGGTCCAACTGGGCCAACTGGGCCAACTGGGCCAACCGGAACTACTGGTATAACCGGAAATTCGGGGGCAACCGGTGTTAGTGGACCTACTGGTTATACTGGAAATACAGGAGTAACTGGAAATTCGGGGGCAACTGGTGTTACTGGTCCAACTGGTCCAACCGGATATACCGGCGCTAGCGGTGTAACTGGAAATACGGGGGCAACTGGTGTTAGTGGACCCACCGGTTACACTGGAAATACAGGAGTAACCGGAAATACGGGGGCAACTGGTGTTAGTGGCCCAACTGGATACACTGGAAATACAGGAGTAACTGGAATAACTGGCCCGAGTGGAACCCCGGGTGATATTTTCAATACAAGAACAATCGGTCCAGTTACTTTATCATTAACGTCTCTTGTAGATAATTTATCATTGACAGTATCCACGCAATTGTCTTATATACCGGGAAATATCGTGTTCATTATTGATAGTGATACATCAATGAAATATTTTATAGCAACAATCAGTAGTTACAATATAAATACAGGTGTAATGGTATTGAAAAATATAATGCGAATCAGTGGGTTTGAAAATGGTGTAAATTACAATTATATATGGAACGTAAATATGAATTCAGTTGGTCCAACCGGGTTTACTGGTAATACTGGTGTAACTGGACCTACTGGAATGACTGGTAATACGGGAACAACGGGAACAACGGGAACGACGGGTACAACTGGAACAACGGGAACTACTGGAACCACCGGAACCACTGGTGCAACCGGTGCAAGTGTAACTGGTCCAACTGGAACGACCGGACCAACTGGAACGACTGGACCAACTGGAACGACTGGAACCACTGGAACGACGGGAACGACTGGGACGACTGGGACAACTGGAACCACTGGTGCAACAGGTGCGAGTGTAACTGGACCAACTGGAACGACTGGACCAACTGGACCAACCGGAACAAGCGGACCTAGTGGACCTAGTGGAGCAACTGGACCTACTGGTTCAAGTGGACCGAGTGGTACTACTGGTCCCACCGGCGCAACGGGTGCAAGTGTTACAGGACCTACCGGAATAAGTGGACCTACTGGTCCTACCGGCGCAACAGGTGCAAGTGTAACTGGACCAACCGGACCAAGTGGGTCAACGGGACCAACTGGATATAGTGGACCAACTGGTGCAGGTGCAACTGGAACAACTGGTACGACTGGAACAACTGGTACGACTGGAACAACTGGAACAACTGGAACAACGGGTACGACTGGAACAACTGGAACAACTGGAACAACTGGAACAACGGGAACTACGGGAACAACTGGAACAACGGGAACAACTGGAACAACGGGAACAACTGGAACAACGGGTACGACTGGAACAACGGGAACTACGGGAACTACGGGAACTACGGGAACTACGGGAACCACAGGAACTACGGGAACAACTGGAACCACAGGAATTACGGGACCAACTGGACCAGTCGGAGAATTTGGTGCAAAAAAATTTACAGTAACAAATAATGGTGCAGGTTCATATGCAATTGACGGTGGTACAAACCCTACATTGTATTTAATTCGTGGGTTTACTTATTCATTCGAGTTGAATGCAAGTGGACACCCGTTTTGGATAAAAACATTGCCAACCACTGGGACGGGAAATCAATATAATGATGGAGTAATAAACAATGGGGTTGAACTTGGAAAAATTATATTTTCAGTACCATATAATGCACCAAGTATTATTTATTATACATGCCAATATCACGGTTCAATGCAAGGGCAAATTAATATATCCGACCTTGGACCGACTGGTGTAACAGGAGTAACCGGTGCAAGTGTAACTGGACCAACTGGAATAACTGGACCGGGTGGAAATACCGGACCTACCGGAGTAACTGGTACAAGTGGACCTAGTGGACCAACCGGAAGAACAGGACCAAGTGGAACAACTGGACCTACCGGCGCAAGTGTAACTGGTCCTAGTGGACCAACTGGAACAACCGGAACAACCGGAACAACCGGAACAACCGGAACAACCGGAACAACTGGAACAACTGGAACAACTGGAACAATTGGTCCCACTGGACCAACTGGACAAACGGGACTAACCGGGCAAACTGGACCTACTGGAACAACTGGACCTACTGGAACAACTGGAACAACTGGAACAACTGGAACAACTGGAACAACTGGAACAACTGGAACAAGTGGCCCTACTGGAACAACTGGACAAACGGGACCAACCGGGCAAACTGGACCTACTGGAACAACTGGACCTACTGGAACAACTGGAACAACTGGAACAACTGGAACAACTGGAACAACTGGAACAACTGGACCAAGTGGCCCTACTGGACCAACCGGGCAAACTGGACCTACTGGAACAACTGGACCTACTGGAACAACCGGTGTAACTGGACCTACTGGCATAACAGGTGCAAGTGTAACCGGACCAACTGGAACAACTGGAATATCTGGAACAACAGGACCTACTGGCATTACCGGTGCAAGTGTTACTGGTCCAACCGGAACAACAGGTGCAAGTGTTACTGGTACCACGGGACCAACTGGTGCAAGCGTAACGGGTCCTACTGGACCTAGTATATGGACACTAAGCGGTTCAAATATATACTATAATGGAGCTGCGGGTTCACAAGTAATTGTTGGCGGAACAACAGCAAGTTCAATAAGTGATACTGCAATTTCATTGTATGTAAATAATGCTATGCATATTTCAAAATATGTATATTTAAATAATATTATTGAAAATATTACAACAACTTATTCGTATAGTAATAATGTTTATACAGTTGATATGGCAAATGGGTCTACATTTTTTTTATCAGGTACAGGCGCAACCGGTAATTTTTCAGTTACTATTAATATACCATCAATCGTTAATACAAGAACATATATAATAACATTAATAAATTCAACTTCATCATTGGCAACTTATTATTGTAATTCTGTTATAATTGCACAAAATGCAAGTACAGTAGCTACAATGACTGGTAATAACTTTTTATATAACAATGCATCAATTAGTACAACAATAGCAAGTGCTACTTTGGTTATTCAACAACTTATAGTATATTACAATTCTAGTAATACAACATGGTATACATTAACAAACGTAAATGCATTTTCATCAACTACATCATAATATACTTGAACAGGAAAAATATAAAAGTTATAAAATTTTATATTTTTCATATCCATTCACTGCGAAAATGGAATTCATCAACCACGAAAAATACAAAAATGCATATTATTATCGGTTTTTCAAATAAAAAATGGTGTTATTGAAAAAACAAAAATGTGAAATATAGAATTTAGTTATAATAATAATAAAAATAATAAAAATATTTATATATCTTATACATAAAACGTCAATGAATGACTATTCAAATTTAATTGACAGTTCGGTCAATAGTTTAATAAAAAAAAGACGTGATATCATTGGACCAACGGGACCGACTGGTCCTACTGGTAATGGTGATAGATTTTTATGTATAACAAAACAAAGAATAACTAAATTAAATTTATTGAATGAGCAATTAATTCCACTCACAATAGATAAATATTTATCATATAATAAAGGCGATAATATTATAGTAAAAAGTATCGATTTGAATGAATATAATGTATTTCAAGAATTTATCGGAGAAGTCAAAAGTTATGATAGAAATACTGGTATATTAGTTATCAAAGATATTCAAAACGTCAGCGAACTATTTTATAATGATTCATATAACTACAAGATTAGTTTGAATAATGTAGGGTACACGGGTCCTACTGGACCGACTGGTGAATCCGGTGATAAGTATATTACTATAAATAAAATAACAATTTTAACATCCGATGTATTTTTTGACCGTCAAGTTGCAATTTTAATTGAAGCCGGATTATCATATTTCCAAGGGGATAACGTACAAGTTGTTTCTTTGGATACAAATTCAAATGGAGATATCCAATCATTTACGGGTATTGTGAAAAGTTATGACAAAGAAACTGGCAGAATGGTTATATATAGAATAAAAAATATTACGTCTTCATTTGATGATGATGAATATACATATAGAGTATCTTTAAATAATCAAGGCGATACTGGGAATACTGGTATACAGGGGTCTCCTGGTTTAATTGGTCCCACTGGTAATACCGGTCCTACTGGGTCTACCGGTCCTACTGGTGTACCCGGTGCGTCTGGTTCATCTATAAATACAGGGGCTACTGGTCAAACTGGTCCTACTGGTAAAGCTGGGCCACAGGGTATTCCTGGTATATCACCAAATACAGGTGAAACCGGTGAAACAGGAGCAACGGGGGATATCGGTGAAACCGGAAATATTGGTCCGACGGGTAGGACAGGTACGACTGGATGGACTGGAAAAACTGGCGCTGCTGGACTAACAGGAGTAATTGGACCAACTGGTGAAACCGGTCCGACTGGACCGACTGGGGTTTATGGACGTACTGGCGTGACTGGTGAAAGCGGTAATACCGGAGAAACGGGGGATATAGGTGAAACTGGTAATACGGGTGAAACTGGTACTACTGGTGAAACCGGTCCTACTGGTGATATTGGTGATAATGGGGATACCGGCGAAACTGGGTTTACTGGTCCTACTGGAAAAGATGGACGAATTGGGTCGGTCGGTATTACTGGACCAACTGGTAGTACTGGTCCGACTGGTTCTTTTGGTAGAACTGGTTTATCAGGAACTATCGGTCCGACTGGACTGACTGGTTGTAAGGGGTACACGGGTCATACCGGAAGATTTGATGGAGTTTTATTGTATGATATTTTACCTGGCGGTATGTTAAATGCAGTGGCTCAAAAGAATGATGATGTAAAATATTATACAAATATCAATATTGGTTCTAGTGAAAGAGGATTCAATGAAATACATGTAAAATCATTATTTGTCTCCGATTCTACTGTATATTTAGGAACACAAACATCAATTTCGGCAAACGCAAGTGGTTCAATTGCATTACCTATTGGAACAACAATCGGAGGTGTAAGTTCAGGATTGATTACAATTGCCGGATTATTAGATACATCTTACAATTTACCATATGATGCTTCCAAAAATTCGGGATATATAATCGGATTGAATTTATGGGTAGCTCAACAGGAAAACCCGGGTTCTCTTGACCCAGAGAATGCTGAATACAGGATGGATGCATCTTGGATAAATGTAGGTGAAATAAAAGGACCTGATGGCGATAGAGGCGCGACTGGTATGACGGGCAATACTGGACCCACCGGTCCAACTGGTATAAGAGGACCAACTGGTGGAACTGGTAGAATTGGTATTGGTTATACTGGTCTTATGGGTGATACTGGTGCTACTGGACCTGATGGATATACTGGATATACTGGATATACCGGAAATACCGGAAATATTGGGGTTACTGGGTGTACTGGTAGAACCGGTAGAACAGGTAGAACGGGTAGAACGGGTAGAATGGGACCAATCGGTAATACTGGTAGAACAGGTCCTACTGGAATTACTGGACCGACTGGATGTACTGGTGAAACTGGTAATACGGGGAGGGTAGGACGTACAGGTGATATTGGTAATATTGGTGAAACTGGATGTACAGGAGAAACTGGAAATACTGGTGAAACTGGTAATACTGGTGAACAAGGTAATACTGGTGCAACTGGACCTACTGGTGGGACTGGTGAGACGGGTGCGACTGGTCGAACTGGACCAACGGGTCGAACTGGACGCACTGGTCGAACTGGTACCACTGGTCGAACTGGGTCAACTGGTAATAGTGGAACAACTGGTATCACTGGTCATACCGGTGTTACCGGTCCAATGGGAGTTTCTGGACATACTGGACCAACCGGAGAAACTGGTAAAACAGGAGTTACGGGTGAAACTGGTCTTACTGGACCCAGTGGGTCTACTGGTTCTACTGGAACTAGTGGTTCGACAGGTTCCACTGGACCTACTGGACCTACTGGACCCGTTGGTCCGACTGGACCTACGGGTGAAGCCGGTTTGGCAGCAAATATTGGTACAAAAGGAACGGTTGGTCCTACTGGCCCAACTGGCGTAACAGGAAGAGCCGGTTCGGCAGGAAATACTGGGGCTACTGGAACAACAGGTATTACAGGTCCGACAGGTTTGGCTGGTGTAGGAGAGAATACTGGTGCAACCGGTGATAGTGGTTTTACTGGGTTTACTGGTTCAACTGGTCCTACTGGTGAAACTGGTCCTACTGGTGAAACTGGTCCTACTGGTTCAACTGGTCGTACTGGTAGAACTGGTCCTACCGGAAAAACCGGTTCAACTGGTTCTACTGGTTCTACTGGTGCTATTGGAAATACTGGTTCTACCGGGTCTACTGGTGCTACTGGTTCACGTGGTTCTACTGGAAATACCGGTTCCACGGGTTCACGCGGTTCTACTGGAAATACTGGTGCTATTGGAAATACTGGTTCTACCGGGTCTACTGGGTCTACTGGTAGTTTTGGTCCTACCGGCGATATTGGAGTTACTGGGAATACAGGTTCTACTGGACATACAGGAGAAACCGGTTGTACTGGTTCACAAGGTGAAACTGGAAATACAGGTCTGACTGGTAGAACTGGATCCACTGGTAGAACTGGTCCTACTGGTGCAAGTGGTCGCACTGGTAGAACTGGTCATACCGGTAGTACTGGTAGAACTGGTTCAATTGGTCCTACTGGAACTACTGGTGAAACTGGACCTACTGGTGCAACAGGTAGAACTGGTCCAAAAGGAATACCGGGAGATGTATTTAATACACAAACAACAATACCTCTATTAATATCCAATGTTGAATTAGAAACTGATTTGACTTTACCACTTGGTAAATCATTGTCATATTTAACAGGAAATACAGTTTTAGTATCCGATAATGAAACAACAAAAAAAAATTTTACAGCAATCGTTAAAAGTTATAATAGGCAAACTGGAATTATGGTTTTGACAAATATTACAAAAATCCATGGGTTTATTGGCAGTGAATATTATAATTATACATGGATTATGAATATAAATTCAATTGGTCCTACTGGTATTACTGGTTTTACAGGTAGAACTGGTAGAACAGGACATACTGGTCCAACTGGTACAACTGGTCCTACTGGTACAACTGGCCGTACTGGTCGTACTGGTACAACTGGTCCTACCGGCAGTACAGGGTATACAGGTTATACGGGTATTACTGGTACAACTGGGGTTACTGGTGTTACCGGTGAGACCGGTGAAACCGGTGAAACTGGTAATACTGGACCGACGGGGTCTACCGGCGAAACTGGACCCACTGGTGAAACTGGGCCTACTGGTGAAACTGGACCTACTGGACCAACCGGACCTACTGGACCTACTGGTCAAACTGGACCTACTGGACCAACCGGACCTACTGGACCTACTGGTCAAACTGGACCTACTGGTGAAACTGGGCCTACTGGTGAAACTGGACCTACTGGACCCACTGGACCTAGTGGAACTACTGGAACTACTGGACCAACTGGACCTACCGGACCAACTGGACCTACTGGTGAAACCGGAACCACTGGACCCACTGGGCCTACTGGACCAACTGGACCGACTGGGCCAACCGGACCAACTGGACCCACTGGACCAACCGGACCAACCGGGCCAACCGGGCCAACTGGACCAAGTGGACCAAGTGGAACAACTGGGCCTACTGGGCCAACTGGACAAACCGGAACCACAGGGCCAACCGGTTCAACCGGACCAACTGCACCAACCGGTCCAACTGGACCAACTGGTATTACAGGAGTAACAGGAGTGACTGGTGTTACAGGAGTAACCGGAGCTACTGGTTATAGTGGAATTACAGGTGTAACAGGCGTTATCGGAGTTACTGGTGTTACTGGTACTACCGGTCCAACTGGAATAACTGGTCCAACCGGAATAACAGGACCCACCGGAAGAGCGGGTGATTCATTCAATACGCAAACTACTACTAATCGTTTATTAACATTATCTGCTCTTATAGATGGTTTAACATTAACAATTTCGTCACAATTGTCATATTTAACTGGTAACATAGTATTTGTCATTGACCGGGATACATCTACAAAATTTTTTGTAGCAACTGTAACTAGTTACAATGTCAACACAGGTGCATTGGTATTGAGAAATATCGTACAAATAAATGGTTTTTCAAGTGGACAAAATTACGATTATGTATGGAATGTAAATATAAATTCAGTTGGACCAACTGGATATACCGGTGTATCTGGCATTACTGGTGTTACTGGTGTTACTGGATTGACTGGTCCGACGGGGGTCACTGGTGTTAGTGATACGGGACCAACTGGTAGAACCGGTCCAACTGGTAGAACCGGTCCAACTGGTCCAACTGGTGTTAGTAATACAGGACCAACCGGTACTACTGGTCCAATTGGTAGAACCGGTATAACTGGTCCGACAGGTGCGGGAGATACAGGTACAACTGGTAGAACCGGTATAACGGGAATAACCGGCGTAACCGGCGCAACCGGTGTAACGGGGGCAACTGGCGTAGGTTTAACTGGACCAACCGGTAGAACAGGTCCTACTGGTCAAACTGGTCCTACTGGTGCAAGTTTGACAGGAGCAACTGGTACAACAGGTATTACAGGTTCTACTGGTACGACTGCTGCAATTGATGCAAACACTTTCAGTATTTTTACACAGATGGGAATTTCGTTGAGTGATGTTGGAAAGAGTTGGACTGCAAAAATTACAGATACTAATAGAAGTTGGAGAGCAGTAGCAATGTCATCATCTGGTCAGTACCAATCTGCTGGTTGTGATACTGGTTATATTTATACATCTAATGACTATGGGAATACATGGATTCAGAATGCTACTTCAATTAGCACAAGATGGCAAACAATATCAATATCATCTAATGGTCAATATCAATCTGCTGCACCAATTGGTGATTATATTTACGGGTCAAGTGATTACGGTACTACTTGGGTTTCGAAAACGAACAGTGGTATTTATAATTGGGTAGGAATATCGATTTCAGCAACCGGTCAATATCAATCTGCGTGTCTTCCGAATATCTGTATATCAAGTGATTATGGAAATACATGGAGGAATACCAGTGTACTAGGTTACTATATATCTATATCAGCAAATGGTCAATATCAAAGCGCAGTCACTGGAAGTAGTGGTGTTAATAATACTATAAAGGTATCAAACAATTATGGTGTTAGTTGGACGTCCATTTCATATGGAAGCGACACATATAATACTGGCGTTTCAATTTCAGCAACTGGACAATATCAAATAGTACTTCCAGGTAATCAAAGTAATATATATATATCAAATGATTATGGCGTGACGTGGAACTCTCGAAGTACAACTGGCTTGAATTTTCGGTCAGCATCTATATCATCAAGTGGACAATATCAAGTTGTGACAAGTCAAACATCATATATGTGGTTGTCTGTTGATTTTGGTAATACATGGAATGCAATTACAAATATATCATCATGCTGGGGTGTATCGATTTCATCATCAGGACAGTATATTTCCACGGGTAAAAGTTATGGTTACATCTATACCAGTAATATAGCAGTTCCAACCGGGGCAATTGACCAATATTCCTATTCATTGGGGAAATTGAATAATAATGCACCAAGTGCTACTAATTCCTACACATTCAATTTAGACAATGGGTCAACATTTTTCTTAACAGGTACGGCACCCACTGCAAATTATTCCGCAAATTTCACCATATCAGTATTAAATACATCCAGGTCATATTTAATCACATTAATCAATACTACATCATCAAGAGCAAGTTACTATTGTAATTCAGTTTCAATCAATGGAACCGCGGTATCAGCTTCTAATATATTATGGACAGTTCCAATTGCAAGTATATCGTTGACAGGTGCCGCAAAAACAAATCAAGAATTTATATTCTATTACAATACAACAGCATCTGCATGGTATGTTACTATAAATATCAAGAAATTCTAAACAATATATTTACGCATATGAAATACGACAAGGTATAAAAAATTATATATTCTATTGTTGAATATACAATTTAGTTATAGTCGTACAATAAAAAATATTTATATATGTTATACATATAACGACAATGGAACAATATTCAAATTCCAATGACATACCCTCTCGTCGACGTGATATAACCGGGCCAGTTGGACCAATCGGCCCCACTGGATATAGTGATAGATATTTATGTATAACACAACAATTGATAACCTACGAAAGTCTGATATATGACTATTTAGTACTCATTACAATTGATAAATTTTTATCGTATATACCTGGCGATAGTATTATTGTAAAAAGTACCGAATTGAATGAATATATTAAATTTCAAGGATTTACCGGAGAAGTTGAAAGTTACAATAGCGAAACTGGTGAATTGGTTATTAAAAATATTCAAAATATAACAGAGTTGTTTTACAGTGATTTGTATAATTACGAGATTAATATAAATAATATAGGAAACACTGGATATACCGGCCCTACCGGCGATGCAGGTGATAGGTATGCAAGTATAAATAAATTGTCGATTTCAGTATCCAATTCAAATGTAGATTCTCAAATTACAATTTACGTTGAAGCAAGATTAGCATATTTTGCGGGTGATAGCATCGAAGTCGTTTCTATTGAGAAAAATTCAAAGGGTTATATTCAACGATTAAATGGTATTGTGAAAAGTTACAACAAAACGAATGGTAGAATGGTGATATACAAAATTAAAAATGTCACAGCATCATTTGACGATGATGAATATATGTATAAAATAAATATAAATAATTCTGTTGGTAATACGGGTCCTACTGGGCCTGACGGTGTTATTGGTTATTTTGGTCCCAGAGGTAATATGGGTGAAACTGGTGCAATGGGCCCACAAGGTATTACCGGTATTTCAGGGTCATTGACAAATACTGGTGAAACTGGTGCAACTGGTCCTACTGGCGAAACTGGTGTACAAGGTATTCCTGGAACAATGACGAATACGGGGGATACGGGTAATACTGGTGAAACTGGCCCGACCGGTGTTACTGGCCCGACTGGTGTTACTGGAACAAGAGGACCTACCGGCAGAACGGGTCCAACTGGTATGACGGGTCCAACTGGCAGAATGGGTAGGACAGGTGCAATGGGTCCTACTGGCGTAACCGGGGAAACTGGGCCGACCGGTGATACTGGTGAAACTGGGGACACGGGGGAAACCGGGAATACTGGGGATACGGGGGAAACCGGGAATACTGGGGACACCGGTGAAACTGGACATACTGGACCTACTGGATATACTGGTGAAATCGGTAATACTGGTCAAACCGGATATACTGGAAAGACAGGTCCTACTGGTATTTCAGGAAGAATCGGTGCAAGTGGTATAACAGGAGCAACTGGTATAACTGGCCCAACTGGTACAACCGGCCGAACTGGTCGAACGGGACCTACTGGTGCAATTGGATACACTGGTCATACTGGCACATTCGGTGGACTTTTATTAAGCGATATCATACCGTCTGGACCAATCATTGAAGTCACGCAGAAAAATGGAGATATTAAATATTATACGAATATCAATGTAGGATCGAGTGAACGAGGGTTCAACGATGTACATACAAGGTCATTATTTGTATCCGATTCGACATTGTACTTGGGTACAAATGCATCATTATCTGCCAGCAAAGATGGTTCAGTTGCTTTACCACCAGGTACAACAATTGGTGGTGTAAATTCGGGTTTAATTTCACTAACTGGTATTGTAGATACATCTTACGATTTACCATATAATGCTTCGAAAAATGATGGATATATAGTTGGATTGGATTTATGGATTGCACAAATAAATAGACCGGGTTCACTTGACCCGATGAACGTGGAATATAGAGTCGATGCATCATGGGTAAATCTTGGTAGAATAAAAGGCGATATTGGACAACGAGGTGCGACAGGTATTACAGGTATTACTGGTTTGACTGGTTCGACGGGTATAATTGGCCAAACTGGACCTACTGGTCCGGTTGGAACAGGTTATACAGGTCCTTTTGGTGAAACTGGTGAGACTGGCAATACCGGGTTGTATGGTCCATCTGGCCCTACTGGATATACTGGTCAAACTGGGGAAACGGGCGAAATTGGGGAAACCGGTGAAACTGGACCTACTGGCCCTACTGGACAGACTGGACGTACTGGTCCTACTGGTCTTACTGGTACAACCGGTAGGACGGGTAGAACTGGACATGTCGGACCAACTGGGTCAACAGGTGTTACTGGTCCTACTGGATATACTGGGGAAACTGGTGAAACTGGTGAAACTGGCGAAACTGGCGAAACTGGACCTACTGGCGAAACTGGACCTACTGGCGAAACTGGTGCAATTGGTAATACTGGTTCTAGCGGATCAACTGGTACTATTGGTGCAACTGGTCAAACTGGTCCTACTGGACCCACTGGCTCAACTGGTAGAACTGGACCGACGGGTAGAACTGGACCGACGGGTAGAACTGGTCATACTGGCGAAACTGGTGAAACTGGGCCAACTGGGCCAACTGGTTATACTGGTGAAACAGGTCCTACTGGTTCTACTGGAAATACTGGAAATACTGGAAATACTGGAAATACTGGAAATACTGGTGTTACTGGTGTTACTGGAAACACTGGTCATAGTGGTCCTACTGGATATACTGGTGTTACTGGATTCGCTGGTCCTACTGGGCTTCCTGGATCTGCTACAAATACTGGTGCAACGGGTTCAACTGGATATATTGGTGTGACTGGCCCAACTGGTTCACCTGGTGTAGCTGCAAATACAGGTGCTACTGGAAATACAGGTGTAACGGGTCCGACTGGACCTCCTGGATTTGCATCAAATACTGGTGCAACTGGTCCTACTGGAATAATAGGTGATAGTGGTTCTACTGGTTCAACTGGTCCAACTGGGTCTACTGGCGCAACCGGGGCAACGGGTTCAACTGGTCCTACTGGTGCAATTGGTAGAACAGGTTCTACCGGGTCGACTGGCGAAACTGGTGAAACTGGTCGTACGGGTCGCGCAGGACCAACGGGTTCAATTGGACCTAGTGGACCTAGTGGGTCAACTGCATCAACCGGTTATACTGGGCGTAGTGGAACAACTGGTTTTGGCGGTGAAACTGGGTACAAAGGCGAAAGTGGTATTACTGGGTCAACCGGTCCAACTGGAATAACTGGTAGTACTGGCGAAACTGGTGGTACTGGTAGAAGTGGTATAACTGGTCCTACTGGCCGTACTGGTATTACTGGAAATACTGGTACTACTGGTCCTACTGGTACTACTGGACCAACTGGTAGAACTGGGAGAACCGGAATGACTGGTGTTACCGGCGTGACAGGTCCTACTGGTCCGACTGGTTGTACAGGCCCAATCGGTGATATTGGTAGAACTGGTGAAACTGGCCCTACGGGTGAAACTGGACCTACTGGCGATAAAGGGGAATCTGGTGATGCATTCAATACACAAACTACTGATGTTGTATCTTTATCATTAGCTGATCTTGTTGAAGATTTGACATTCATGATTGACCCTGGCTTATCATATTTGAAAGGAAATGAAGTTTTTGTATCAGCCCGCGAAACCCTTACCAAAAATTTTATTGCAATTGTTAAAAATTATGATATAGAAACAGGTATCATTGTCTTTAAAAATATTACAAAAATAAATGGATTTGTGTATGATGATTATAATAGTTTCATATGGGTTGTAAATATAAACTTTATTGGTCCGACTGGTCCAACTGGGTCAACTGGTTATACGGGTTATACTGGTAGAACTGGTAGAACCGGAATCACTGGACATACTGGCGAAACTGGTCCAACCGGAACTACCGGTGTTACTGGCGTTACTGGCGTGACTGGATATAGCGGATATACTGGCGTCACTGGTAATACCGGCTTTACTGGTGTTACTGGTGTTACTGGTGTTACCGGTGTCACTGGTGTCACTGGTGTTACCGGTGTTACTGGGGTAACTGGGGTTACTGGTGTTACCGGTGTTACCGGTGTTACCGGGGTGACCGGGGTTACTGGGGTTACTGGGGTGACTGGTAATACTGGCGTTACTGGCATGACAGGGAAAACTGGCGCGACAGGAGTGACCGGTGTTACCGGAGTGACCGGTGTTACCGGAGTGACTGGTGTTACCGGAGTAACTGGCGTTACTGGCGTTACTGGGGTAACTGGCGTTACTGGTACCACTGGTATTACTGGTACCACAGGTACAACTGGGCCGACTGGACCTACTGGACCAACGGGTACAACCGGTCATACTGGGCCTACTGGGCAAACAGGTAGAACTGGACCTACTGGTACAACCGGACTTACGGGTACAACTGGACAAACAGGTACAACTGGAACAACTGGTCTTACTGGTGTTACTGGCGTGACTGGCGTCACTGGCGTGACTGGCGTTACTGGTATCACTGGTCAAACTGGACCGACTGGATATAGTGGTTATACAGGATTTAGTGGACCGACCGGACCGAGTGGGAGAAGTGGACCGACTGGATATACTGGATATACTGGCGTAACTGGACCAACCGGTGTTACAGGCGTGACTGGCGTGACTGGTGTTACTGGCGTTACTGGTATCACTGGTCAAACCGGTCCGACCGGAAGAGCAGGGGATTCGTTTACAAGTCAAACGACTACATCTCGTTCTTTGAGATTATTGGACCTTGTAGATGGTTTATCATTAACAGTTTCGTCACAATTGTCATATTTAACGGGCAATACGGTATTTGTCATTGACCGTGATACATCGAGTAAATATTTTATTGCAACAGTTACCAGTTATAATAATACTACTGGTGTATTGGTATTGAAAAATATAGTACAAGCAAATGGTTTTTTAACTGGACAAACTTATGATTATGTTTGGAATGTAAATATAAATTCAGTTGGAACAACTGGATATACCGGATTAACAGGGGGGACGGGAGTTACAGGTGTTATTGGCGTTACCGGCGTTACTGGTGCAACAGGTTCATTTGTAACCGGACCTACTGGTATGACCGGAGCGAGTGGCGTCACGGGGGGTACTGGTGTAACTGGGTTTGCAAGTACTGGTCCAACTGGTCCAACTGGTCCTACTGGTGTTATTGGGGCGACTGGTCCGACTGGATTTGGATATGCAGGTGTAACTGGTTCTACAGGTCCTACTGGTCAAACCGGGTATACGGGTTATACTGGAACAACGGGACCAAGTGGAGATAATAGTATTACAGGTACAACTGGAAGAGTAGGTCCAACCGGAACAACTGGACCAACTGGTATGAGTTTGACTGGTACTACGGGTCCAACGGGTCCGACCGGAGTTGCTGGTGGTATGGGAACATTAGACCAAAATACGATGAGCATTTTTTCTACCATGGGAACTTCGTTAACGAATGTTGGTATTAATTTGGTAGCAAAAATGACGGATGCTAATAGATTTTGGACTTCAGTATGTATGTCATCTAGTGGAATGTATCAAACGGCTGTTGCTGATGCGAGTAAAATACATATTTCAAGTGATTATGGTAATAATTGGACTGGAACAGATTCTAATAGAAGTTGGTGTTCAGTATGTATGTCATCAAGTGGTCAATATCAAACGGCTCTTGTTGTAAATGGATATCCGTATATTTCAAGTAATTATGGTAATACTTGGACTGCAAAATTAACCGATTCCACTAGAAATTGGATTTCAGTATGCATGTCATCAACCGGTCAATATCAAACTGCTGTCACTGGTTCTAGTAGTGGAACAATATATATTTCAAGTAATTATGGTAATAATTGGACTACAAAAGATTCCAATAGAAATTGGGGTACAGTATGCATGTCATCCACTGGACAATATCAAACTGTGGTAACATTTTATAGTGGTCAAATCTATATTTCCACTGATACTGGAAATAATTGGATAGCAAAAGATTCTGTTAGATACTGGACTTCAGTATGCATGTCATCCACTGGACAATATCAAACTGCATTGGAAAGTTATCCTGGTTTTTATAGAGGTAAAATATATATTTCGAATGATTATGGTAATACTTGGATGCCGTCGGCATCAGATACTTTATTCTGGAGCCGTGTGTGTATGTCTTCCACTGGACAATATCAAGCAGCGGGTATTTCGATAGAATCTACTGGAGGATATTTTGGAGGAAAAATATGGATATCGTCTGATTTTGGTAATAATTGGACGACCTTAAATGCGACGATTGTTTCAAATTGGTCTGGAATAGCAATGTCAAGTTCAGGACAATATATAACTGCTGTTGTACGTTATTATTCAAGTTATAGTTATCCGGGTTATATCTATACCGGTATCGCATTTCCAAGCGGAGGACTGATTGACCAATATTCCTATTCATTGGGGAAATTGACGAATGTGGATGGTACAATTAATGATATTATTACTAATTTTGGAAATACTTGGATTGAACGCGTTTGGGGTGGTAGTTGGAACGCGTTATCATTATCATCTACTGGACAATATCAAGTGGTTACTGATGGTGGTAATTATAGTTATATATTTCGTTCTAGTAATTATGGTGTTAATTGGAATAATACAGGTCCATCTTATGGTCGTTGGTATGGCGTATCTATATCATCAAATGGTCAATATATAACAGCATTTAAGGATAATGAACAAATATATACATCAAGTGATAATAATGTTGCATTTGTACCAAGAGATTCATCAAGAAATTGGGTGTATGTATCTTTATCATCGAGTGGACAATATCAAACTGCTGATGTCTCGGGAGGCCTAATATACACATCAAATAATTATGGAGCAACGTGGACGCCAAGAGATTCATCAAGAAATTGGGGGTCTATATCTTTATCATCGACGGGACAATATCAAACAATCGTTGATAAAGGTGGTTATATTTATGTATCAGGTGATTATGGAGCCACGTGGACGCCAAGAGATTCATCAAGAAATTGGGCGTCTGTATCTTTATCATCGAGCGGACAATATCAAACATCTGTTGTTAATGGTGGTTATATTTACACGTCTACTGATTATGGTGTAAATTGGAGTCAAAGAGATTCATCAAGAAATTGGAGTTGTGTGTCATTAGTATCCAGTGGAAAATATCAAACATCTACGAATTATGGTGGTTATATTTACACGTCTACTGATTATGGAGTCACGTGGACTCCGCAAAATTCAGTTCGAAACTGGACTATTGTGTCTGTTTCATCTAATGCCTTGTATCAAACTGCTTTCGCTGATACTAAATGGTATATAAGCATCGCTACCGGAACAGTTACTTCTTTCTCATTCAATCTAGACACTGGCTCTACATTTTTCTTGACAGGAACTGCTCCCACTGCAAATTATACCGCAAATTTCACCATATCAGTATTGAATACTTCCAGAACCTATCTCATAATGTTAATCAATAATACTTCATCCGCAGCAAGTTATTATTGTACTTCGATTACACTCAATGGAACATCAGTATCAACCATATACAATGTTTCTCCAACATTAACCAGTGCAGTAGTAACCTGTCAAGAAATTTCATTATTTTATAATTCAACATCATCAGCTTGGCAGGCGGATTCACTCGTCAAGAATTATCAAGCAGCATAGATGTTTTTCCCGAAGGGGTGTAATAAATATATACAATTTAGTTATAACTATAGTTATAGTTATAATAAGAACAATAAAAATAATAAAAATATTTATATATGTTATACATATAACGTCGATGGAACATATTTCAAGTTCAACTTGCGATACGTCAAATAGACCCAGAAATAGACGTGATATAATAGGACCAATTGGTCCGACTGGACCTACTGGATATAGTGATATACATTTATCTATAACTACCCAAAGAATAAGTAAATTGAATTTATTGAATGACGATTTATTATTTATTACAATTGACAAAAATTTATCCTATATTCCAGGTGATAATATTGTTGTAAAAAGTATTGAATTGAATGAATACAATGTGTTTCAAGGATTTACTGCCGAAATCAAGAGTTACAACCGAGATACCGGTGAATTGGTTTTGAAAAATATTGAAAACGTAACTAAAACATTTTACAATGGTTTATACAAATATAAGATTGGTTTGAATCAAATCGGAAACACCGGATACACTGGTAATACAGGAATTCGCGTTGACAGGTATATTAGTATAAATAAATTGACTATTTTAACATCGGATATTTTGATTGATTATCAAATTACTATTTTCATTGAATCTGGATTATGCTATTTATCCGGCGATGGTATACAAGTTGTATCTTTGGAACCAAATTCAAATGGGGATTTGCAGAAATTTACTGGTATTGTGAAAAGTTATAATAACATCACCGGCAGAATGGTGATATATAAAATCGAGAATGTTACGGATTCATTTGAAGACGATGAATATAGATACAGATTAAATCTGAATAATCGAGGTAGTACTGGACCTACTGGACCGACTGGACCTACTGGACCAACCGGCGAGAAAGGGAATACGGGTGCTGCTGGTGTAACTGGTCCCCAAGGTATTCCAGGTATTTCCGGTGAAATAACAAATAGAGGTGCTACTGGTTTTACCGGTATTACTGGTGTCATCGGACCACAAGGTATTCCTGGCGAATCCACCGATACTGGTGCAACTGGCTATACTGGTGAAACTGGTAATACGGGTGATATTGGTAATACGGGGGAAACTGGATATACTGGTCGCACTGGACATAATGGTCCTACCGGCTGCGCCGGTCCAACGGGTATAACCGGTCCGACCGGCATAAATGGTCGCGATGGACGCACCGGTACTATTGGTGAAACTGGTAGCACTGGTGATATTGGTAATACAGGAGAAACCGGTAATACAGGTGATACTGGTATTACGGGAGAAACTGGTAATACGGGTGATATTGGTAATACGGGTGAAACTGGTGAAACCGGGTATACGGGACCGATTGGTGAGACGGGTCCGCCTGGTTCACAAGGTACAACAGGACCTACTGGTATCACTGGTGCGACTGGACGTGCAGGCAGAACTGGTCCAACTGGCGTTACTGGACCAACCGGTGAAACCGGATATACCGGTTATACTGGGCCCACTGGACTAACTGGACCCACCGGTCCATTTGGTGGTCTTTTATTGTCAGATATTATACCCGGGGGAACATTGATTGAAGTAGTGCAAAAAAATGGGGATAAAAAATATTATAGAAATGTTAATATTGGTTCGGTTAATAGAGGATTCAATGAATTGCATGCAAAGACAGTCCATGTTTCAGATTCTACTATATATTTAGGAACACAGAGTTCAATTTCAGCATCTGCAAATGGGTCTGTAGCCTTACCTGGCGGAAGTACCATTGGTGGTGTAAATTCAGGTTCGATTTCAATTATTGCTATTATAGACACATCTTATAATTTACCATATGATGCTTCTAAAAATGCGGGATATATAATTGGTTTTGATTTATGGGTAGCTCAACAGGATAATCCGGGTTCACTTGACCCCGACAATGCAGAATATTACCGCAGCGATGCTTCGTGGTCAAATGTAGGCAAAATAAAAGGCCCGGTAGGAGAACGAGGTCCGACTGGAACTACCGGTGCAACTGGTACACAAGGACCATTAGGTATAACTGGTGTTACCGGTAGAACCGGTCCGCAAGGGACTGGCCATACTGGTCCTACTGGTATAACTGGTTCTACTGGATATACTGGATATACTGGTGATATTGGTGAAACTGGGGAACCTGGGTTTGAAGGTCCAACTGGACCTACTGGGTCAACTGGAAGAACCGGAAGAACTGGTCCTACTGGACCTACTGGAATAACTGGAAGAAGTGGACCGACTGGATATACAGGTATCATTGGTCCTACTGGCATGACTGGACGAACTGGACCTACTGGTGTTATTGGTAATACTGGTATAACCGGGGAAACAGGTGAACCCGGGGAAACTGGCGAAACTGGGCCTACCGGCGAAACTGGCGAAACTGGACCTACCGGCATAACTGGACCTAGTGGTGAAACTGGCGAAACTGGCGAAACTGGTCCTACTGGTTCAACTGGTCCTACTGGTTCAACTGGTCGTACTGGTAGGACTGGGTCGACTGGACCTACCGGTAGAACTGGGCCGACTGGACCTACTGGACCTACCGGTAAAACCGGACCTACCGGTAAAACCGGTGAAACTGGTCCTACTGGCATGACTGGTGAAACCGGTAGAACCGGGGAAACTGGTGAAAATGGTGAAACTGGCGAAACCGGGCGTACTGGACAGACTGGTGTTACTGGAAATACAGGCGATACTGGTTCTAACGGAAATATCGGAACTACGGGATATAGTGGTCCTACTGGATTTGCCGGTATTTCTACAATCACCGGCGCAACTGGATCTACTGGTACAACTGGTCGCACGGGCATAGCTGGACCGCCAGGTAATTCTGTAAATACAGGAGCTACTGGATATACTGGATTTTATGGTAATACTGGACCGATTGGTGTTTCTGCCGATACTGGTGCAACTGGTGTTACTGGAATGACCGGTCCGACTGGTGCAACTGGTCCTACTGGCGAAACAGGTAATACTGGTCCTAGTGGTGTTTCTGGCACGACTGGACCTAGTGGAAGTACTGGACCTACTGGGTTCAATGGTCCTACTGGAAAGACGGGTAGAACAGGTAGCACGGGACCTACTGGGATTTCTGGACCAACCGGTAGAACTGGACATACTGGGTCTACTGGACCTACTGGTGAAACTGGTCCAACTGGGTCAACCGGAGCTACTGGTGAAACTGGTTTTACTGGCCCAACTGGGTCAACTGGGGCAACTGGTCCTACGGGGCAAACTGGTCCAACTGGGTCAACCGGACCTACCGGACCTACTGGTAATAGCGGGTCTACTGGACCTACTGGTAAAACTGGTAACACTGGTTACACTGGTATTATTGGTCAAACTGGTCCAACTGGGTCTACTGGCGCAACCGGGTCTACTGGACCTACTGGAACGACTGGGTCTACTGGCCCAACTGGACCGACTGGGTCTACTGGCCCAACTGGACTTACCGGGTACATTGGACGCAGTGGTGTTACTGGTACAAGAGGACCAAAAGGTCAAGGTGGAGATGTATTCAATACACAAACTATCGAACCTATCGTATTATCAATAGCTGAACTTGTCAACGATTTGGTATTTCAAGTAGCGCCAGGTCTTTCGTATTCGAATGGAACTACGGTTATTGTATCAGATAATGAAACTACTCTGCAAAATTTTACGGCATCTGTAAAAAGTTATAATATGATAACGGGTATATTAGTTTTGAATAATTTCATAAGAATAAATGGATTTGTAGAAGAAGAATATTATAACTATATATGGGTTATAAATATAAGTTCAATAGGCCCAATTGGGTATACTGGCGTAACCGGTGTTACCGGTGTAACTGGTACAACTGGACCTACTGGACCTACTGGCAGAACTGGCCGTACCGGTATTACGGGTCATACTGGGCAGACAGGTATAACTGGTTATACTGGACAGACTGGAAACACTGGCGTAACAGGTGAGACTGGTGCAACTGGTTATACTGGATATACTGGAAATACTGGTGAGACTGGTAATACGGGATTAACTGGTATTTCTGGACCTACTGGGCCTACTGGAACAACTGGACTGACCGGTCCTACCGGAATCACTGGACCCACCGGTGAGACGGGTGAGACAGGTGAAACAGGTCCAACCGGGATTTCTGGTCCAACTGGTATTACCGGCACTACTGGTAAAACTGGAACCACTGGTCAAACTGGAACCACTGGTATTACAGGACCAACTGGACCGACTGGACCAACTGGGCCTACTGGGCCTAGTGGGATTTCTGGACCAACTGGGATTACAGGTATTACGGGTATGACTGGCGTCACTGGACCAACTGGCGTTACTGGTGTCACTGGTGTTACTGGTACAACTGGTACAACTGGTACAACTGGTACAACTGGTGTCACTGGACAAACTGGTACCACCGGACCTACTGGACCTACTGGACCTACTGGTACCACTGGACCTACTGGTCCTACTGGTCCTACTGGACCTACTGGTCCTACTGGAACAACTGGAACAACTGGAACGACTGGACAAACTGGACAAACTGGTCCTACTGGACCCACTGGTATAACAGGAAATACTGGATTTACAGGAAATACTGGCGTAACTGGACCGACTGGAACCACTGGTCCTACTGGAATGACGGGACCTACTGGTCCAACAGCACCAACCGGAATCACGGGAACAACCGGAATGGCAGGGGATGCATATAATACACAAACAACTTCTTCTCTTTTATTATCGTTAGCTAGTCTTGTAGATAACTTGCAATTGAATATATCTCCTCAATTATCATATATGCCAGGCAATACTATCATTGTAATAGACCGCGATACATCGAGTAAATCGTTTATAGCATCAGTGAAAAATTACAACATAAATTCAGGTGTATTGATATTGCAAAATATAATGCAAATAAATGGATTCGTAAGTGGACAAAATTATACCTATATTTGGAATGTAAATGTAAATTCAATTGGTCCAACTGGATTTACCGGTAGAACAGGTCCAACCGGTCCAACCGGGATTACAGGACCTACTGGTATTACCGGAGTTACAGGGGTAAGTGTTACAGGTTCAACTGGTATTACAGGCGTTACCGGTGGGACTGGTCCTACTGGTTTCACTGGAATAAGTTTTACCGGAGGTACAGGTGTAACCGGCGTTTCCGGAGTAACTGGTATTACAGGCGTAACTGGTGCAGGTGGTACAGGTGTTACTGGTGTTACTGGTGTTACTGGTGGTACTGGTGTAACCGGAGTAACGGGTCAAACTGGGCCAACTGGTATAACACAAACTGGTTCTACTGGATTTACCGGGGTAACCGGTATAACAGGTGTAACAGGTACAACTTTATTAGGACCAATCGGGGTGAGAGGTCCACCCGGTGATGCTGGTCTTAATGGAAGTATTGACCCAAATTCTTTTTCCATTTTTTCGAATGTAGGAATTTCCTTAACCGATTTTGGTGCGAACTGGGTAGCGCGAGATAGTAGTAGGGTATGGATAGATGTTGTAACATCAAGTAGTGGTCAATATCAGACCGCTGTCATAAATGGTGATTATATTTACATATCCAATGATTTTGGTGCGACTTGGGCACCAACTGCTACTTCTGAAAATTGGCAATCCGTATCTGTTTCGGCCACCGGGCAATATCAGACAGCGGTAACCGGTTTTGCAAAGGTATCTAGGTCAAGTGATTATGGTGCAACTTGGACGCAGATAACGACATATCAAACTGCGGGTACAACTTATTTTAGTAGTGTATCAATATCAGCCACTGGACAATACCAAAGCGCTGGTATGTATGGGGGACAAATCTATATATCAAGTGATTATGGAGTCAATTGGATGCAGAAAGCGAATACTTTAAATTGGACCGGAATATCCATTTCATCTTCGGGACAATATCAAACCGCGGTGGCGATTGGTGACCAAATCTATATATCGAATAATTATGGTGCGACATGGACTGCAAAAGAAACAAGTGGATTGGGTTGGTATAGTGTAGCAATATCCGCTACTGGACAATATCAAACCGCGGTAGTATATAACGCATCCACCGGCGTTATTAAGGTATCCTATGATTATGGTAATACATGGACAACAAACGCAACCTCGACGTATTTTTTCAGTGTATCCATGTCAGCTACGGGTCAATATCAAGTAGCTACGGTTGCTAATGGACAAATATGGATATCGAGTGATTTTGGTAATGTTTGGACCGCAGTCGCGAGTACTTTGAATTGGAACGGTGTATGTATTTCATCATCGGGACAGTATATTTCCGCGGTTGTGAATGGTGGACAAATTTATACGAGTTTGGCGATTCCTGCTGGAACGGTGGACCAATATTCATATTCATTGGGGAAATTAAATAATGCGGATGGAACTATTGTTTTAAACAATTTTGGTATTAATTGGATTAAAAATAGTAATCAAATAGTTCCAAGAGCAATGTCATCGGATGGTAAATATCAAATTGGGTATAGTATTGCGGATAGTAAGTGGTATTATTCAACCAATTCTGGTGCAAATTGGAATTTGAAAAATACAGGTAATTTAACTATATCAGGAATATCAATATCTTCTACTGGTCAATATCAAACCGTATTATCATATATAAGTACTTATTCTTATTCAATAAATACATCGAGTGATTATGGAGTAAATTGGATAGCAAGAACTCCATTAGATTTTTATATTTCAATAAACGTATCGTCAAGTGGACAATATCAAATTGCTGTTACAGGTAATACATCATTTAGTAGTAAGTTGTACAGGTCTACTGATTATGGCGTAACATGGATAATTAATAATAATTTAGGATTTGTATCAAACCTAAACTTATCATCTTTCACTATGACATCAGATGGAAAAAATCAAATAATGTTAGCAAATGGTAGTGGTTATCATTATTACCTGACATCAGCTGACTATGGTAATATTTGGTCGGCTTCATCAGGGGCTCAATCATATAATCTTGCAGCAATATCAGGAAATGGACAAATAACGTTCTTACTATATTATGATTATGGTAGTTATTATTCAGTTACTAATATAGGTACTCGTAGTGCTAGTACTGCAATATCACAATTTCAAAGTATTTCTATATCATATACTGGACAATATATGTTATGTACTGGTAATACCAATTTTGGTGCTATGTATGTATCATCTGATTATGGAAATACTTTTTATTCGGTATATGGTAATGGGTATTGGTATTCAGCAATAATGTCATCAAATGCTATATATATGAGTGCAAATAATACATGGGCTGGTGATAGTGGAGTATTTACATGCACATCAACTGTTTCTATAAGTTCTTTCACATTCAACCTAGACACAGGTTCGACGTTTTTCTTGACAAGTTATCCGCCAACTGCAAATTATTCAGTAAATTTTACCATAACAACTTTGAATACTGCCAATACTTATCTCATAACAGTAATAAATAAAACTTCATCTGTTGCAAGTTATTATTGCAATTCGGTTTCAATCAATGGAACCGCAGTAGCAAGCACGCGGTTTTTATACACAGTTCGTCCTAGTGTTATAACATCAAGTAATGCATTAACTGGTGCGGTTCAAACAAATCAAGAATTTGTTATGTTTTACAATATTACTGCCGCGGCGTGGTATGTTCTTACCAATATCAAGGTTTTCAAATCTGGCCAATAAAACGCAACAACAAAAAGACAAACAAAAACAATAAAATATAGAAATATAAATATATACAAAATATATATTTATACAATGGTTTCTTCCAAAATAAACAAAGATATTAATTTTGTTGAAACAAAGACAATTGACCCAGAAGACAATGGTTATCATTCCAGTTTATACGAAATGTACATACACGATAAACCGATTACAATCGCTCTTGGGAAACAAAAATACACGTTTTCTTCTAAACATGTTCTCTATTATCCAATTTATTTAGTAGTTAATCAAAAAATAAAAGCCCAAATCGGTGTTTATGAAATCCAATCAAGTCGTTCTTTGAATGTATTGGACAACGAAGGAGATATCGATTTAACGAAATTTGGAGAGCCGTTGTTGTATAGTTTTGTCAATTCAAAATTTATTGAAAAGATTCTTTCGATTCCCGTTGGTATGGATAAAAAAGAAAAAGTAGAAAAAAAAGAAAAAACAGATGAAATCGTCGAAATAGATGAAATCGATGTGGATGAAAACGATGTCATGAAATTGAAAATACCACAAGGTGAAATGTCCAAAGAATTTGAAAAAACTGTCAAAAATTCCAAAGATGGTATTTTCGAAATTGATAAACATATGAAACAACCCATTTCATTAAAAGAAGAAACCGAAGAAGATTCAAATAAAATAAAATTAAAAGATTTCAAAAAATCCATCGCCAATAAATGGATTGAGAATTTTTTTAAAAATCACCATTATAATATTGTTACTAATGATGGAGAGGGAGATTGTTTTTTCTATGTAATCCGTGATGCATTTAGACAAATCGGATACAATACAACTGTTCCTAAATTAAGGGCAGCATTAGCAAAAGAGTTGACCGACGATGTTTATCAAGAGCATCGAAATTTATATTTAGGATTTCAAAATGAAATACGCGAACATGATAATGATATTGCTGAAATAAAAAAAACAAATGCGGAATATAAAAAACGTATGAAAAAATTAGAAGATAAAAATGATGAAGAACGGTTAATCAAAGAAACAAATAAACTAGCAGATGAATATAAAAAAGTATTTCAAAAAAAAAAAGAAACACTTAAATTACAAGAAGAATATGTAGGTTATATGAAAGATATTGTCAGCATAGATAAGTACAGAGCTTATATACAAACATCCAATTTCTGGGCAGATGCATGGGCAATTTCCACTTTGGAAAGATTGCTAAATGTAAAATTCATAATCTTTTCAGAAGAATCTTTCAAAAGCGGGGATTTTGACGGAGTTTTGAATTGTGGTGATTTTAATAAGAATTTAGAGGAATTGGGAACATTCTCTCCAAACTATTATATTATGACCGTATACGGCAATAACCATTACGAATTGTTGTCATATTATCACAAACGTATTTTGAATTTCAATGAAATACCCTACGATGTGAAAGTTTTGGCGGTGAATAAATGTTTAGAGAAAAATGCGGGTCAATATTATTTGATCCAAGATTTCCGAAATTTCAAAAGTAAATTAGGCATGGACCCTGATTTAGGAAAAAAGTTAGACGAAGAAGATGAAGATAGTGATTTATATGATTCAAAAGTAATTTTTATGTTTCATTCTAAATCCGACAATTCGCCTAAACCCGGGGCCGGATCGGGAGAGAAAATACCAAAAACCAAAGTTCAAGAATATGTTACTCTTTCTGAAATAGATAATTGGCGAAAAAAATTGGACGATTCATGGGGTGGAGGAATATTTGAATTGGATAAACATAAATGGATGTCAGTAGAACATTATATTCAAGCCGCTAAATATAAAAAAGGATTTCCAGATTTTTACTTGTTATTTTCATTAGATAGTGATAGTGAAATATCCAAAGACCCAAGTTTAGCTAAAATAGCCGGAGAGGGCGGAAAGAAAAATAACAAAACCTTGCGTCCAAAAGAAGTGAAAATCGATGCGGATTATCATTTAGGCCGTTTTGAAGAAGAACGAGAACGTGCAGTTTCTGCTAAATTTAGTCAAAATGAAGATTTGAAACAAATGTTGTTATTGACAAAAAATGCATTGTTAATGGAATTTATAAGAAGAAATCCGCCTAAAAAAGATATAATATTGATGGGGGTTCGTCGAACAATTGCTAAATAATTGCCTAAATAATTGCCTAAACAAATATAAATCCATAGTTTTTCAAGAAATTGCGCAATTCTGTTTTTTGAATCGGTAATAATTTGAATGACATATTTTGTAAATATTCGAAATCTGTCATTTTTACAATAAACATTTGATATTGATTCATTAATTCATCGTAATCGTTAATATATTTAGTATTTTCTAAAAGCCATTGATAAAATGATATAGCCAATGAACCGTGTTTCTTACTATTTTTTTTGAATTTGGAAAACCAATGGATAGTATCGTGTAAAGTCGTTTTATTATGAATATTGTAATCCGTTCCAGATAAAACTGTAATTTCCCTAAATTCGTCCATAGACATTTCTAAATCATTCAAAATAGATTTTGTGTCATACATAATAATTGTATGATTCAATAAACTCAAATGTCTAAATACTCGGGAACATCCATAAACAAACATATCCATATCATCGCTGATGCATCCCCATGCTTTTTTAGAATTGACTAAATAGGCAATTAATTGGTCGGCTTCATTTTCGGCGGTATAATATTGAATACCGTAATATTCGATAAGTTGTTTGACAGATTGAATATCATCCATTGTAACATTTATACATTGTTTTTTCATATTTTCTATTTGTTTTTGTAATTTAGCAATTTCTTCGTTGTCGGTAGTATTTTCAAGAATATTTTGCATTTCTAAATATTTTTGTTCGGCTTCTTGTTTCTGTACTCTTCTTTGAATGAGAAGGTCTCTTTTTTCGCGGGGAGGTTTTCCATCGAATATAAATATTGGAGTAATTGAATAATGCCTAAATAAAGATATCAACAAATAAGTATTTTCAATTAATTTGTTTTCGGCAATGAATTTGTATATATAAATACTTGTATCAATTACAATAGTTTTGTGTTTAAGTTCTCGCAAATGAGTTTTACGTATAGAAGATTTTTTGCAATTGTCAAGTAAGAACCTGTTTAAATATTGAATTCCCATAAAATTTGTGTTTTTTGTATTTGTTTATAGAATTATAGGTATTTAGCGCGGCGTATCAATTTTTTACAGATATATAGATGGTATTTTGATGTATATATAGTATATATCAATGAACCCTGTATCAAAAAATTTGAAATTATTTATAAATAAGTATTTCAAAAAATCGAAAAATGATATTTCTAAATTAAGGTTCTCAACATCGACAATAAAATTTATAAAAAATATATATGGTTCAATTATTAAATGCAATTTAGAATGTATTAACAAAGCCAATATAACAAAAGTACCATTTCATGAAACAAGTTTTCCTAAATCAAATAATTTTCAAGGAATACCGGATGAAATCCGACATGAAATAGAGAACAATGAACAAACTACTAAAATATATGAATTCAAAGTAAAAAATAGAAATATACGTGTATTTTTCATATTTCCGATGCAAGGTTCTCAACTTAATGAAAAAGAAATGATGAAATATATTGAAAGAATGTTTATATGGTTATCGATTGCATACAAATATAGCCCCGTAAATTGTGCTAAAAACTTGAATGTATATTTGTATTTGACCGATTTAAAGAAGATGTTACCGACAATAGATGCAAGTCCAATTGATTGGGAACATGCAAACACTGCATTTACATATTCATGTAGAGAAGAACATATAACTTCTCACAATGAGAACAAAGACATTGCAGATATTTCCGAAATAAATATATTTAGGAAAGAAGAATGGTTCAAAGTATTTATACATGAAACAATTCATTGTATGGGGTTGGATTTTTCACATATGGATACTGGGTTCTCGAATTCTAAAATAAATTCTATGTTTAATATTAACATCGATGTCAAACTGTTTGAAAGTTATACAGAATGTTTAGCTGAAATAATGAACAGTATATTTTTTGTTTACTATTCTGTAATAAATAATAAGAATGTTGAGAACATTGACTATATATACGAAAAAATAGAGGAAAATATGAAAAATGAAATACTTTTTTCACTATTTCAATGTGTGAAAGTATTGGACCATTATGGATTGTCCTATAAAAATATGTACGAAAATACAAATGAAAATCGCGAACTTTGCAAAAAATACAGTGAAAAAAGCCCAATATTTGCATATTATGTTTTGAAACCAATATTATTGTTTCATATAAATGATTTTGTCGATTGGATTAATAAGAACAATAAAGGTTCTCTGTCTTTTAAAAAAACAGTTGAGAACATAAACAATTATTGTATGTTTTTCGAGAACTTTCACAAAACCCCCGAATATATAGATGTTATTCAGATTGTGGAAAATGATTTTCGTAAAATCAAAAATAACACAGATTTAAGAAGAGAATTAGAAACCCTACGAATGACGGTATTTGAAATGTAATAATGTGTATTTACACATAATTATACAGGTTCTCTACAAAATAGAAGAAATAAAACTACCATTGAAATCTTCGGTACCTGTATGAGTTAAGTTGATGGTTACGTCTAACCATATAGAACCTCCAATCTTTCGCCATCTATTGCAAAATAACCAATCTTCTGATAGATAATGGTCATCTTCTACACCGCAATCAAATAATGCATATGCATAATTATTTTCACTTCCACTTAAAAAATTAACGTCATCTGTATATTTAGTAGAATGATATGCAATCATCATTTTTTCAATCATTTTTCTTTGCATTAACATAAACCCGGTTGCAATATGTTTAACTTCTGTTAAATTATCTTCAATTTGAATATATTTGCTGATATAATTAATATTGTAACGTAGCAACGAAGATTGTATTACATCAATATCAGTCATTGATTCTTTCAATGAAGTATTTTTATTTTTTTTATCAATCCATCGATTAATAACAGTTTCATCATATGCATTATCTGATGTTAATTTTTCCCAATTGTAACGTTTGATAGGGTAAGCTCCACCTACAAGTGGTTTGTTTGTTAAAATCAATTTTAATATAGACACTGGATTCCACGTAATATCATTATCAATAAAAATAATATGAGTGCATTTAGGGTCATGCATTGCCTTTGCAATAAGGTTATTTCTTGCTCTTGAAACTAAACTATCATTTTTACAAAATTCCACTTGAATTGGAAAATTATAAACTCTGAATAAATTTAGCGTATTTATCAAACATTGTAAATAGTTTATATAACAGGTTCCACCATAACATGGAGTTAATATAAATAATTTTGGGTCATTTTCTACTATATATTGTTTTACTGTTTCATCAAATGTATCAACATTATCCGATTTACTAATATTGATTCCACTTTCCGTCTCCATTTATAAATAAAAATACAAATTTTTATTTATATAGTTTAGTTTATTTTATATTTTTTTCTATTTTATGCCTTTATTTTATATTTTTGTTTCTTTTTTTTGAAAATTGGTTTAAGCAGTGGCAACATCAGATGCCTTGACGAAGTGGTGCTTCATGTACTTTTGAAGATTGAAGTAGGTAAGCTCGTCACCGGCTTTAAGCTTTAAAAGCTCGGTAAGCTTTTGGTCAGCATGGATAATACGACCATTCTTGGCATCTTGTAGGTTATGGGCGTGGATGTAAGCGTTGATTTCCTTACTTACAACAGTTCTTGCCATCTCGGTTCCAACGGTCTTTCCAAGGAATTGTGCTAACTCGTCACTGATTCTGGTTGGCTTGACAAATCCGGATGGTTGTCTGTTGCCACTCTTTCTCTTACGAGATGATGACTTTTGTGCTAGTTTAAGCTCACGTGCCATAATCTTTTCAAGGGTCTTGTATTCACTCTTTAATGTAGAGATGATTGTTGTAAGTTGTTGTAATTTAGCACCAAATTCAGTCATCTTTACAGATGATGAGTTGTCTGGAACCTCGGCGGATTCGGCAACTGGGGCAGCAGCATCGACAACAGGGGCAACTGCAACTGGTGCAGCTTCTTTGGCGGCCTTCTTTGATGCCTTCTTTGCGGTAGCGGATTGCTCAACAACAACATTGGCGACTGGGGCAGGAGCAGATTGTTTTTCGGTCTTTGTAGTTCTTACCATTCTATGGAAGTATATACTATAATATGTTTCTTTTTTAAGTGGTTTAACGCAATAATATATTTATTGAATTAATTGGCTGGATAGAAGATAATATTCCTAAATGTTTTCCTAAATATTTTTAATATCAATTTTATGTTTTATTTTTTCTAATAAAGTTCCATAAATATGAACATATACTAAATCTAAATACCTGTCTATTTCTATACGAAGATTAGAAACTTTTTGTGTTGATGTTATTTTTTGTTGTAAAAGTTTAAGTGCATCATTTCGTAAATCATCATAAATAGTATTTTCAAAACCTTTTTTACCAAATGCATTAGCAATACCAGTAATAAATCCACGTGCAGCATTTATAGCAATCGATTCACTCAAATGAATTATGCCAATTTCTTTGAAAGTGTTATCAGTATTAGGTTCGGTGGAAATTTGGTGTGTTTTGAATATATAAACGTTAACATTAGTTTCATCACCACCTTTTGTATTTTTTGTATATTTTTTACAAGTTTTTGCTAAATATTTTTTGTTTCGCCTGTTACAAGTTTTCATATAATGTAATTGTATATATTTTACACACAATTACATTTTTGTACTAATACACCAATGATTCATATAACCACATCATATTACGTCTAGCGTCCATTGAAACAATTGTTAATACTGATAGTACATGTAAAGCGCCTATTTTTTGATATTCTGCGTCAATACCAGTATATACCATATTTTCCATAATATACAAACATACTGCTCTACAATCTTCTGTTGTAGTTGTTGGTAAATTGAGAGAACTTAATGAAGTATTAATAAAGGGGTCATGTAATCTACATATTCTTCTTTTCGTTTCATGTGTCATTTGACCTCTATAATGCCAAATATCGTACAAATATCTATAATATCGTATATATTCTCTTTTTTCTAAACTAATAAACCAATTACTATCAGTATAGTTACCAAGCAAATCAATTTCCATAAACAATTCTTGAATACGTATATTGATTGGTTTTTCTCTTATAGCCTGCATTCTATTATGAAGTTCCACATTTTCGTTCATTTGATGACTATTTGTTACAACGCTATTTTGATGTGTTTGATTATTTGATATAGGAATATTTGGTTCGTCTGATTTTTCATTAAATATATGTGGAAATATTATTTTTGTTAGTTTATAAAGAGCGAATATATCATTCATTATTTTAAAGTCAACTTTTTCACGATTATATGGATTTATTATTTTCCCCTTTTGTTTGAATAATGTAATTAATGATGTAATATTGAATCCATATACAAAATTATTACTATCTTTATAACTGTAAAATTCATCGTACGGAATATCCTGTAATGGGTCTAATGTGTAAAAATCTGTCTCATTTACACATATTTTTTTGTTGTTTAATGCTTCCCCCTTTAATTTCATTAGCTTGCGGATAATATGCCCCCTGAACATTTTTTGTATAGTAATTGCATATATACTTTGTGTGAAATGGTTATGTATCCGTTCAATCAATACAGGTTTACTCCCAGATACATGTAAATTGTTCTCACGTGCAATTAGTTTTAGTTGAGGAATCTTGAAATTTTTGAGAACAATTGAATTATTAAAATAATTGGTATAATATATATTCATACCACTTGAATCGACAATAGGTTTCGAAAATACGTTCATAATATATATAATATTGATAAATTTTATATTGGTTAAATGTATTTATATAATATATATTATAAATATTATGAAAAAAGTAGCAATACTATTTACAGGTGAATCTAGGACAAATAGTTTATCAAATAACATATATACAAATGAAATGATAACAGATAGTTATAAAAAATACTTTTTCACAGATAGTTTTAGGCATTCATACGATTATGATATATTCATATGTACAGATGATATAAATATAGAAAAAACATTGAAATTTTTTGGTAATGTACGTGTTAAAAACATATATTTAATGAGTACACAAAAACATCTATATCCAGTAAACAAAGAAATCCACAATTTTGATTTTTTATTGAATAACTGTAAAAAAATGCATATAGAAGAACACAAATTTCACGAAAATGGAGTACATCAATTTTACAAATGTTACGTTGCATATTCTATATTATCAAATTATAATCAAGAATATGACTATATTATAAGAAGTCGGTTAGATGTTGAAATAATGCACGATGTGCAAACACAAATTGAAACATTAGAGAAAAATGATTCCGCAAAAATAATTGCCGCATGGGATACATTTGCTATTGGAAACCCAGATATAATGAACGAATATTTATCTATTATAAATAAATTTGGTAGTTTTAATTTTTCTAAAAGTAATCACGTATTTACACGAAATATTATTAGTATAGAAAAATACAATGTAATGAAACGTAATAAAAGAGAATGGACATATTCACCTGAAATTCAATTATTTGAATGTTTATTCGAATATTGTGCTAAATATAATTATGTAATTGATGATACAATTATAGGTGTAAATGATATGATTTCAATAATTCGGTATGACGAAAAAAATAAAGTTTTCACAAAACAAATATTTGATGTATAAAACTATTTTATTTTTTTGCTTTTTTGCGTAATTCATTTTTATATTTTTGTAATATATGATATTGATATTCATTTTGTAACTTTACGAGTTTTTCCAGTCTTTCTATTATATATGCCCGTGTTTGTTATATTAAATTAATTTATTGAAGTGTTCTAGGAATGTTTTAATCCAAATTGGATATTGTTTCATGATATAGACATCGTGATAAGTTAACATGTTGGTTGTATTTGATAGTAATTCAGGAATTTCACTTTTCCAACCATTTTTATAAAATCTATCTTGATATCCAAATGCAACTAATTTTTTGAATATTTCAATTTCTCTAAATTCACCAAAACATTGTAATTCAGTTTTTACATAATCATATTTTTCAAATTTTTTCATGTTACAAATTTTTTTAATTTTACTATATAACCATACTTGCATTGTAGCATTAATACTTGTCATCAATACCTGTAAATCAGCAAATTTTGCCTTACCTAAATAAACGTAATTTTTCAAAATTTTGAAATCATTTTTTGAGATTGGAAGAAATTCACCGTCGCTGTTTTTTGGAAAAGATTTTTTTTCATGATATTCATCATATAATTTATTTTTTAATAAATTCAATATTTTTTCAGTACTATATAATTCAACATATTGACAATAAATTTCAATAATTTCTGGTTCATTTTCAATATGTGGAAAGAATTTGATTAGTTCTACTATAATTTCATTTTTTGGTAACATTATTTTGTTTTTGATTTTATTTACTAAATCCATATCACTATCATTTGGAACAAATTCATATATCATATTAATTAATTTTGTCGGTAATTGAATGATTCCATTGAACGATGTATCCGCAATATTTTTACATGAAGCCATTTTGATTGTTATAGTTTACTTTATATTGTTAGTATTACAAAATGATAAAAATATTTCAATTTTTTATAAAAACACTGCATTTATGGTGTTTTATAATTTATATTTTGCAGAAAATTGATTTAAAGATAAACCATAATATATATTACAGTCGTATAACTTATACACATATACATTCTAAAATGACTTCAACTACTCCTCTTGTTTTATCAGTCAATGATTGGGTTCCTTCATCTGTTAAATATATGCAACCAAAGGTAAATGACCGTGGTGGAAAATCTATTAACATGGTAAGTAAACAAACAAATCGTTCATTACATATTTCAACTCCATTAATGATGACATGGGGGATTGCTGATTTTGTCGATGAAAAGGGTGAATCTGATGGTAAATTCAGTATGTCTTTGAATTTCCCAAATAGTGAATATTCAACAAAAGCAACAAATGACTTTTTACAAAAACTAAAAGATTTTGAAAATCAAATTTTAGACGATGCAGTAACAAATAGTGAATTATGGTGGGGTGAAGAAATGTCTCGCGAAGTTGCTAAACATACATTCTTCCCATTCCTCAAATATTCTAAAAATAAGGATACTAAAAAAATTGACCTTTCAAAGCCACCATCTATTCGCGCAAAGGTTCCAAACTACAATGGAAAATGGGGTGTTGAAATTTATGATACACAATCCAATCTATTATTCCCTTGCGATAATCAAAATGTAACACCACTTGACTTTGTTCCAAAGCAAAGTAATGTTGCATGTGTATTACAATGCGGTGGTATTTGGATTGGTGGAAAAGGATGGGGTTTAACATGGAAGCTCATTCAATGTATCGTAAAACCACGTGAAGTAGTTAGTGTTTATGGTAAGTGCCAAATCAAGTTATCAGATGAAGAACGCACTACTATTGAAAAGCAAGAATTAAAAGAGGATGTTGATTTAGAAGAATCGGAAACAGAAACTGTTTTCCAAAAGCCAGCGCCAGTATCAACCGAAGTTCCAGACAGTGACAATGAAGAAGAAGATGCTGCACCAGAGCCAGTTGTAGAGGAACCAAAGCCAGTTGTCAAGAAAGTTGTCAAGAAGGCACCTGAACCAGAAGCCGCAGCTGTTGCAGCTGAACCTACTGCCGAACCAGCAAAGAAGAAGATTATCAAGAAAAAAGTATAAAAACATAACAACATAATAAAAAACAAAGTATAAAAACATAATTTGAACACTATTTGAAAATTAAAAATTAAAAAATATTTATTGCACAAAAATAAATATTTTTTTCATTCGAGAAGCATGAATAAAAATAATGAATTAGGTGAATTTATAACAGTTGGTACAAAAGAAATATTATAATTTTTTCAAAATATATGCATTTAACAATTGTCAATATTTTTTTCAGGTTCAGAGCATGAACAATTTCTTCCCGATAATGATGTGACAATTGCTACGGTAGCAACTGTTAAGCATGCACAAATTCCAATACAAGTACAGACACCCATTATAATTATACGTATATAATTACAATAGAATTTATTTTCACTAGAACAAACTTATATGAAAGGTCTTCCATAAAATCCATAATACCCTCCGTAATATCCTCCATAATATGGGGATGCATAATAAGGTGCGGCATAATAAGGGGTACTGTATATAGAAGGAATATAACCAGTACCACAAGTATTGTTGCAGCATTTTCTATTTGTTTCAATCACGTTATTAACGTAAATGTTGTTGTTGCGTATGGCGACGTCATTTAGTAGAGCATACTCATTGTAAAGACCATTTAATCGGTTGTCATTTAACCATGGATTTACTCCTCTTCCGTAAAAGTCATAATAACTCATTATATTATATCTTTCTACAAATATTTTCGCCTAAATAATAATTTGTTACGATTAATGGTTACAATTTGTATTTTTTGATTACAATTTGTAATCTACAAGAAATTATTTTTAGATATTTTTTTTGATAAAAACTTGGGTAGCTTGTTCTCCTAGAACTGTAATCTTTTTATGATATCCACACAAAAACCCATCGATACCTCGTTGTGTCAAATCAGGACCTCCCCATCCATAATCATCAAATATCATAATACCTCCCTTTTTTAATTTTCTAAAACCTAATACTGCATCTTCTAATACATATTGAGGTTCATGATTTCCATCAATGTAAATAATATCAAAAAAATCATCTTGGAATTTTGGTATTTCATTATTCGAGTATCCCCGAATAGCAGTTATTTTCTCTTTTGCGCCAGATTTTGCAATATTTTGCATACATTTTTTGTAAATTGTAGATTGCATACCTTTGTATTCTGGATAATCATCGTAATCCTCCCATGGGTCTATGCAATATAATTTACTGTCAGAGTGCATACAATATGTTTTTGCTACCGATAAAAGATTTGCTCCATAGAAAGTACCAATTTCTAAATAATTAATAGATTTATCTTTATAATCAAATAAATTTACATGATTAAACCAATTATTCGCCAAACGATATTGTACTCCTTCAAAATTATGCAGCATTTGTATATTTCATTTTTTATTTTTATATTGGTATAACAATAAAAATATATACAAATATTTTTATTATTTTTTATTCTTTTACACCTATTGTATTTGCAGTGGTAAATCTGCCCATAATGGGCTCCCTTCGGGTAATTGTACAAAGGTATAAATTTATGTGAATTCGTATAATTGTGCATTGTTTATAGTAGGGAATGTTCTATACGAAGATGCATATCCAATATATTCTTCGTCTAATATTTCTTTTTTAATAAAAGCTCCTTGATTATAATAATGATATCCTTTCATAACAGCGCGATACCCATAAGGATATTCAATATTTGCATTGTGATCCCAATCCTTATTATTTTTAATTATTAAAATATAGTTTTTATCATAAACAATTTCATTATTTTTTAAAATAGGTTTGAAATAATATGAATATTCACATAAATAATAATCAATCATTTCATATGGAGGAGTTACTATGTCTGTATTGTATTCAATATAATTGGTATATACATTTAATGTTTTTAAAAAGCCATCTTCATCTATTATTTGTATAATATTTTCTTTTGTTGGTTTATATATCTTGTTTAATAAAACTCTGTTCAAATTTTGTATAGGAGCCGAATATTTATTTATTTTTATAGTAATTTCGTCAGGTTCTATATAATAATGTATCCATATTGTTTCATCTGTTTCCAAAAATTCAAACACGGAATCAATTATATCTCTTGGTAATCTTAACATTGTATTTGGTTTCTTTTATATTATAATCTAAACATGAAAAAAGTATATCAATTTTTTGTAAATTAAAATACTTTTTATGTTTTTATTTTGTTTTTATATAGGATAATAGTATTATACTTTCATAATACTACGGTAATAACGGTTGTCAGTTACATTTGGAAATAACTTATCTTCAAAATCAATAATACATGATTCTTCAATATGTTTTTTTGCGTTCCAAAAATGGATTTCGTCGTAATAGATTTGATAAGTTCCACCGTTTTCTAAATGTTCATAAATTTCTTTTTGTTCGGCATCGAAGTTATTATTCATTGCAAAATGAATAATAGCTTTTTTGTCTTCAATTACTATACTATATATTTTACCAATTTTACAATGTTCTACTATATACCATAAATCTCCTTTACTCATCTGATTATTGAAATCTTCAATTACAATACTTGGTGGCTTGTAATACATGTTAACTGATTGATTCATTGTTGTTGTTAGTCTGTATTTAACTACAAAACAAAAAAGTATTTCAATTTTTTACATTTTCTATTATTTTATCGTTAAATATTTTAGTTGATTTACTTATTATATATTGACCACATGGACCACAGTGGTCTTCATTCGATAAATCTATTTTTTGGTCTATCTTTTTATTACAGTAATCGATATTCCATCGTCCTAAACGTTTAGGTAATTCCTTTGGAATAATTGTTTTAATTCTATTTATAACCAATGATAACATAATTATATATATGTATTCTATTTATGTTATTTTTCCTAAATATTGAGAACCTGGTTCTCAAAACCCGAATTTACTTCTCATTATCAATAAAATATGTATAAATTGTATATGAAATCGCGAGAACTATTTACAGATGGATGGAATTCTTTTTGGCATGTTTTATTAGGTATCTTCTCTATTCGATTTTTGGCTATTGTACCTATTTTTGTTATATACCAATTGATTGACTTTTATGATAAAAATTTATTTGTTGATATTGCAGAATTTTTCATTGGATTTTTTAGCATTAATTTTGTTGTTTTTATTTTAAATTCTTGTAAAATAAAACATTATTTGATTGATGAATCTTTTTATAAAAGTGTTTTTCCTAAATATTTCTAAAAATATATTATTCAAAAGTTTCTAAATAATAATTCTGTATTTTATGTATTTTTTCTTTACACCTTTTCTCATTTAAAATGCCCACTACTGATTATCAATCCAATCAGAAACTATTTTGTAATTACTTGGGTGTTTAGTTTCACATACTTCAATTTCATAATTATATGAAGAAATATTACCAATTCCAAATCCAGCAACATTCCAGGTTGACCCATCAAATTTGTTACTCACAACGTGAATATAATATTTATTTGGCTTTATAAATATTGAATGTATGCAATTTGTGTTTACTATTAAATTTGTTAATTTTATAAATTTTGACATTATAATGTACGTTATGTTATAATTCAAGTAAATTTTAAGTTGTTTTACAAATTATAATGGGCGTTTTTAATGAGAAAAGGTGTAAAATAGAGAACATGGTTCTCAAAAAACTTTCTAAATATCAATTTGAAGATATACAACAACATTCGACTTTTTCGATACATCAAAAATATTGTCTAAATTAATAATGGAAATTCCTTGATTTTGCAATACAATGATTTGATTTTCTCTGAATTTTAATTTTTCTGTTAAAATAGAAAACACATTTTTGCCTAAATGAAATTCAAATGAATTTTTTCCCCAAAGTTCTCGAATATTGTAGTTTAATTCCACATGAATATTGTTATGAGAATCAATGCTAATATGCTCTGGTAATATGGGAATACATTTAACGTACATATCACTACCCGAATTATCATATATTAATTCATGATGCCACAATGGAATATAGTAAATGTTCCCATTTTCTGATAATTTATATAAATTGTTCTCAAAAAGGTCTTCTAAAAAAGGATTCAATATAATACATTGATCATCTTTTGTTTTTGTGGCAATCATATCTTCGAGCTTTTTCAAAAAATCATCGGAAAAATGAAATATGTCTTTGTATTTAAAAAAAAAATCCGATATTTTTATAAGTAATTTTTTGTCTATTTTTTCTAATAAATCACATGCTTTGTTCTCGCAACAGTTGGCTATTTTATTTACTATAACATAAAATATTCTACTTTTAATATCTTGGTATTGAACATCAGTTCCTAATATATTATTTAAAAACGAAAACAATATTTTTGTATATTCACTTTTAACAATGTTCTCAAAAGGATTCGTAAATTCTTCATCCATAATCGGATTGTCTAAATATTTCAATAAATACTCATATGCATTTTTAATATTATTGAATTTTTCTGGCGCATCTACTGATTTGTTCTTATCTGGATGATATTGAAGTGCTTTTCTTCTATATTGTCTTTTTAATATCTCAATATTGAGAACATCGTCTATTTCTAATAAAACACATGCATCATGATAATTCATATGTTTAGTTAATTTTAGTTACAATATAATAAAATATATTCTCTAAATGATAAATTGGTCTATAATTATTGTTATAATATTTCAAATTCAAGAACATTCTTTCTAAAATATTTGAAATATCGGTTTTTGAAATTCTATTATTTTCAATAAAATAAGACAAAATATACCAAATACATTCCACTGTATCCAAATTATATATTAACAAATCATATAAACTATCTCTAAATTTCATAAAAGAAATTTCGTTTATTTTTTCCATGTCATTGATTATGTTGTTGCATATTGTATTAAAATTGTCTTTTGGAATTTCATTTGTACCGTTAATGATGTTAAATGATTTAATCTCTTTTGTATTAATTATATAAGAGGTGTCAAGTTGATTCAATATATTATTTTGGTGAGAACATGTTTGTTTATTTTTATAATTATATATTCTTTTCATAAAATCATTTTGCACATTTGTATCATTGATTATGCTAACATAATTATCCTTTGTTGGCCTTTTTATAGATATTATTTTACAAGAATTGACAATGTTATTTGGTATAAAACTAATATGTTCTGTTAATAATATAAATTTTATTTGAATCAGAGAACTTGGATGGTTATATTGCTGAATATAGCTATAAAAAATTTCTAATAATTCGTTGTGTATCATATGGAAATTTTTACAGATTATAATACCGATTTTATCCGGTTTTATAGAAACAATATCAACAATTTGAAAAAAAATGTCATGCATTAACAATTTTGAATTACATCCAAGTAGCGCAATATCAATCTCGTAATGTATGTCACTTATATGATATATATATGTTTGTTTTTCATTTTGCAGGGTGATTTTTTTTTCATATTTCAATTCACTTGGGCTGTATTTTTTAAGAAAATAGAGAACCTGTGAATATTTTCCAACGCCAGTTGGGCCATATACAATCAAATTATTAAAGTCATGAATTGAATTTGGAAAACGACAATATATATTTGATAATTCTTTGTGAAAATTATTGGACTCAACCGAGTTTATATAATCTTCGTAATTTGTTTCATAGAATTTCATTTATTTTTATATATTATAGAGAACACTATCCTAATGTTTATACGAATTTCATATAAACATTATTTTGTAAGAGAACTTGTTATATTTACCAAATTATTTGCGTGATAAACCAAATATGGCGATATTGCGAGTGGGTATGCTAATACGATAAGTTTAAAAAATTCAATGATTCCCATTTTTAAATCTTTATTGAAAACATTACCAATATTGAAAGATGGATTTGGTTGTATAAATATATATACTAAAACTACCCATAAAAATACGAGAACAGATATAAATAAATCTCTATATAGGTCAATTTTATTTTTATTTTCATATGATAAAACCAATTCTTCATTATCTTTTGAATATTTGTAAATTCTTGAAATGGATACAATAAGCAATGAAGACGACACTATATTCAAAATTAATATGATTATTATTGCAACAAATAGAGGCACATTGTTTGCTATCTTTGAATGTAAATCTTTAACTAAAAAAATAGTTGCAAGTATATTGATTGCATATAACAACCCGTAACCAATCAACTGAACATTTTTTAAAAATGTACATACAACTGCTATTATAAAAATAGTAAAAAAAATAATATAATACGATGAGGGTGTTGGCTTATTGTCTTTAAACATAGAATATATCGAAGGTTTAGGTGGTATATTTTTGCTATCCATTATATATAATATTCAAATATTATTCTTTATTTATATATGTAGTTACTATCCATTCTATTAGTTCTTTTGTATTACATGTTGCATAATTTTTTTTATATTTTCCTATTTGAAAAAATGATGGTTTTTTCATACCAGCAGCTTGATAATATATATAAGGACCAAACTTTCCTTTACGAATGGTAAAATCACTATTGAGAACTCTTAACACAGTTTTGCTTTGGATTTGTGGCGGGCGTCTTGATGCATCCTTATTTTCATTTGTGTCAGGTTCTTCTATTGTTGGATTTTGAAGCATTTTTACAATATCATCGAGAACAATAGCATTTAATGGTTTATTGATATCTTTTATACTTTTCTTATTAATACCCCATTGTACATAAGGTCCATACTTACCATTTTTTATAAATATATCATGTTCCTCATATTTTCCTAAATAATCGTTTTTGATTTCTATTAAATCGTCCAATGTATATTCTCCTTTTTGTAATTTATTTATATCCAATTTTATTTTAGGATTCACCGTTTTATATTCCATTTCACCGTTTTCTAATTGTTTTCGTAATGATGCTCCAAACTTATGAAATAGTAGTTCATATTCATCATTTATTTTATATGTTTGTTTTTTCATTTTTTTAAGAGGTTTAGTGCATTCCTCTATTTCAGTTTTGCATTTTTTGCAAATTGAGAACCATTCGTCATTTTCGCCTAAATTATTATTTTCTATTTTATCTAAATATTCTTCTATTTCGCGAGTATAATCATATGAGAACAAATGGTCAAAATGTTTTATAAGAAATTCGATTGCTAATATACCAATCGGTTGAATTACTAATTTATTTTTTTCATTTCCAAACACTTTTTCTATTTTCGTTTTTTCAATGAGCGTATTCGTTAATTTATATTCATTGAATTCAATTAGTTCTCCCGGTAAATCGCATTTTTTAACATATCCTCGCTCCTGAATTGTTTCTATCAACAATGAAAATGTCGATGGTCTTCCTATTCCTAAATCTTCTAATTTTTTAATTAAACTAGATTCATTATAATATGTATGTTTGTTCTGGACTGAAATAGTACTGTTTATAAAATTGTATTGTATTGGAGAACGTTTACTCATAATAGATTGAAAATATAATAATTGTCCACTTTCATTATTTTGTGAATCAGTCATATCATCATTTTTTTCACATAGTTTTTTCCATCCTAAAAAGATAGGTATTTCAATCGTATATTTGTATTTATATGAATCGGGTGCAGAAATAAAAGCTTCTACGTTGTTATACACAGCATCTGGCATGCAACTTTGCACAGTATTATTCCAAATAAGTTTATATAAAGTAGCCAATTTTCCTTCTAAACCGAGAACAAATTGTTTATCAATATAGGTAACACGAATAGCTTCGTGAGGATTATTGTCATTTGTATTTTTGATTTTTGAAAAATCGCCTAAATATTTTTCATTTTCCCATTTGTTTAAAATAAAAGTTTTGGCTTTTTCTAAAAATTCTGTTGAATATTTTTTATTTTCGGTTCGAATATATGTTATATGACCAGCTTGATATAGTTGCTGACATAATTCCATTGTTTCTTTTGGTGAATAATGCAATATTTGTGAAGCGGTTTGTAATAAACAAGATGTATTAAAAGGTTCCGGTGCATGTTTTTTCGTCTCTTTTGGAGAACCTAAATCTAAAAAATGTTCAAAAACTTTCGATTTTTCTAAAAATTCAACTACTTTTTCTTCTTCATCAAAAACATGATTTAATACAAAAGGAGTATTTTTATTGAAAAAAGATGCATGAATTTTGTACTTCATGTCAAACGAATTTGTATTGTTTAGTTCATTATCGTAAATTAATCGTAACGCGGGGGTTTGGCATCTGCCAGCAGAAAGTCCCGAATCTTTTTTATTGTTATAAATGAATTTCCATAAAAGAGGCGATACCAAATGACCAATAATTATATCAATCATTGTGCGGGCATGTTGTGAATATGGTGTAAACGAACGAAAATCATGCCAATTTGCAAATGCATATTCAAGTGCAGTTTTAGATATTTCTTTGAAAATGAATCGTTTATATATGTTGAAAGAACGATAAAGATGGTATGCAATGGCATCGCCTTCGCGGTCAAAATCCGTTGCTATAAATATATTGTCCACTTGAAAAAGAGATATTGCATATTTTAAAAATTCAAAATGTTTGAATGAAGCAGGTTTGATATTCAATGTAGACGAAAAATCCGGATAAATATGTTTTAAAGAAGGTATGAAAAAAAGATGTCCGAAAGTAGGAATGCATTTAAACTGTGGACCCAATAGAGATTCAATGGTAGAACATTTCGATGGAGATTCAACAATAATCAAATATTTAGCAGAATCTGACGAAAAGTTCTCAATCGTATATTTTGCGTTTTTATATATTTTCCCTTTTTTCCCCTTTTCTTGAATACATCCAAAATCAAAGAGTATAGACATGATATATGTATATTGAAATAAAAAGAAAAATATCTATATCAGTGTTACAAATATTTTCAAAAGAACATTCCGCGAACATTCCGCAAACATTCCGCCCGGCCCCGGGCCCGCGAAGCGGTACTTTCAATGTTCACATAATGGTTTTTACAAGAGCATTTTCATAGTGTTTCATAAATCTTGATGGGTCCATTATATATTTGAATTTTTCACATATTGTTTGTTTATATTCATCAATTTTAGCCGGATTATGAACTAAATTTTTCACAATACTAATATATTCTTCGGTTGATTTTGCAACTAATTCAGGCAATCCCATGTGGGTCAATATAGAGGCAGAAACGTTGTGGCAATGATGATTTTGGTTATACATTGTAACGATTGGTACAGAATTATAAAGTGCATTACATGTTGTAGTAGTTCCTGAATAAGGAAAGGTATCTAATAATATATCAAATTTCGTAAATACATTATTGTAATCATCGTTTGATAATTTGTACATCAAAATTATACGATTACTTGGAACATTCAGTTTATTTTTATAATGTTCAATGTATTTTTCACTATCATAATATACTTCTTCTAATTTAATCAATATTTTCACATCAGGACATTCTTTCAATATTGTCCTCCAAACATCCAATGCATATTTTGAATGTTTAATTTCTTTATTCAAAGCACCTAATATAATTATATTATTTGTTTTTCTAGGTTTATTTGGAGCCACTTGGTATATACTTTTATATAATAAAAAACATGTAGGTAATCGTATTAATTTTTCACTATATTTTTGTGTAGTATCTATATGGTCGGCAATTGTATCCGTAATACGGTATTGCATAGATTTCATACCAGTACCATTCGGATATCCTAAATAAGTAATTTGAACCGGTGCAGGATGATACGCAAATATACCCAATCGATTGTTTACTGTGTGTCCGTCTAAATCTATCAAAATATCAATGTTATGTGAATTTATCAATTTCGCAGCATCCAAATCATTAAGTTCATTTATATGTACAACTTTACAATTCAAATTTTTATATAAATCGACAATTTCTCTATGTACAAACAAATAAATTTCAAATTGTGAAAAGTCGTGATTTTGCAAAATAGGTATAATAAAATTACCAATGACATGATAGACAAAATTTCCAGAAAGATATCCTATACGAATTTTTTTATTTTTGGGTCTATCAAATGAGAACATGGGTTTATCTGGGTAATATATGTGTATTTTTTCATATTTTTTGAAAAGAACTTCGTTATCTGGGTAATCAAAGTCTTCATAACACAATGAATTACTATATGAGAGCATTTTGTCTACCATACTTAAATCGAATTTCAATGCAAGGTCAGTTGCTTTGTTTGTGTATTTGAGCGCGTTATCTACATCACCCATTGCGTAATAAACATATCCAACATCATGATAATTACTCCATTTATCATATTTTTCTTCTTTTGTATTACATACTTGTGTGGATAATAATTTCATAGATTTTAATGTATAGTTTATACCAACTCGATAACGGTACTGCTGGAAGTGGCATTGTGCATATTTAGATAGAAATTTTGTATTGTTGAACAAAGAATCGTGAAAAGAAATAGGAAGTGAATATACCGGTATACTGTGGTCAATGCATAATTGAAGGAGAGCAATTACATTTTTTACAAACAATGGTTTAATAGTAAGAATGTGAGTATGATAAAATATAGCATGATATGGATGTTTATATCTGAAAGCATTTGCAATATGTAAAAGATTATCTAAATCATCTGGATATAATATATAAAGTTTATAATATATGTCGCATACAAAAAATGGGTCATCGGAATTGCTTGTCGACGATTGCGCGTAAGAATATATTTTGTGTTTGTTTTGAAATTTTTGCGAAGGGTTTTGAAGCAAGAAAGAATATAGATTATAAAATAATTGAATCATAAATAAAAAAGAAGTAAATATTTATATGATTTAATTGTAAGAATAAATTTATGGGTTAAAGAACATTCACGGAATGTTCTCGTAAATAAAGATTAAATATCGTGAAAGTCGAATTGAAAGTCAGAATCAAAAGAAGAAGGAATGAATTGAGTAGAAATATGTTGAATATTATTATCATTAGAGAAAACAATGGAGTCATCGTTGAAAGAGGAAG